ATAGTATAAGGAATACTAATAGTAATAATAAGGAGTAATAGTAGGAATAGTATAAGGATAATACTAAAAAATAGTATAAGAAGTAGTATAAGGAAATAGTATAAGGAATACTAATAATATAATAAAGAATAGTAGTAGGAATAGTATAAGGAATACTAATAGTAATAATAAAGAATAGTAGTAGGAATAGTATAAGGAAATAGTATAAGGAAATAGTATAAGGATAATACTAAAAAATAGTATAAGAAGTAGTCTAAGGGAATAGTATAAGGAATACTAAAAAAATAGTATAAGAAGTAGTCTAAGGAATATTACTAAGAGTAATAGTAGGAATAATAAGAGGAATAGTAAAGATAGTAGTGTAGTTAGTATTTTTACTACTATTTTCTTAATAATACCTTTAGATAGAGAACTAGTTAAGCGAAGCTTAACTAGTTCTCGGTCGTAGAAAACGGGGATTAGTCAAAAAATTTTGCCGTTGGGTTTGCCCCCTGAACCATAGGGGGGAGATTTGGTTACTTCGAAATAGATCTCGTCTAAGTCAATACTTTTAAATTGTTAATTTTTTATTTTTAATTTTTTCTTTTTAACTCTGCTTCGCCCGCCGTAACTATTGACTTTTCTCCCATAGTGTGGTATAATTATTATAGAAGATAAGAAAAGGAGATAAAAATTACTAAACTTAATCAAAGGAGGACAATATAATGTTTGATGATTTTGATATGGGAATTAGTGTGGAGGAAATCTCCGGTTATGATGCCTATGAGGCGTTTGAGAATTTCTACGGAGAGGGCTTCGAGGACTACTGTGACGAGCTTGAGCGCGAACAGAAGCTCCGCAGCACCTTTATTTCGAGGGATTCTTATGATGAAATTTAAGAGAAAGTAGGTAAAAACTTACTATTATGAGAATAAAAGATAAAGAAAAGCAGTTTTATACACAGATTTTAGAGAATTTTCTCTCTAAAATAGCAGGAAATAGGCCAGTACTGAGAGAAAACTTCAGTTTTAGCAGCTATTCTAATGAAAACTTCCGAATTTATCATGGAGTTACGAAATTAGTGCTAGTTCCTAAGAATAAAGGAGCGAGGTACGTAATAAAGATACCTATGATAAGAGAGAACGATTGTGATTGGTGCGAAGCTGAGGTAATCGCTTACCAAGACGCGGTAAATCGGGGAGTAGAGAAGTTCTTCGCAGAAACTTTCCTTTTCTACGAGGGAGAAAGGTGCAAAGCCTATCTCCAAGAGAGAATCGCAGCTCGTAACAATGAGGAAGATGACGACGAGTGGTATGAGGCTGAGGAAGATTGGAGCTGTTTAAGCAAAGACTCTGTTGAAAGTGCTGAAGACCTTGGTATATGCGACAGGGTGATAGACGAGCTTTTAAGGGAATATCCTAGTGAAGAGGTCGAGGATTTCCTTGGCTTCTGCGCAGAAGAGCATATTAACGATATTCATGGAAATAATTATGGATATAAGAGAAGTAATGGGGTTCCGATTATCTTTGATTACTCCGGGATAGGTATGGATGCGAGAAGAATGAGGGGTATATAGAAAAGAATAGGGGGTAGGTTTAATTTGCCTACCTCCTATTTTTATTTTTAGTTTTTAGAAAATTAAGTTTAGTCTCCGGCAAAAGAAAGAGCGGGCTTACTGCCCGCTCTCGTTTTTCTCTCCTAAAGAAGCAAGATATTCTTTTCGCTTCTCTTTTTCTTTTTCCTCAATAGCTTTCTTTTCTGCGGCCTTAGCCTCTTTTGCGGCCTTATCCTTCAACGCTTTTGCGTCCCGGCGCCGTTTTTCCTCAGCTTTCTTTTCCTTTTCCTCCAGCAGCATCTCAAACTCCTCAATTTCATCATCGAGGTTATAATCTGCTTTGTGGAGAGTAAACTTAATTGAACCATAGACAGGTTTGCCCTCGATTTCGCCGCAATCAAAAGTCATTGTTGCGAGGTTATTACCTGTCCGGAAGAACTCAATCCCAGCTTCGTTAAAAATATTCTCCAGCCATTTTACTTTATCTGCGGTGAGAGCCGCCCTTTGTGCAGTAATACTTGCCATACACATTACTCCTTTTACTCTTCAATAGTGTTAATTTTTCTTTCTTAATTCGTTAAATTCTTTTTGTCTCTCTTCTGCAATACGTTTATTTGCGGCCTGCTTCGCCCGCTCAATCTCATACATAACAGTTGAGCACAGGAAGCTGTCGTGGATATCTTTACCTTTTTCGCTTTGATATTGAAGACGTTGCCGCCACTTCTCAGTAATCTTATCCAGCTCTTCAACAAGAATATTGAATTCCTTCATTATTCTCACCTCTTACTTAAATACATAATGGTCTCCCTCTCTCTGAGGCTTAGGCCAATCAGAGGGGACAGTTTGGAGCGAGCACATTTTCCTACTTCTATTATAGAGTGGGCAACCGCCGCACTCCGTATGGGAAAAGCACAGCTCAATAATACTTCTTATGGATTCTGCAATAGAGTTATCAATATATTCTTCCTCCATTATTTATCCTCCTTTTCTTTCTAATTATATTATAGCACACTATTTTACTTTTGTCAATACTATTAACTGCGCCCGCAGCGAAATTTGAAACGATTTTTCTAAGAAAATAGTTCTCGGGAAGAGTTCTTCTCTAAAAGATATTTCTAATTGAATTTAAAAAGAAAATAAACTAATTTGCAATATAAAAATTTATCTTTGGGATAATTTTGCAGCTCACTTGCTTGACTTTAACTAGAGAAAGTGCAAATGCAGCTCACGAGCGGGCTTACCCAGCTCACAGACGCAGCTCACAGAGGCGTTAGATGCAGCTCACAGCTCCTATTGACAAAGGCGGCCCTATTGACAAAGGCGACTGGGTCGGGTGCCGGTAAGAGTAGTATTAAAAATCTTGACTTTAACGCTTTAAAGTGCTAAAGTGCCGGCATTTTAAATTCTTGACTTTTTTCCAATTTTTAAGTATAATATAAATATAAAGGATGTGATATGAATGGAAGAAGAGATTCTAAAAACCTTGCGCCGGATTGAAGAAAAACTCGACAATCAAAATTTTATTACTAATGAAAAAGGCGCAATTAGGAAATGCGATAGTTTAGGCCGTGTAACTTTACCTATTGCAACCCGCCGCAATTTGGATATTGATGAAGATACGCCTTTGAAAATTATTTGTGTTGGTGGGAAAATAATTATAGAAAAAGCCGAACAGTAATATTCTTTATGCGGTATTTGCATACTGTAATATTATGAAAAGGGCGGCATAACTTTACAATAAGGGGGAGAGCAAATGCTCTCCCCTTTCTTTTAGAAACCCCTTTCAATAAAAGTCATTTTCTTTTTCTTCTCAATTTCGAGAGCGGCGAGTTTCTTCTGTTCGGCTTCGTTTGCTCTCTTGCGGCGTTCTTTCTCCCTTTGAATTGCCGCAACAAACTCCGCCTTAGTGGTAATCTTTCTTTCCATTCAACCATCTCCCTTTCCTTTTCTATATTTATTATACCACACTTTTCCGCTTTTGTCAATAGGAAATATCTATTTCATATTCCTTTCTTACTTTTACTTTTACCGTTTTCATATCTGCGGGAACTTCAAAACGGTCATTCGTAATCCAACGGTAGCCCTCTTTAATCATCTTGTCTTTGAAATTATCTTCTACCCGCAAAGTGGTATATTTTGAGAAATAAGGAGAAATCCAACAAACAGTAATATTTGCTCGATATGCTCCAAGATGTTCATACATACGGCGCGCCATATTGTTTGTAGTACCAATTTTGATTGTTTTCTTGCCGTTCTTGTAGTGGATAACAAGGAGATAATTATATTCTCCCCTGGTAGACTTTTCGGGCAACTCCTTTTCAGCGAAACACTTAAAACCACACCGACTAAGAACTTCTTTCATAACAATTACCTACTTTCTTTTTATTTGCGGGAGCAGTCCTCCCTTGCAACATCTATATTATACTATAAAGGAAAAAGAATTGTCAATACTTTTTTAAAAAATTTCTTTGTTAATTTTTTAACAAGGTGCCGGCACTTCATCGCTTTAAAGTGCTAAAGTGTTAAAAAAAGAAAAAGGTGGGGATTTCTCCCCACCCGCCGATTACTCGGCGGCCGTCTTGGACTTCTTCTCCGCACGAGCCGCGGCCTTACGCTCTTTCTCGGCGGCCTTTTCAGCGGCGGCTTTCTCCTTAGTTTCCTTGTCAGCCAGCCACTCGGCACGAACCGCCTCGGGGTCAAAAGCGTCGGTGGTCTTGGTCGCCTTATTGTTCTTCGCCGTGTAGGTCACGACAGCGTACCGCAGTTCGCCGTCCACTTCGGTGGGGATAGCGTAGGCATAGTCACCCACCTGAATAGCACCCTCGGGCAGAACGGTCATAGCAACAGCGTTCTCCTTGATAGCGGTGTTCTTCTGAGCAGCAGTCATGTTAGCCATAATAAACCTCTTTCTCCGACACTAACGCAGTCGGCTCTTTAAGATTTTTTTCGTTCCCTTTGGAACATCTTTATTATACCACAGTCAGTTTGATTTGTCAACCCCTTTTTTGAAATTTCTCTTGAAATCTCGAGAGTTTCTTTTCTCGCCATCCGTGGTGTGTTCCCCTTGGAACATCTATATAATACCATAGATAAAGAGAATTGTCTACTGGTAAATTGCACAAACATAATACTAACTTTTTGTGCAAATCGCGCGGGTGCCGGCACTTTAGTGATTTAGTATAGTAAAGCAGTAAACTAAAAGAAAATCCGCCTAACGGCGGACTTTTCTTACCTTTTCAAAAAATTTTTGTCAAATGCTCCACGCCAACCGAAAAACTTTACCATTTTCAAACGGCGGAAAACTCTTTCATAAATTCACCCCCTTTCTTTCATCATCTATATTATATCATATAACCTTGGGACTGTCAACCATATTTCCGAAAAGTTCTTCATAAAGTTTTGTTTGTTGGAATTTTTTATATTCCTGCGTGGGTATTCTCCAACAACTCCGATTTATCCACGGGTTCATTTTTTTATGCTGTCTAATACACTTCAAAAGAATTTGTACCTCAATCCGCACATCATCTAAACCTTTGTGTTCCTCGTCAAATTCTTTTTGACCTGTCATATATCTATATGCGATTTCTGCGGAAGTCTGGAAGTTTCCCGATTTCGTAACCCACCCATTAGCAAGGGCGATTTTCCAAAAAGTTTTTTGAGTGAAAAGCACTTGACAAGCCATATGCCAAATACAAAAAACTTTTGTGCCATAGGGGAAAAACCAGCGGTATTTACTTTTAGTAATATAACGCAAAGTTCTATTCAAACCGCCGTAATCAAAAGCGGCATTATAAGCATAAACCTCCTTGATACCATACTTCTCCATAACCTGTCGAATAATGCGCCATGCAGTCATAAAAGTAACAACCTTATGATTGCCTTTTTTAATGCCGTCCAGATATTCCGGGATTTTCTTTGCATAGTAGGCGGATTGCATAAGTTCCTTTTCTTCAAAGAACATATCATAGATAATGAATGAATGTTCCTCGTAGATATGCCCTTTCTTATCCGTCACGGCAAACCCCACATCATAGGAGAGAGCGTCCTCGGTGCTGTTCAAAGTTTCAATGTCCAACACCATCATTTTTTTCCTGCGGTTCAACTGTTTCATAGTATCAGTTCCTTTCTATCGGCGGGAACCTCTTCCCTTACCGACAACATAATTATATCATATGCAAGAAGAAAAATCAATATGTAATGTTGCATAAATCGACGTCATTATTTTTGTGCAAATCGTCGCGGTGCCGGCACTTTACCGCAGTAAAGCGGTAAAGTCTTATTCTATTTTATGCTACTCCTGTTTTCCGAATTTTTGCTATATATCCAGTTACTGTATCTCGAATTTCTTCAATTTTATCATATGCCCTCCTTTCTTCGGAGAGCGTCGGAATATTGTAACAACAAAAGTGTGTTCTTGCCTCATCAATAGTTTTTACTACAATGAGCAAATCATCAATTAAGTTTTTTCGTTCTTCGTTCGTTTTAGTCATTTTGTTTTTCCCTTTCTTTTATAAAGTTTTTTCAATTTCAACAACAGAATATTTAACCTTTAGCGGCGCAAGAATTTCTTTTATAACAATACTTTCGCCTTGTGTCTTACTGTAAATATCGACAAGTTTTACACCCTCACCAATATAAACAACGGATTGAATACCTTTTTCTTTTAATGGGGTTGTAATTTCTCCGCTGTCAATATTTTCGGGAATTGTTGCGGTAATTCTCCAAAGTTTATCTTTTTTCGCTTTGTCGAGAATAAAGCGGGCGATATAAACGCCGATAATATTTGTCAATGCGGTGGTAACAAGAACGACAATCATATCTTGACCGGAAACCAATTTGACGATACCGCTATAAAAAGTATATGATACCGTGTTAATAACCATAGAAACGAACGGCGTTGACTTAACGGTTAAAATTGACCGCATAGTTCCCAAAACCACATTGATAAGATTGAGAACAAAGAAAAGAGTGATAGACCAAACGAGCGGGTTTGTAAAAAATTCTTTCATTTTCAAGACCTCTCTTTCATTGACTATATTATATCATATATTGCGAATACTGTCAATAGCAATTTGTCCAAATTCAGAAAAAAATTGCTCTGGTGTCATCATTTCTAAACACTCTTTAACGGAAAAACTCGCGCAAGGTTTATTTTTGATAATTTCGCTTTTAATTTGCACATCTGCAACAACGACACCTTTTCCGCACTTGCTAGAGAAAAACGCTTTTAGTTCTTCTCTCCATTTCTCGGTAATGGCCGCCGCATAGATTTCTTCTGTCCCCTGCGGAACAATCATAACCTCATCACAAATAGGGGCATGATTGTATAGCCATTCCTGATATGCAGAATATGCCTTTGCTTTTACTTTATTTGTCCTTTTAGAATGATACAAAACGGCATAACTTTCGGCATTGACTTCAATTCTATTATATTTCATCTTTATATCTCCTTTCTGTGTCTATATTATATCAAATTAAAAGAGAAAAAGCAATAGTTAAAATGACGAAAAGAGCGGGCGAATTTTAGTGATAATGACGAAAGTGCCGGCACTTTAGTGATTTACCATGTTAAAGTGCTAATATAAGAAAATAGCGGCCTTTCGGCCGCTACTTTTAGCCCTCGCTCTCGTCCGTAGACTTGCGGGAGCGGGACTTCTTGGACTTCGCCTTGTCGGCCTTGGCTTTCGCTTTGGCCTCGGCCTCCGCCGCCTTGATAGCCTGTTCCGTTTCGTATTCCTCACGGGCAACGAACGGGTCAAACGCCTTGGAAACCTTGGTGTCTGTGTACTGCTTGGTGGTCAACTTGACCTCAACCCACACTTCCTGCTCACCCACGGTCTGCGGAATGTAGGCAACATTCCCCACCATTTCGGCGCCCAGCTCTTCCAGCTTGGCGGACAGCTCGGACAGGACATTGACCTTGGCAGTCGCTTTGATTTCAGCAGCGGTCATTTTCTTTTCGGTAGCCATAGTAAACCTCTTTCTCCCACACTAAGTAGTGGGCACTAAGTTTTTGTTTGGCTCCCTTTCGGGAACATCTTTATTATATCATAGAGCGGGCAATCTGTCAAGTAGTTTTTCAAATTTTTTGAAATTTCTTTTTGCAGGTTGCAGGCTCTTTGATACTGGAAAAGGGCTTTATAGATGAACCCTTTAGAACTGTTCAAGGTTAGCAAAGGCGGTTACGCTATGCACTATGCTATGCCCGCCGTGTCCTGCTCTCCCTTGGAACATCTATATTATACCGTATCCGGCGGGAAATGTCAACCCCTTTTTCAAAAATTTCTTTGTTAAGTTTTTAACAAACTGATTACCATACTACGCTTTAACGCTTTAGCAGACTAAAGCGGGTGCCGGCAATTTTAGCACTTTAACTCGTTAAAGTGCCGGCATTTGTTAAATTTTTAACAAAGCAAATAAAAGAAAAACCGGATTGCTCCGGTTTATCCGAAATTTTCCGTCATTATGACGAAAAAATTTGCGGGGCAATATTCGGGATTTTCGGATAGATTTTTGCAATTTACCTCAACGAAACTTGCAAAAATCCAAAGTAGAACGGCTGACATAAGAATAACGGCGATTTTTTCAATCTTCTTTTTCATTTTATTTAACCCCTTTCTAATTCTTCTAACGCTTCGAGAATGTCATTGTTTGCGTCAATCGCTTTTCTTTGCTTTTCAGTTACCCACATTTCCCGAACTTCTTTATTATCGTCAATCAGCCACATCTCCGCCGCTCTCTTTGCGGGTGCGTATTGTTTGGGCGTTCCGTATTCTTGGGCGTAGAACTCGCTTACATAGGGCATATATTTTTCAACCCATTTTCTTTTCTCTTCGGTGCAAACCGCCATATATTCAACGCTTGCTCCAATCGGCAACCATGTTATAATGCCAATTTGATAACCCCTTTTGATAAGATTAACACAAACTTTTTCAAGTTTCCCCATATTCACCAGCGGCGCGCCGATAGTAAAAGCGCCTTTTTCCTCATTCCTCAACATCTGTAGCCAGTTTTCAATACCATAAAGATTATAAACTGTTCCATCCATATCAAAGTAAATCTTTTTCATTTTTATTTACCTACTTTCTCGAAAAATTCAACCATTTCTTTATAATCATTTCTAAGTTTTTCGCAAGAACAATCTTTCATCCATTCTATTTTATTTAACCTTTCCGCAAACTCTTTGCGGCTCACTTCCTGAAAACCGGCATTTTCATAATCTCCATAATTAACAACCAAAGCAAGGAAACGATTTTCTTCTATTCTCAAAGTTTCCGAACCACCAACAAACAAACTCTTTTTCATAATAATACCCCTTTCAATTTCCATTATAATTATAGCAAACTTTCGCTTGTCTGTCAAGACATTTAGCATACTTTATAACTTTCTTATTTTCAAAGCCGTATTTGCGAATTAAATTGCCTAGCTCAATTTCCGTGTAAATCTTTTTCATTTCAAAAGCCCCTTCCAGCTTAAAATCTCGGCGCATAATTCCCGATTATACTGATAATCTTCGGGTGTCCACCTGTCCACCATATCAAGGTAAAATTTGCGGGTTTCCAATTCCTCTATGCGGTTTTCAATTTCTTTTCTGGTGTAGGTCATTTCTAAAATCCCCTTTCTACTTTGTAGCTTGCTTAGGGTTTAACCCCTAAGCAAAGCCGCTTTCTCAATCGTTCTGTATGCTGACAAACTCGCGTCATCAAATTTTACTGAATACTGCTTGCCGTTTAACTCAATATCGCCGCATTCCCAAAATCCCCGCTTATCGCCTAACTTATAATCTTCCAGCCCGTAAAACTTGCGGATTGCCTGCTCGGCACAAATGCCCTTGTTGCTAGAAAATTCTTTTCTTAACTGCTGGAAAAATTCAACCGTGCAGACGATTTCCGCACCATTAGCAACGGCGTTTTCCTTTTCCGCAATCGTCATTTTCCGCAAACGCAGGTTTCTTCCGTCCACCGTTCCGCCCTTTGAATGACGGCTAGAAACTGCCGTTTCTCTCACTCTCTCGGCAAGGCTTTCCACGCTTACGAACATATGATAGATATAGCCGTAATGCTCGAAAACTCGGATAACCTTTTCGCTTGCGTCATTCTCCGCATACAGGCGAAAATATTTTTGCATATCAGACATAATATAAACCCCTTTCTATATGCCGGCCTTTCGGCCTCTCTTTTCTGTTTCCATTATCATTATACTATATGCCATATGTAAATGCAAGAATTATTTTCTTTTTCAATATAGAAGAAACAAACGAAAAAGAAAAGATTTTTGTATAATATGCACAACAGAAAATCCCTTGTGATAATAACTAAAAATAAAATAAAAATATTTTCTTTTTTATGCAATATCACGGAGCGGGCGGGAGCGAATGTTTGCCGTCATTATGCACAAAGGTGGGGGTATAGGTTGTGAAATTTTGTGCAAAAAGTCCAAAAATGCCGGCACCCCTCCAAACAATCTCGTAAAAATCAAAATTTTAATCTCGTAAAAATCAAAATTTTAATCTCGTAAAAATTGAAATTTAAAATCTCGTAAAAATCAAAATTTAAAATCTCGTAAAAATCAAAATTTAAAATTTTAATCTCTTGACTTTTCCCAATTTTTCGATTATAATAAAGATAGAAAATTTGAAACAGGAGTAGAGTGAATAAATGGTAAATCTCGATTTTAGTATACCTACCTCGACTGGCCGTCGTGACTATGTTGAGAAGTATATGGCAGATAATAGTGATAAAAAATTCTCTGCTTCCGATTTAGAAACTGTTGCGAACTATATTCTTTACGGTAAAGACGAAAATACTGGAGAGTCGATTGTTGACCGTAAAGAAGTCCAAATAAAGACTAAGTATAATTCCTATTCTAAAAAGGAACCAGAATCATTAGACGAACTTATCGAGAGTCCTACTTTCGACGAGCGTATTTTTAATACAGATAAGAATAGGTATAAGAGTATTAAACCGAAGATAGATAGAGAGAAAGACGCCGATGTTCCAGGAATTCAAGAGTTGTGGAAGTCTATTGATAGATACCAACATATTATAGATGCGAATACGGGAAAAGTTGATGACCCCGCTGCACCAAAGCTAACTTCGGTAGAATTATATAAGTTTAAGCATATGGTTATTGATTTGAGACGTCAGCAGTTTTATCTTAGGGATATGGTTAAGCCAACTATTTGTATGTTTGGAACTAGCGCAAGAAAAGTCCATCAGCAAGAAAACGAAGGTATCCCCTGGGATTTAGAAAATTCTGATTTTGCTATTGCGCCTTTAGGAGTCCTTATTGGAAGTGACGAGAAATTTTTCAATCCTAGAGAATATAGAGGACCAGAGTATTCTTTCAATAAGGAAGCTAAATATACGATTGATTTTAGGAATTATGAGCATATTTACTATTTATTAGAGAATTATGAGGATTTGAAGATAAGCGTAGTAAATAAACCAGATTCGACTATTAGTTTTCTTTTAGATACTCTTGATTTTTATATAGAAAAAGCAAATTTAAGTGACGCTAAGAAGGTTATTCTTAATTATAAAAGAAGTCGTATTCAGAATGAGATTATTAGAAAGAAGTTAGAAAAAGATTCCGGCCTTACTCACTCTGCAAACTATATTTCAACTATATGGAAGCAAAAGATTTGTAAAGAAATTGCGGACGCAGCGCAACTTCATTACGATTATTATTTAAATAGAGAAAAACCCTTTAAGTGGAAAAAATGCAATCAATGCGGGAAAATTAAGTTGAAGGATACAAGAGAATTTATGAGAAAGAGCAGAAGCTCTGATGGACTTGCAAGTCGGTGCAAAGAGTGCGATAAGAAGAACCGACAGAAAAATAAATAGGATTCAAGGAAATTATGGTGCGGGCGCACCAAAGGAGATAGTAATGAAGTGTAATTTAGAAAATAATGGAGTTAATGCGGTTGAACTTCAATTAGCTATGATGGAGTTAGCTTTTGACGATTTTATCGGTCTTGCTCAAATAGCCGGAGTTAATATTTTTAAAGAAGATAATAAAATAAGAACTGACTTCCCGACTATTGAAAAAGAAATTATTGTCTTTTATTGCGGCCTCAGCAAAACTGAACGTAATAAATTTTTAAGAAGAGTTCGTCAAATCGTTAAATATAATAGAACCCATAAACTAGAAGAATTTAAAGAAGAGGAAAATTCTTGAGTTTTCCTCTTTTCGTTTTACCTATAAATAAGGTGGTGATAATATGGCTTTATTAAAAGAGTGCACAAAATGCCATAATTCTTGTTCTCCCGATTCTTTTATAAAAGTTAAGAGTCCGTTTTTCTCAGACGGAACTCTTCCTATTTGCAATAAGTGTATAGAGAATTTTCTTTTAATTAACGAAAATAATTTTGATTTTTATGATAAACTTTGTCAATGGGCAGATATTCCTTTTCTTGCGGAAGAGTGGACAAAATTATATGAGTTTAATAAAGAAAAAACATTTAGCGTTTATGCTAAAATGTACTGCGCCGGGAAGTATGGGAATGTTGATTGGAGTGATACTACTAGGAAGTATAGGCAACTAGTTGCTGACGGAAAACTAGATAATGCTATTCCTGCACTCCAAGATGAAAAATTCCAACAACTCCGAGATAAATGGGGGCCACAGTACGACACTGATGAACTTGTTTATTTAGAGAATCTCTTCCAAGGGATTTTGAATACTCAGAATGTAGTTGGAGAAATTCAAGTTGATAATGCAAAAAAACTATGTAAAATTTCGCTCTTAATTGATAACAAGATTAGGGCACAAGAAGAATTTAAAGACGAACTTGCTTCTTATGAGAAATTAGTTAAGGTTGCTGATTTTACTCCTAAGAATGTTAAAAATGCAAATGATTTTAACTCTGTTGGAGAAGTATTTGCCTTCCTCGAAAAGAGAGGTTGGATAAATAAGTTCTATGATGGCGCTGAGAAAGATATTATTGATAATACTATGAAGAATATTCAGCTATATGTTAGAAATCTTTATGTTAATGAAACTGGTATCAGCGAAGAAATAGAAAGAAGAATAGAAGGATTAAAGATAGCTCAAGAACTCGAAGACGAATATAACGCTCCTCAAGATGATTTGGATAAGTTTGAAGCTGCTGGCTACGACTTAGAAGAACAGTTCAAGGAGGAGATTGAATGATTGATGTTAATAAGATAAGTGAAAGTAATGCGGTACAAAAATTTTATAGAGATGGTATTGAGTTAGATAAAGGGGTTATGCTTAGTGAAGAAAGAATTATTGAGCATGAAGAGCTTTATCAGAAATATTGTCAATTCTTTACTGCGTATCCTGATTTATTTATCGACCTAATAACTCCTGTTGATTCTAATTTTGAACTGTTTTTCTACCAAAGAATTTTCTTGCGCGCCTGTCTAAGATATCGTTATCATTATTGTGTGGCTCCTCGTGCGTTCTCTAAAACATTTATTTCTATTTTGGCTTTAATGTTAGAGTGTATATTTAAGCCTGGATTTAAATGCTTTATTTGCGCGCCGAAGAAAGAACAGGGTGCAAAAATTGCGAAAGAAAAAGTAGAAGAAATTTTAGATATTTTCCCTCTTTTAAGAAAAGAGTTGATTAAAGATGATTATATTTCTGGCAATGATTATTTAAAAATGACTTTTAGGAATGGTTCAATATTTGATATTGTCGCGGCATTAGACTCAACTCGTGGCGGACGTCGGAATGGTGGTCTGATAGATGAAGTGCGTAAAGTGTCTTAAATTTTATACAATTTTTGACGAAATTCTACTTATTATTAGAGGTGATAAGCATGAAATGTTATATTTATTTTATTATAAACAATATAACTAGTCAAAGATATGTTGGTCAAACTACAAATTTCGCAAGACGGAAAGCCGAGCATTTATTAAAATTAAAAGAGAATAGACATCCCAATATTAAACTTCAAAATGCCTATAATAAGTATGGATTAGATAATTTTACAATACAAAAGATACAATTTGACAACATTACAAAAGAAGAATTAAATGAACAAGAAATATATTATATTAAAAAATATAATAGTTTTGAGGATGGCTATAATTTAACAAAAGGAGGTACTGGTGGAGACACCAAATCAAAATTAAATTTTGATGAATATTGTTTTGCTTATTTTGGTAATCTAAAGTATAAAGGAATGACAAATAGGACTGGGAACTTTTTAGGAGTGGATAGTTCTTGTATTTCAGCAATCGTGAGAGGGAAAAGCTACGATAAATTTAGAGAAAAAGCAGAAAGTCTTTCTTGTAAAGAAAAAGAACAATATATTAAAGATTTTGAAGAAAAATTAGATGTTATTAAAAATAAACCTTGGACAGTGAAAAAAACCTTAGACGATGAAACAACATTTTATATTATGTGTGTTGTTTCAACTTATGGAAGAGGCATAGAACAAACAATATTAAAGAAATTTGAATTGTCTAAAGGGTTTATTTTTCATCTAATGACTGGAAATGGAAGGATGGAAATAAAAGAAAGATATTCTAAATTATCTCAAGAAGAGATAGAAAAAACTGGAGAAAAATATTTTGAAGAATGGGAGCTTCAGAACTATTCTAAAATAAAAATAAAAAAAGAATATACTAATTTAAGTAAAAAATATCTGTGTTGATTGCGCACTTTAAACTCCTTGAATTGCTGGGAACTCCTAATAGGTAATGCTAAGGACAATCAGCAGCCAAGCCGAGAAATCGGAAGGTTCAACGACTATCGAAAATGCCTCTAACATGAGTAGAGTAGATACAAGTGTATCGAAGTGGGGAGTGCCTATATGGCAAAGATATAGTCTAATCTTTATAGTAATATAAAGCGGCGAAAGCGGAGATAGATTAACGAACTATCTTGAATAAATATAGATCATGACGCAGATTTACTTAATGAAGTTGTTCTTCCTCTTCTAAATGTTAATCGAAGAACCAAAGCGAGAATCGTAAATCCCAATGAAAATCATCAACAACAACTCTATATGACGTCTGCTGGTCAGAGGAATTCTTTTGCTTACCAAAAGCTAATTGAATGCTTTGAAAACGAAATTATTAATCCTAGAAGTTCTTTTGTTTGGGGATGCGATTACAGAGTTCCTATGATGCATGGCCTACTTGATAAGACCTATCTAAATGAAATTAAAATGAGTGCGACATATAAAGACGAATCTTTCGCCCGCGAGTATTTAGGTAAATGGACTGGCGGGGGGAGCGATAGTTGGTTTGATTATGACAGACTCCAAAAATATCGTCGGCTTATAAATCCAGAAAACTCTCAAAAACTTAAAGGTGCTAACAATATTTTCTACTTATTATCAGTAGACGTAGGCAGAATTACTTGTCAGACCGTAGTAACTGTTTTTAAAGTATTCCGTCACGAAAACGATTTTGACATAAGTTTAGTTAATATCTATATTTTAGGAAAGACAGAACAGTCAAAACACTTCTCAATTCAAGCTCTCGATTTAAAGAAAATAATTGAGAAATTTGACCCTCTTGAAATTGTTATCGACGGAAACGGTCTTGGCGTAGGTCTTATGGATTATATGGTTCAAGAATCTTATGATTCTAGTAGCAATCAATACTATCCAGCCTATTGTTCTAATAATAACGACGATTATCGTCAATCTCTTTATCCCAAAGCTATTCCGAAGATTTATGTTATTAAAGCTAATTCAACTTTAGATAGTAAAATTCACGGAAATTGTTATTCTAAAGTTTATAGCGGGAAAGTTTCCTTTCTTGCTCGTGAGCAAGAAATTAAGAATAGATTATTAGAAACTAAAAAAGGACAAAAGATGAGAATTGAACAAAGAGTAGCAAGAATTCTTCCCCATGAATTAACAACTCGCCTTTTTGAAGAAATGGCTAACTTTAAATTGAAACCAACTGGAAATGGCACTGATATTAAGTTAGAAAAAATAAATGCTCGAACTTTAAGCGATAAATTTAGCTCCTTTGAATACGGATTATGGAGAATTAAAGAGATTGAAGACGAGTATTTCAAAAAGAGACGTCGTAAGGGAGGAAGAAATAGGAAACTCGTATTTTATACTCAAGGGGGGTGAATAGATGAAGGATAAAACTAATTTTACTTTAGAAGACTTTAAGAAAAGTGTTGATAAAATGATAGCTACTTCTGACAGCTCTTATTCTGGAGATACTTCTTTCAAAAGAACTCCTGATTTACTTACTTATTCTAAAGAAGAAGCAGAGCAAATTATCGCAAGTGGACAACCAGAAGAATTAAAAGATTTATCAGTTTCTTTCTTTTATTCTAGCGGTTTTTATAGACGCTTTATTTTATATTATGCAACTTTTCTTAAATATACTCCTGTAATTATTCCTCATATGAGTGGAAATCAAAAATCAATTACTGATACTAAATATAGTAAGCGTTATTATGAAAGTTTAGAATTTTTTAATAAATTAAACTTTGAAAAACTTTGTCAGAACTTTACTCTAAAAGTAATGGTCGAAGGTGCTTACTATGGTATCCTTAGAGATTATGGGGCTGATGGAGTCGGAATTCAAGATTTGCCCTTTGATTATTGCAGAACTAGGTTCAAAACTCCTGACGGTATAGATATTGTTGAACTAAATCTTCAATATTTTGATAATATCAGAGATAAGGTTTTAAGAGACCAGTGTTTGGCTACTTTTCCGCCTGATGTTAAAAAAGCATATAATGCCTATAAGAACAGAAATGAGAGTAAGTGGTATATGTTGGAACCTGGTGTTGGAATTCATTTTTGTCTTTATGAAGAAAGACCATTTATGTTAAATGTAATTCCAGCTATAATTGATTTTGACGAGTATAGGGAACTTGAGAAAGATAAAGATAAACAAGAGCTAAAGAAAATTCTTGTTCAGGAAATGCCAATTACTTCAGATGGAGAATTGGTGTTTGACCCGGAAGAAGTTCAAGAAATGCACCGCGGCGTAGTAGGAATGTTAAAGAAAAATAAAGATATTGATGTTCTTACCAGTTTTGGTGATGTATCTCTTGAAGATATGCAGGATGCTCGTAGTGTTATCACAAATAATCTTGAAAAAATAGAAAAAACTATTTATAGCGAAGCTGGAGTTAGTAAACAAGTCTTCGCGGCTGATGGAAATTTATCTCTTGAAAAATCTATTCAAAATGATATGGCGTTGATGATGTATTTAGCTGGGTCTTATAGTATTTGGCTATCTTATGTTTTAAATCAACATTTCGGAGATAATAAAATTAACTTTACTGCAAAAATTCTTCCTGTTAGTTATTATAACAATGATGAATATATCAGTAAAACTTTAGACATGGCTCAATACGGATATAGTTTCTTAGTTCCTTCTGTCGCTTTAGGATTAAACCAATCAGAAATTACTGATATTAAAAGGTTAGAAATTGAACTCTTAAAACTAGATGTAGAGTTAATTCCTCTCCAATCTTCTCATACTCAAAGCGACGGCGGCTCCAGCAATAAAGATGAAGAATCTGCCACTGGTGAAAAACCAAATAATGAGAAAGACCAAGATAAAAAGAGCGATAGAACTCTTGAAAATGAACAATCTAAAGACGGAGGTGGCAATTAGTGGCAATAGAAGATATTAAAGATATTAACCTTTCTATCCCTGTTACTGTTTTCGGAAAGCTAACTCCGTATAACAATGTAATTTCTAAAGCAAGGGTACGAATTTTTTATAAAGGTCTTAACCGAAATAACACTTATATATCGGATGAATTTGCAGAAAAATTACTCTCAACAATTAGCTATTCTCCAATATGTGGAATTTATGACGATGATGACTTTACTGACCACGGTGAAAATCGAAGCATAGGAAAAGCATACGGAGTTGTTCCAGAAAATCCCAATATTACTTGGGAAAAACATATGGACAAAGATGGCGTAGAAAGAGAATATGCCTGTGCTGATGTTCTTTTATGGACTGCACGCTATAAAGAAGCATCTGAAATACCAGGTAAAGCACACTCAATGGAATTGTATGACAAGTCTATCGCTGGAACTTGGAAATATTCTAATGGTAGAAGATATTTTGAGTTTACGGATGGATGCTTTATCGGACTGACTCCTCTAGGAGATGGAGTTGAACCGTGTTTTGAAGGTTCCGCTTTCTACACGTTAGCCACTTCATTAACTGAAATGGTGGAAGAATTAAAAAATTATACTAAATCACTTGAAAATAAACTAGAAGGAGGACAGGAAAAAATGACTATCAATTTCAAACTTTCTGATAGTGAAAAGCATATGGCTATTTGGTCTTTACTAAATACCAATTTCACTGAAGAAGGAAACTATGAAATCCAGTATGACATTTTAGATATTTACGATGATTATGCTTTAGTCTATGATTATGATTCTCGTAGTTATTATAGAGTTAAATACTCAAAAGATAATGAGAATAATGAAGTCTCTTTAGGCGAAAGAGAAAGAACTTATGTAATGGACGTAAGCGAATCCGAATTAAATTCCCTAAAAGCTATTAAAGCTCTCAATGGTGACACTTATGAAAAAATTGATGAAGTGTTCAGCAATAAAATCGGAGAAGTAGAAACTTTAACCGCTACTATCGCTGATAAAGACTCAGCTATTGAGGAACTCAATGGAAAAGTTGGGGAGTTTGAAACTACTGTTGGTGAATTAAACACTAAAGTAGATACTCTAACCACTGAAAAAGCTACTTTAGAGACTGAAAAATCAGAACTTGAAGCAGCAAAAGGTGAATTAGAAACTTATAAAGCAAATGTAGAAAAAGCTGAAAAAGAGGCTGTAATTAAACAATACTCTGAAAGATTAGATGAAGCAGTTATTGCTGAATTCTCTGCTAAAATTGCAGATTATACTGTCGAAGATTTAAGCAAAGAGTTAGCTTTAAAACTTGTTGAATCAAATCCAAGCATTTTCTCAAAGAGTGGCACTCCTTTAATCCCTCAGAATTATGGTGATAAAGAAGACGCTGCATTAAGTCCTGCTGCAAGACTTCTAAAGAAACATAAAAATAGAAACAAAAATGGAGGAGAAGAATAATGGCTCTACAAAGATTTACTATCGACGGCTACGGCCAAATCGAACCTAATAATGTAACTTTCACACGCGATGGCAGAATCGAAGCCCAATGTGCTCTTGCTAGCGATGATTTCGTTGCAGAGAATGGTATGCTTTTAGCTGTTGACGTAGCTAACATGGTTGTTAAAGCACCTGGTGCTTCTGAGACACTTCCTATCGCAGTACACTATTCAACTGAAAAGATTTATAATCAGTTTACCCCTGGTTTAAAGAATTTCAAATTAACCAAAAAAGATGGTTATTATCCTAGAATGGGATATCTGACTATTGGTGATGTATTTACCACTAACTGCCTATGCTATGATACTACCGATTTTACTGACGACGCTGCTCTTAAGACTGCTCTTGCCTCAGTAAAAACTACTGCTCTTTACGGTGGTATTTCTACTACTGGCGCAATTAAGATTGGTAAAACAAAACCCACTGTCGGCCCTGTTCTAAAAGTAGCAAAAGCCACCACTATGCCTGATGGCCAGTTTGCTGTAGAATTCCAAGTACAGTAATTCTAATAAGGAGGTAAATTAAAATGGCTAGAAATATTGAAGAAATCAAGGATTTAGCTCGCCACGCTGTTAGAGGCACTGTGCCTGCTGATTTTACAGCTAGCAAAGAGGAAGTTAATGAAACTTTAAGAGAAGAGCTATCAGCCCTTGCTAAAGACTATAACACTTATAGACGCAATAAATATGACATCTTTGAAATCATCCAAGAGGCTGCTGACGAAATCGTCCCTACTGAAGTTCTTTCAACTATGGGTCAATTCGCTGAAGTCCGTCAATTCCCTAATAATGTAAAACCTCAGTTCAAGGTGAAGAAAGGTCGTGCTCGCGCGAAGAGATTTGTTACTCGTGCCGCTCAATCTGGTGTTTATCGTGCATTTAGACTTGATACTGATGTCATTGATGTAAGTACTTACGCAATCGGAACTGCTGCTTATATCGACTTTGAGAGATTTTTAAGTGGCGACGAGGATATCAGTGAAGTAGCTGGTATTATCACCGAAAGCATTCAGGATTATATCTATGAGGATATTCAGAAAGCACTCCGTGCTACTATTAACGAAGTAAGTCGTCCTGCTGCTAATAAAATCACTGACAGCTCTTTTGATGCTGACAAATTCGCAAAACTTTGTGCAACTGTTAAAGCTTATGGTAATGGCGCGGTAATCTTCGCTCCTCCTGAGTTCGTTGCTGAAATGGGACCTCTTGCTGTTTCCGCTAATATCACTCCTAATGTTTCTGTAAACGACATTGAAGATATTAGAACTAAAGGCTATATCGGAATTTTCCGTGGTTGCCCAATCGTACAGCTTCCTCAGTCCTTCACTGACGAGAGCAATACCACTACTGTTATTGACCCTCAAATCGCCTATGTATTCCCAACTGGCGGAGAGAAAATCGTTAAGATTGCTTTCGAGGGTGATACCATTGTTAAGGATTGGGAAAATAGAGATAACTCTATGGAAATCCAAGCCTATAAAAAATATGGTGTAGCTATCATGAGCTATCATAACTGGGGCGTATATCGCAATACTGCTATTACTCAGACTTATGAAGGCCCTTCGTTAGACTAATAGAAACCCAATAAATAATAAAGAGGGGTGGGTAGATTATTCACCCACCCCTTAAATTTTTTGAGATAAAAGGAGAAGATAATAATGAACACAGATGGAAGAAAAGTTACAGTTAAGAGTATGGTAAACTATTCAGTAGGATTAAATATCCCTGATTTGAGATTTAAAAGAGATTTCACGAAAGAAGGAGAGACAAAAGCTATTGATTTTGATACTCTATTTGAAGGAGTAACTTCTTTAGGCGTAAGAACTCTTTTTGACGAAGGTATCCTCTATATTGAAAATAAACAAGATAGAATTGACCTTGGTTTAGAAGAGGAAGGACAGCCAGAAAGATTTAGAATTTTAAATAGAGGCCAAATTCTTAAACTTTTAAAAGTTGACCCTGTTTCTAAACTCCAAGAAACTCTTGAGACTCTTCCAAGAGAACAGATTAACCGCATTGCGGAAGTTGCTATTGAGGAAAAGTTTACCGACTTTGAAAAATGCAATGTAATTAAAAAGTTCTGCGGAATTGATGTAATTTCGAGCGTTCAAAATATGAATGAAGAATAAGGAGGGATAAAATGACTCCTTATCAAGTTGTCTATGACGCCTTTCTAGCTAAAATCAAAGAAGATGATTGGTGCTGCGAAACTGACATTGAAATGATATTATGCGATTGGCGGGCAATTTTGGAAAGTGCTATTCCTTTCTTTAAATTTCCTAGAGTTTCTCTTATGAGAGATGATATGGGATTTTTAGAAGATTTGGGAGACGATGAAATTCAAATTCTCGCAAATTTAATGAAAGAAGAATGGCTATCAAGAACAATTAACTCTTGGGAAAATGTAAAAGTAATGTATGATGAAAGAGATTTCTCTCAAGCAAACTTACTTGATAAATTTATAAAACTTCAAGAAAATGTCCAAGCTAAGAATAGAAAACTTCAAAAAATGTATTCTCGTTCCATTCTTGATAAAGAAGATGGATTGAGAAAACCATATGATTATACTAAATTCGCAGGCGGTGGTGATTAAAATGATAGAGCAAATGAAGTCGTCTGATTATAATGACCACCTAATAAAAAAAGAAGTTCATTCTGGCTATCTGAATAAGATGAAGAATAGGCTTTTTGGATTATTATGCGAAAGAGAAAAAAAAGGTGAATGGGAAAAGTTTTTAGATACTATTCTTATTGAATTACTTGGCTTTCCTGATAGCTCAAAAGGAATTAACTATTATACGCTGTTCTATAAGATTTCTAGTTTAAAGTATCTTGATTATGTTTACTTTAGACGAACAATCTTTGAATGTATGAATCTTGTTGATTCTTTAGATGGGCCAGGTGATGCTTAATGGCTTATTTTGATAAAGTTTATTTAAAAAGAGTCAATAAGTATGGAACTAATATTCAAGAAAGAATACAGAATAAAAAGATTCACGATTTTAGAGTTGTTTTGAATAAATCTCCTAATAAGGTTACTGTTTTTAAAGACGCAGAAACTTATGAAGGAGTTTTACAAAATAAAACGAATAGTGAAAAAGAAGTTGTTGATTATCTTCTTACTTATAAAAATCTTCGCTGGTCTGACGGAACTATTTTAACAACAGAAGAAGTTGTTGATTTAAAAAGGAAAAAATGGCTAATCTTTCATCTCGATGAATTCGTATCAATCGGATACAATCGCTATCAACTAATTGAATTAGATAGAGATATTCAATGGATTGATGATGGGATTGTTTATTCCGAATATGTTCATTTTACCGGTTCCGGCGCGAATTTGAGAGATAAATCTATAACAAGTAAATTTTCTATTCAATATGATATTTCAGTTACTTATCTCCCAAATAAAATTCTTAATCTTGTGATGAAAACTAATCCTAAAATGAAAAAAGGAATTAGAATCTTGATTGGCGATGAAGTTTGGAAAGTAAGTGGTATTGATAAAATTAGTGTTCCTGGTGTTTCTTATGTTACTTTAGAGGAAGATTATATTGACGAACAGGATGATAGAGATATTGCAAACAGTAATAGGCTCGCTGATTGGAATATTCAATCTAATGTTGGAGATAATATTTCTCTTGTCTTGGGAGATAGCTCTAATATTAACTTTATTCTTTACTATAATGATATTATAAGAGAAGAACCTTATAAAGTAACAGTAAAAGATAAAAATATTGCCACTTACTCAAAAGGAGAATTTACTGGTATTGAAAACGGAGAAACGGTTTGCGAAGTTTCCTTAATCAATTCTCCGGAAGTAAAGAAAACTTTTAATTTAAAAGTAACAGAAATAAAGGAAGAGAGTTTTGCGATTATTGGGCCAGAAAGAGTTAAAGTTGAAGGTCTTTTTGAATTTACTATTGTTGGTAATAAAGATGGAGTTACCTTTAAGTCAGAATCAAATAACTTTATTATCGAATCAATAGAAGAAGATATTTTAACTATAAGAGGCAATAGTATTGGTAAAGATAAAATTATTGCCGAAAAAGATTCTCAAATACTTTTTGAAAAGAAAGTGAATGTAGAGAGTATCTGGATGGAGGGATAAAATGGGAATAAGAAACTCAGAAGAACTTGGGGTAAACTTATCAAAAGTGGCTCTGAGATTGGTGAGAAATCAGAAATTATGCAAGTATCTTGTATATACAAATGATAACCCTCTTGATAATCCAGATTTTAAAGACCCTATAAAAGAAGTTCTCCATAAGAATATTAAAATTGTTCCTTTGGTTAATATAGATAAAAATACAACAAAAAGCACTGTGGTTGTAGTGTATGATAAAGCTCCAGTAAATGAAGCTAATTCAGAATTTGACGAAGTATATTTAAATGTATTAGTTTACACCCCTCTTAGAGAATGGCAACTAAATGATGTTAATTTAAGGCCATTTTTGATAATCTCCGAAATAGAAAAGAGCTTAAAAAACAAAAGTATTGAAGGTCTTGGCAAATTAAAATACTACGGATGGGAAGCAAAAGTTTATACAGACGCGCTTTCTCTCCATCAGATGTTGTTTAAGATAGATGCCTTCGACTGATTTATATTTAAAAGCTCTTTTCGGCGCAGCAATTCCAATAGATGATATTTGCTTAGTTTATCCTTTAACAATAAAGCAAATTATTGGAATGGGAGAGGAAAAATACAGACAACAACTAAATCTCTTAACTCTTACTTCTTATGATTTATATGAACATTATAAGAAGAAAGGAATAAAAGTTTCAGAAGATATTGATGTCTTCGATAATCTAATGGATAGTTGTGAAAATGATGACTACTTTTTATTAGATATGCAAGAAGCGTTTAGCACTTTTATTCGAGAGCAAGTGCAGATTTTATCCGACCTTAGAATAATAGTTATTGGAAATGGTATGGAAAAAAGAATTATGGATAAAAAGAAATTTTTTGAATTTCAAAATATTCTAAGGATTCAAAACAGAATTCCAGTTGCAGAGGAAATTCCAGAAGATGAAAGTCCAATGCAAAGAAAATTCAGATTGCGGCGAGAGCAAGTTAAACAAGCTAAAAAGCGGCAAGCTGAAAAAGAATCTGACAAAGCAGTTTCCTTCCATGATTTAATTTCTTCACTTTGTGTCTATAACATCGGAATCAACTTGCAAAATGTTGGAGATTTGTCTATTTATGCTTTCCATGAACTTCTTGATAGAATTCAGGAAAAAGAAAAATACGATTTTGATATGCGTGCCATCTTAGCTGGCGCGGATGCCAAAAAGGTAAAACCAAAAAATTGGATAAGAAATTTAAGAGAATAATAGGAGGTCATTATAAATGGCAAACTTACTAGAACAATATGGTATTAAAGAAGTTGCTGATGTTACCATTTACGAGATTCATGAAGATGGCTCTACTTCTCCTGTTCTATTTTTAGATACTTTAAAAGTTTCTACTATTGAACAAACAGCAGAGCAAACTGAAGCTCGTGGCGGTAAAGGTAACCCACCTTTAATTATTTGGGACTATGGTAAAGAAATTACCGTTACTCTTGAAGATGCGCTATTTTCACCAGCTTCAATGGCAATCATGTTCGGTGATGATGATGGTTTAAGCACTGTTTCAACTGTTACTAGAATGGTTAAGAAAGCTTTAACTGCTTCAGATATTACCTCTCTACCAACTGGTAATACAAAATGGTATACTGGAGCCAGTGAAGGAAAAGGTATGGTAGCTATTACTACTACTGCCGGACTAAAAGCTGGACAAATTGTGTATGAAGAATCTACTGTATCAACTTCTAATGGTACTAAAATTGAAATTACTGCTGAAAAATTCCCAGGCACTTATAAGCTTGTTGGAGAAACTTACGCCAGAAACAAAAAAAGTGGTAGAGATGAATACTTCCAGTTTGTTATTCCTCAAGCAAAAATGAGTGCTGAAAATACTATTACTCTAGAAGCAGAAGGTGACCCATCTGTCTTTAATATGACAATGAGAGTTCTTCGTCCAGAAACTGGAGCAATGATGGAGTTAATTCAGTACAATATTCCTGACGCTGGTGCGGCAGCCGCAGTTTACTCTGTACGAAATTCTGGTTTATCATCTTAAATATTTTAAGGAGAGATAGTAATATCTCTCCTTTCTTTTTAAAAAAATAGACACCTTTGATTTGTTTTCTACTTATTATCAGAGGTGAGTAAAATGGATGATTATTTCGGAATAAAGGAATTATACGATGTCTCTTTAAAATGTACTTTTCCAATGGTAATAAATGGACGACAATATGACACTAATGAGTCTATTATTAAATTTAATAAAATTCAATTAGCTCCTTTGGCAGAATATAAAACTAGAACTTATGCCTCTGGAGGATATGGAAATGCTCAACTTATTAACTGGGAAAAAACAAATGAAGTTAATTTTGTTCTTAGCGAAGGAGTTATTTCTAAAATTGGTTTAGCAATATTATCCAATTCTCAATTAGCAGAAAAAAAAGTAGGAGAAATTATTGCTATACCATTCACAGAAGAACTTGAGACTGATGATTTAGGGAAAGCAGAACTAAAATATACTCCGTATCAAGATGATACAATTTTTGTTTATGATGCAGAAACAGGTCAAAGGATTTTAGATTATAAAATAGAAAATAACATTATTGATTTAGAGATGCCATACAAAACTCTCTTCATTGACTATACTTTTGCTTATGAAGAAAAGGCAGAAGTTTTAACGGTCGGGAAACGACTAGTCGATGGATATTTGAAGTTAGATGGTAAAATGAGATTAAAGGATGATTCTGACGGACTAACTAAAACTGGAATTATTGAAATTCCAAGAATAAAACTTATGTCTGACTTATCAATGAGGCTTGGTAGCGAAGCGTCGCCTTATGTTTATAGGTTTCAAATTGTTGGGCTACCGGTCGGAGATAGAGGAAATCAATATGTCTGTAAGATTATCATGTTAGATAATGAAATAGATAGTGATTTATGATTAAGTCAGCATAGGCAATCGCTTATGCTGACTATTTTTATAGGAGGGTGCAATGGCTTTTATAATGGAAATTAGCGATACGGGAAGAGAAAATGTCGTATCAAGAGGATATCTTCATAGCTCATCTTTTAATTTTAGAAATGCTGTTGCGCTGTCAATGGTAAGTTCAAGATTTTATATGGGCCAAGAATATTACGAAAAAACAGAAAAAAGATTTATTGATATTAGGAATAAATTAAGAGCGAAAGAAGATGATTTCTATTCTATATTTGGAATAAATACTGGAGATAGTGTAACCAATGCTTACCAATTTAATCAACTTTTTCAAAAAAGTCTTAGCCGATATAAGGTTTTGCAAAAGATGAACACTCAAGGTTTTCTAAAAATGACAGATAGTAATTTAGTTGATACTATGCAACAAGTTGTTGCTAAGTTTGAGGATATATGTCAAGATAATAGTATTGATATTGAAAGGATTTTGAATCCTAAAGATTTTAATGCTGCTATGGAAGAAGCTTTAAAGGCTTTAAATGTTATTTATCCTTTAGTTATGGGTAAGAAAACTGGAAAGAAATCCTTGAAAGTAGCTTTTGTTTCTGGAGGAAAAGTAAATCCAGAAATAGAAGTTCGTTTCGGAGATATATTCAAAAAGGAATTTCCTAACGAAGCAAAAAAGATTTCGGAACAATCATCTAAGAAATTTTTAAATAATATGCTGTTGTATTTAAAACCTGATGAAGAATTTGCGGCGATAATAAGAAAAAGTTTTAATAAAGTTAAAGATAGATTAAATTTAGAAGTTATTGAGAAAAATAATAGAGTGGGAATTATAGGAGAAATACAGACTCAAATATTTTTAGATTTGCTTTTAGATGATATGGCGGATAATGCTCCTAAATCTTTTTATGTCGGAAATTTATATGATTCAGAAACAAAAAAGCAATCTCCTGTCGATTTCCTAATTGGAAAATACGGCATCCAAGTAAAAAATACGACAGAAGCGATAGAAAATTCAACAGTCAAACCTTTCTACGATGTTAAAGTCCAAAGTGATATTACTTTAAGTAATTTTATTGCTAGACTTAAAGGAACTGATGCAGAAGAATTTAAGTATCTTATTACCAATGTTGCTTGGTTAAGAAACAACGGTTTAGATGGCCATCAAAGAAGTGACCCTTTAAAATTTGATGAAATTCCGCAGATACTTGAATATATAAATAATATATTAGCTTCTTATTCAGAACAATTACTTCATACAGAAGCAAATAAAATAGTTAGTAAAAAGGGCAGAAGCTATGGAACTAACTATGGAAATACTTTCTTTTTACTTAAAGGAGAATATCTTATTCCAATTTCAGTTATGGTGGATGGTGTAATTCAAGCTTTAAGATTAGAAAATCAAAAAGATAGTATGGGAGTTGGATACTTTTATCGAAATGACTTAGGAGTAACTAATAAGACAGGAGATTCTGTTAGATTAAATGCAGCCACAAATATTGGAAATGCTATCGCAATTCACGAAAGGAAATCAGAGATATTGGGTGGAATGGCAGAAGCTGGAGAATTAAATCCTGATGCTCTTGATTATAGCGGAGATTTATTGGATTATGGCTCTAGCCTTGGAGACGATTTAGCTAATGGCATGAATATTAGGATAAAATATAAATTTATTACTGAAAACTTAAATAAAATAGAAAATAATTTAAGATTATGGTAAGGAGGGAAATGAATGGCGACACAAAGAAAAGTTGAATTTCAAGGAACATTTAATATTCAAGAAATTCTTAGTGCAGTAGATGCCCTTCAAAGCAGATTAAATAAAATACAGCTAGATGATTCTAGTGCTAGAAGATTCGAGAGAACCTTCACAGATTTAAAAAAGAGAGCACAAGAAATAGATGCGGAAATAAAACAAGGATTTACTAACACTTCTCAAATCAACAATTTCAATAATCACTTGCAGAAACTCGGCCAACAGATGGAGATTCTAAAAGGTGAAATTGGAAGAATTGACACTAGTTTTAGTAATCTTCAATTAAGTCCTGCTCTTCAAAAACAGTTTGAGAATTTGAAAAATTCTGCAAACACAATGTTTGATGCTTATGCTGACCAAATTTCTAATATTGAGAGTAAAATTTCTTCTTTTGCTGGTAAAACGGGAGTAAAATTTGAAGATGATGAAATTAGTGGATTAGCACAAGCAATATCTTCTACGGAAAAATTAAATCAACTTCAAGAAGAAAAAAGAGCCTCTCTTGAACAACAAAGAATAGCAATACAAGATAATATAAGTAGTAGAGAAAAAGACTTGAGTCTTGCCGAACAAGAAGTTCAAGCAGCAAGAGAATTAAGAGATTCTATTACTGAACAACTTACTGCAAAAAGACAAAAAATCGCGGGAATGGATAGTAAAAATCCTGCGATAGAGCAAGAAAGAAATGAGAGAGACATTCTTCTTAGAAGAAATGAACAAGCAAATAATGAATTATTGAAGCAAGAAAAGAACCAGGAAAGAATAAATACCGCTTTAGAAAAGGAAAGAGATGAATTAACTAAAATTGAAAATTCTCTTTCTAATATTACTAAATTCTTTAACGGCCTAAAAGGAGATAGTTCTGGATTAGACGATGACGCTGCGGCCGCAGCTAAAGAATTTGCTGATTTAAGTAATAAAGTTTCTCAGTTAGAAAAACAGCTAGAAGAAGCTAACGTAGAATTACAAAAATTTAAAGATTTACAAAGTGAAGCTGCTAATACTGATTTAGGAAAAAGTAAAAAAGATATTGATGCAGTCGGCTCAAGTTTGAAGAAAGCTTCCGAAGAAACTGGGAGAATGAGTGAAAATCTCGGAAACTTAAATAAACAAGACCAGTTTTTTGATAATTTAAAAAATAGAGCAACAGCAGTGTTTGGATTAACAAATGCTTTTATCTATATGAATAGATTTATTAGACAATCTGTTAATGCTATTAAAGAGTTGGATGCTGCTTTTACCGAAATCGCTGTTGTTACAGATATGACAACTTCTCAGCTATGGAAATCTTTTGATAGTTATAACGAGATGGCTCAGCAATTAGGAACTACAACTGTTGATGCTATTAAAACTTCTGCTCTTTACTATCAACAGGGTCTTGAAACTGTAGAAGTTATGGTGTTAACAGAAGAAACCATGAAAATGGCTCGTATTGCGGGGATGGACTTCGCAGAAGCTACTGACCGTATGACTGCGGCACTTCGTGGTTTTAAATTAGAAATGTCTGAGGCTTCCAGAGTTAATGATGTTTTCTCTGCTCTCGCCGCAGAATCCGCTGTTGATACTGATGAACTTTCTTATGCATTGACTAAAACTGCTTCTATCGCTGCATCTGCTGGTATGGAATTAGAAACAACTACTGCTTTCTTATCGCAGATGATTGAAACTACTCGTGAAGCTCCTGAAAATATCGGTACTGCTATGAAAACTATCATTGCCAGATTCCAAGAATTAAAGAGTGCTGTCGGAGATAGTGTTGAAATTGATGGCGAATTAGTAGATGTCAACAAAGTTGATACTGCTTTAAAGTCAGTTGGAGTACAATTAAGAGATAGCCTAACTGGGCAATTTAGAGATTTGGATGATGTATTTTTAGAGTTAGCTTCCAAGTGGGATACTCTTGATAGAAATACACAGCGTTATGTAGCTACTATTGCTGCCGGTTCAAGACAGCAATCTCGTTTTATTGCTATGATGGATAACTATGAAAGAACCCTTGAATTAGTTGATATAGCTCAAAATAGCAATGGAGCATCTGCGGCCCAGTTTGCAAAAACTCTGGATAGCCTAGAAGCTAAGATGAATAATATTAAGTCTAGTTTTGAAGAGTTTATTGGAACTGTTGTTGGTAGTGAACTGGTTAAAGATATTTTAGATAGCGTTAATACTATTTTACAGATGATAAATGATATTGCTGAAGCAGGCCCAGCAGCAATAGCAGTATTTGGAGCTTTCTTTATTATGACAATAAAGAAAATTATTTCTAATTTTATAAATACTGCTAAAGTTGCTTCTACTGCATTTACAGCAGCTTGGACAACTGTTAGTGGAAATTATTCTACAAAAATGAAAGATGCAAATCAGCAAGCTATTGTTGATTTGGAAAATAGAGTTAGAAATAGTATTATAGATAAAATTCTTGCAGATAAAGTAAAAAAAGGCGTAAATGCTGGGATGAACGGTGCTTCTGTAGGAACAACAGGAGCTCCAGATGCTGCAATCAGTTCTTGGAATAGAACTGCTAATACTGTTGCCAAATCTCAAAATCAAGTTCTAAATAAAAAATATTTAACTGCTCTATTAGATAGATTAGCTAATAATAAAAAGATTAGTACCGCAGATAGGCAAGTTCTTAATGCGGGTGGAATAAAAAGTTTTGGAGTATCTAATTCTGTTTTAGAAGAAAATATTAAAAATTATAAAGCTGCCAATACTGGCTTAAAAGGTTTTACTCAAAAAATAGGTAATCTAAATCCTTTAATTGGGCAAACAATCGCAAGTTTTGCTAATATTGGCACTATGGCAATTATGGGTAATGCCGCAACAAAAGGAACCGCTGCTTTAGGCGGAGCTACTGCTGGTAATATGGTCGGTAGTTTTGTCGGTTCTTTGGGATACTTAATTCCTGGTGCTGGAATGGTCTTAGGCCCAATATTCCAAGCTTTAGGAGGAACTCTTGGGGCCTTTCTTGGACAAGGAATCGGAGAAAGTTTAGATAATTCTAAATACGGAATTGGTTCTGAAGCTAATATAAAAAGATTTAAAGAAGAAGCAGCTAAAGTTGCAGAAGAAACATCTAAATCAATAGAGGAAAATAGCAATTTAGTTTCCTTAGGTGAAGAATATCTTTCTCTTTCTAAAAAAGTAAATTTAACAGCAGAAGAAAAAGAAAGACTTTCTGAATTAAATGATTTATTGATAGAACAGTATGAAGGATTATCTTACGCTATTGACTCAGAAAATGGACAAAGAAAAATAAATATAGATGATTTAAGAGAAGAAATTAGGTTAAAGAAAGAACTTATTGCTGCGGATAATGCAAGAGTAAATTATGCTAACTTTAACGCAGAAAAATCGGAAATCACTAGAGCAAATAAAGATGCTGCTGATAAAGCATTAAAAGAAATGCAAAAATATAAAGTATCAACTACTACTAGTGATAGATATGCCGTCTCTAATGGTGGAGTAGGAAATATTGAATGGAGACAAGATACTTCTCCAAATTTAGAAAGATATCAAGCGGCTTTCGGTGATGCTATAACTAAAACTTCTACTCAATTCCAAGATTTGACAAGACAAACAAAACAAAGATTTACTTATACTTTAAACTTAAATAAATTAACAAAAGAGCAATTAGATAAAAATAAGGAACTTTTAGCAGAATTCGCTGCGGAATCTTTAAATGAAGGAGATTTAGCTGCCTTTAAAAAATCTGTTGATGATTATATAAAAACAATAGATGAAAACAAACAAAAACTTCTTGATGAATTAGAAAAATTAGATTCAGATATTTCTTATGTTTTAGATGCTTCCTATGCTGGAGTAGATTCAGATTCTTTCTCTGTTCAAAATAAATCTTACCTAAACGAGTTATTGAAGGTTGAAAATATTTTGTCTGAGGAAGAAATAGAAGATTATATAACAACTGGCTCTGATAATTATGAAGAATTACTAAATAAAAGAAGCAATTTAGCAAGAAGTTTTATCAATAATTTAGATTCTTTTAATGAAAAAGAAAGAGATGCTTTTACAACTGCCCTTTCTTTAACTGGATTATTAGGAGAAAATAAAGAAGAGTCTAAAACGAAAATACAAGAGTTTTTAGATACTGAATTAGAAGGTGCTTCTGAAGCGGTAAAAGAAGCATTTAATCTGATTTTTGATGTCCAATATGATGAATTGTCAGCAAATTGGGATAATATTTTAGATGTTAATAAAGATTATGTGAATAAACTTGCGGATAGCTTTGCAGATGGGCAAGGAGGAGAAAAATTAGCTGCTCGATTTGCTTCTATGACTATAAATGCTGGAGATATGGCTCCCGCGTTTATCGCAGCTTTCCAAAATCAATTTGAAAGCCTATTAGATAAATATGCTCCAGAAGGAGATAATGGAAGAGAAGTAATTGCTGAAACAGCAGAAGAGTTTGAAGCATTGATGGAGGCTTTATCTTCTACTAATGTAACCAGCGCAAATTCTATTGCTCAGTTGGGTGTGAAATTAAAAGATTTAGGATTAAATGAAAGTGAAGTTCTTCAAATAACCAATTCTTTAGGGTCTGTATTTTCAAGAACAGGATTAAGTGCTGATGAAGCTCTTTCTGATATTGAAAGTAGATTAGAAGACATAAATAGTTTAATTTCAATAATTGAAAATAATATTGATGGCTCTCTATCATTGTCTCAAATAGACCAATTAAATACCCAATTAGAAAAGATGGGTAAAAATCTTCTTCAAAATTCTCAAATTGTAGCAACTGGAGACGGATTTAAAATTCAAGGAGACGTAGGCGGAATAATTAGCTCTGGCACTCAAGGAACTAGAGATTATATGATTAACATGGCCAAAGAAGCTTCGCTTGGAGAAATGATGAAGAAGGAGCAAGCTGCTATGGCTGAGGCTAATGGAGACTATGAAAGAAGGAATACTTTGTTGGAACAAGCTAATGAGTATTCTAAAACATCTCAATATTATCTCGCTGCGGAAGCAGATATTAGAGCTAGAACAATAAAAGCTCAAATGGTTGAAGCTAACGAAGAAAAGAAAAGATTATATGACTTAATTCAGCAATATAAAGATATGATTGCTGAAATGGAGAGATATTATAATATACAAAGAAAAATTCTTCAGCTTCAAAATGAACAAAAAAATTTTGAACTTGATTTTGAATTAGCTACTAACAGCGATGAAGCTGGAGCGGCCGCCAGGGGTCAAATTTTAAATCTAGTTGAACAACAAGCATTATTAAAACAAGCTGGCCAGATTTATCAAAAAGACTTGCAAGAATTAGGAAATTATATTAACCAAGATTTTGGACAATTTTTAACAGTAGATAGCTCTGGAAATATATTTCAAAATACAGATGAATTAGTTAAATTAGCAGAAAAGATGAAAGGCGCTACCGAAAAAGAGTCTAAAGAATTGCAAAAACAATGGGATTCAATCCAAGAAGTTCAAACAGCTTATGAAGATTTATATGATACTGTTAATACAAATTCTCAGGAATATAAACAAAATCTTATTGAACAAAGAAAACTAGAACAACAAATTAAACAGTATCAAGTAAATTTAGAAAAATCTCTTAGAGATATGATTATTAAAGAGATGCAAGATGAAGTAAAAGCGACTCAAGATAAATATAACAAGATTAAACAAGAAGACCAGAAATATTTATCTTCTCTTCAAAAAAATATCAATAAGAGAAAGCAACTTCAATCAGACCAAGACCAAGATAAGCAAATTGAAACTCTGCAAAATAGAATAGGACTATTAAGCAGAGATACTTCTGATATTTATACGAAAGAATTAGAAGATTTACAGGCAGAACTTGACCAACTTTTACAAGAAAAATCAAATACAGCTTTGGATAGATTATACGAAGAAGAAGAAGCTAAAACCCAAAAGGTTTCTGATGAATTAACACTTAGAAGTGAGTATCTACAACAACAATTAGATTATGAATTAGAAACTTATACAATTAGTAATCAGAAAGTGGCAGAATTACTTGAAATGAAAGATTCTGAAATACTAGCTTGGATGACTCAGCATAGCGAAGATTTTAGAAAAGCAACAACCACTGAGCAAGAGTTATTTATTTCTCAATGGGAAACACAGATAGGACAAGGAAAGGTTGCTCAGAATGAATTAACCACAAACTTAGAAGAAAATAAAAATGCCATATTAAATAAATTTCAAGAAATAAAAACTGGTGGTATTGATGTTTATATAAAAGCTGTTGATGAAGCTAACAAAGCAGATATAGTTATGGATGTTGATACTAAACAACTTGATGTTGCTTTAGCTAAATTAGGAGATCTAAGCGATGCAAAAGATGATTTTATTCGAGATGAGGCTAAACGAGATTTAGACAGTCTTTTAGTTGATATAGAAAAAGCTTACTCTGCTGGAAACAAAGCAGAAGGAGAAAGATTAAAAAAAGACTATCAAAGTACTTTAGATTTATACAATAAATATAGCGGAGATAGTTCTGCTATGAGTTTAACTAAATATGGAGATAGCTATGAAGGAGCACAAAATAAAGCTCAAGGAATAGGACAAGGAAGTTTTGATTCATCTCATTCTGATTCAACTTCTGGAGAGGATTCTCCTGTTAAAGTAGGAACTAAATGGTTAGCTAATTCATCAACTTCTTTAGTTAATTTCTATAAAAATACGGATGGAGATTTGATAGGAAGTTATTATCCAAAATGGGAAACTGATAATCATCTCGCTCGCTTAAAGGTTACTGATATATATGGTGATTGGGCCAGGGTTGAATCTGATGGATGGAAAGGAAATTGGTTTGTTGGAGGAGAAGGAACAACTCTTGATATGCCAGGTTTAACAAATTGGACTGGAGCTTATCTTAAAAAATCCGATTTACAAAGAATGTTCTCTCAATATAAAACCGGTGGTATGGTAGACTATACCGGCCCCGCATGGGTTGATGGAACAAAATCAAAACCAGAAGCCTTCCTTTCAGCCGCAGATACTGCCAATATTGCGAAACTTCGTGATATTCTATCAAAAGTATTTGAATCAAATAGTTCTTCTTCTAATACCTCTGGACAAAATCAAAATATTGGAGATACTTACTACGAATTCCACATAAATGTAGATGAATTAAGTGATGATTACTCTGCTAAAGATATGATGGCTGATATGGAGAAATATATTATCCAAAAGTCAAATTATCGTAACGTCATCAATATTGGAAAGAGAAAGTAAGGAGGAATGGAGATGGCACGAAATACGGATTTTATCGGATTTACTTTTAATGGGTGCCACTCCTCTGAATTTAACATTTATTCTGTAAGCGATGGGTCTAGGTACCAAGATAACTTGGTACCTAACCCTATCGACTATACAGAGCAAGTGCCTGGAGGAGTAGGACAATATTACTTTGGTAGTGATATGGATATAAAGGAGTTCTCTTTAAGTATTGCATATGATAATTTGAGTGAACTTCAAGCTAGAGAACTTAGAAATTGGCTTGCTCCAGATACAGTTGGAGAGTTAATTTTTGACGAAAGACCTTATAAAACTTATACAGCTAAAATTAGTACTTCTCCTAGTTTATCTTTTATTTGTTTTGATAAGTATAATAGCAGTACTGGCAAAAAAGAGAGAGTTTATAAAGGAGAAGGTTCTATTAACTTCGTTTGCTACTATCCTTTAGGAGTAGTTAGCGGAGAAAAGAAAGAGCTTAAATACTATAATAATTTTGGAAACAAAGATGAATGGGCTGTTAGTACAGGAATGATTGAAAATTTAGATACTTCTGGTGTTAATACAGGTTATGACCACTATATTACTTTGCCAGATAATACTAAAGGCATTCAGCTCTTTAATCCAGGAGATAAAGAAACTGATTTTATTCTTAGCTTTAATAAACCAACTCCTATGAATGATATTTTCTTTACTTTATCAAATGGAGAGCAGTTTATGTTAAATCTTCGTTCTAGTGATACTGATGTTGAAGACTATGGAGCAGTTAGCGATGCAGAAAAAAGAGTCGCTGCGATGACTGGCGGAGTTATCACAATAGATACTAAGAAAAATCGCATTATGTATAAATATGGAACAGGCGAAAATGTGACAGAAGAATCAATTTATTTCGCTTTGAAGAAAGGACAGTTCTTTAAAATTCCAAAAAATAAAACCTCAACAGGAGGTTATAATTTGGTAATAAGTGCTTCATCTTCAATAGTACCAGAAAAATTTGAAGAAATAAGCAATGAGATAAGTACGGATAGTATAAAAATTAGTTATGATTATTTATACTATTAAGGAGTTGATGAAATGGCTAGAGTTATTCCTTATAAATTAAGTTTATGGAAGGATATTACTGCGGTATATAATACCGAAGTACCAGACCCTTCTAAACTTAAAATAAACCAAATCATCTATGTTATAACCGATGTCTATCCATCTGGTATTCCTTATACTACTGTTTATAAGGGACTTGGTGCGGGAACAAGTCCTCAAACCTATTTATATCAATATAAGAGAGGTTCTCAGGTCGTTAATGGAGAAACTACTATTGATAAAATTAGAGTTGGTAAACAAGTATTTGAAGAGATGGAAGTCGAAGAATTAGCTTCTGATAAATCGACTTTTGAGGGAAGGGCATATAATATTAACTTAACTCAAAATATAAATGGAATGAATACTCTTACCTTTTCAATTCCTAAAAAGTATTTTGACAGAAAAGAGGGAAAGATGGTTAAAAACCATCTTCCCGATATGATTTGGAACAAAAATAAAATTAAATTAAAATATAAAGATAAATGGTTTACTTTTATCGTTAATGACAGAGTAGAAAGAAGAGAAGATAAAAAAATTATCTATGATTTTACTTGTGAAGATATGCTTATTAACGAACTAAGTAGGACAGGATATAGCCTCACTTTTGATGAAGAGCATGGCGGTATCGGTACTCTTGATGATTTGGCGCCAAAAGTTTTAGCTGGAACTGATTGGGAGTATATTCCTACTAGTGAAAATGATTTTATTGAGAAAAGAAAAACTTACCAAGAAGATGAAGATGGAAATATTGAATTTGATAGTGATGGTTTCCCTATTGAAAAAGAAGAAACCATTTCTACTCAAAAATCAGAATATAATGAAGTTGTAGGTAAAGCTGTTTATCAATATAAATATATTAAAGATGGAGTTACTCACGAAACTTGGCCGGGTACTACTGAAAAAATTTGGGGATATAATACTAATAAAACTGTTACTAGCGATATTGCTAGAAATTTAATTTATAATAGCAAGGAGTATACTGATAGTACTGGTTGGAAATCTGGAACAACTGGAACTGGCGACTCTAAAGTTGAAACTATGTCAGTAAGACCAGTAGCTGATTGGAATAAAGATGATGATACTGGCGTAATTACCTCTGCTAAGTATACTCTAAAACTTACGGCGGTTCAAGCAAACGCATGGGCATATAATGATACTATGAAGAGTGCTAGAACCCAAATAGAGGAAGGAGAAAAATATCTTCTTAAAATAACTTTTACTGGAACTGCTCCAGTAGTTGCTTTAACTAATAGTATCAATTTTTCCTATTATTTTTCCTCTTTTATTACCGATAAATATACTATTACTAGTAACGAATATTTTGCTCTTACTCCAAATAAAACAACTTCAACTGCTTATCTTGCTTTTAACTTGGCTACAGCAGGCCAGTCTACTGAAATTACTAATGTAGAGTTATTTCAAGTAAAGCCAAAGACCGGTAGTAGCTTAGAGAAAAGTTTTATTCAGAAGTTAAGTGGAAAATTGAGTGCTGACCAAGTTTCTTCTCTTTCAAATAATATTATAATGCCTGACTCTACAATAGATGCTTATTCAGAAGTTACTGTTCAGCTATTCTATAACTTAGATAGTAAAACTGTTGAATATGTTACTTTACCAGAAGGAGCAACTCTTGAGAAAGTTATGTACGATAATGCGAAGAAAGTTAGAACTTTAAAAGAAGAAAAATCTAACAGATATAATATTCTTCAAACATTAGCAGAACTTTTTGAGGGCTGGATTCGTTTTGAAGTAGAGTACCTTGAGAATGGAAAAATAAAAAGAGACTCTAATGGAAAACAAATCAAAAAGATTAAATTTGTTGAAGTAGTCGGCAAGGATAATTGGAATGGTTTTCACTATGGAACAAATTTAACTTCCATTTCAAGAACTATAAATAGTGAACAGGTAGTTAGTAAAATTTGGGTAGAAACTACTGACTCTAAAAGCTCTGAATCTGGTATTATTAGTATTCAAGATTCAGAATATAATAAACTTGGCGAGTTATTCTTATATAATTTTGACTATTATGTTAAAATTGGAGAAATTTCTGAACAACAACTTCTAAATGATATGTATGGTACTAGTAATGATAACCTTGGTTTTATAACTAAAATGCAAGCTGAGAATAAAAAATATAAAGATGCTAGTACAAAATATAACGGATTAAGTAATACTGTTCAGAAATTAAAAACTGAAAGAGATGGAACTATTTTAAGAATTCAATCTGCCAAAGAAAATATTACTACTCTTGCTAGAGGAGTTCCTGCAACAAATAATATTTATAGCGGAACTTATTTTCAAATTAGTGTACCAAAAGGAGATATGATTGGCTCAGCAGACCAACAAAAAGAAGCTAAAAACTCTATTATTAGATGGGGAACTTCTATAAATGACCTTTACGCTTATTTGAAAACTCTTAATGCTCAATTAGGTTATAGAGATAATTCTGCGACAGATATTAACGATATTATTTTTGAGAATGAATCAGAAGCAGAGAAGTACGAGATAACAGAAGAAGAAGCAAAAGAGAAAAATTTACCAATAGGTTATATTATTCAAATGAAAAAAGCTCTTAAAGGGGTTCAGGATATTACTAATATTAAAAAAGGATTAGTAACTGAATTTGAAGAGAAATATATGAGATATATAACCGAAGGAACTTGGCAAGATGATAACTATACTGATTCTGATAAATATTATTTTGATGCAGAAAGAGTTTTAGCTACTTCAGCAATGCCGACAGCATCATATACTATTGATGTTTTAGCCCTTCAAGCCTTAGAAGGTTGGGAGAATTATACTTTTGATATTGGAGATAAAACTTTTGTCACTGATATTGACTTTTTCGGTTTTGACAAGAATGGTTCTCCGTATAAGCAAGAAGTAGTTATTTCAGAAGTTACTGATGTAATTGATAGTCAAAACTCAAGTACAATTACTGTTCAGAACTTTAGAACTCAATTTGAAGATTTATTCTCAAGAATTTCCGCAAGTGTTCAGACTTTGCAGATGAAAGACCAAATCTACTCTCGTGCAGAAAACTTTACTGCTAATGGAGAAATTTTGGTTCCTATTCTTCAAAATACTCTTATCAATAACTCTATTACTCTCGCTCAGGCAGTAGACCAAAGTGTTATTGTTAATGATAGAGGAATTGAAGTTACCGACATATTCAATCCAAATAAAAAATTGAGAGTAGTAGCTGACGGCATATATATTAGTAGTGATGGTGGATTAAACTGGACTTCTGGTTTAACCGCAAGTGGAATGAACGCTAATTTTATTACTACTGGACAGTTAGATACTAATAGACTTCGTATTATGAATGGAGCTTTTCCCTCATTTGTATGGGATAAATTAGGTCTTACTGCATATCAAATTTACTTAGATTCAAAAAAAGAAGAAAGAATCAATTCAGAAAATCATCCAATAGGAACTGGTGGTTTTGTACGATTTGACCAACATGGTATGTATATTGTTCCAGATGGTAGTGATGCTGAAAAATTTGGTTATGATAGCGATGGTATTCCTTGGTTTGCTAGCGAAGAAATTATGGGGAACAAGAAAGATGGGGGTTTTTGGGAGAATGGATATGTTACTTGGTTTGATAGATTAAATTATATCCAAAAAAATACATCTGTCAGCTTAACTTGGAGAGGTCTAAATATTAAAAGTTCTACTGGCTCAGTTGAAATTGGTACTGATTTACCAGCTATTAGAATTTTTGACAAGAGAAATACCAAAATTCCGGGGAAAGAAGATTTTAAACCTCCTATTGACCCTATTGATTATAATATATGTAGGGTAGAACTTGGTTTCCAAGATGATGGTAATGGCGGTATTACTCAAAGAGGAGACTGGAATGTTGAGTTAAAGCAAGGTAATGAAACTCTTTATGGTCTTGTTATTAGAAATTCGATTGGACAAACGGTTTTAAGAACATCTAAAGACGGTAGCCTATGGCTAAAAGAAAACTTATTTATTGGTGGAGCCGCAGCGACAGAAATTGACTCTAAAATCGGTATTCAAGCTAGTGGCAGAAATACTAACGCAGACGGAACTCCTTTTGAGGGAGAAAATAAATTTATTCTGTGGAGTAAATCTATTGGAGATTTCGCCTCTCAAGGAAAAACAGACTGGTTTGATACTTTTACTATTGATGATGTTGGTGCAGTTACTGCTAATGCAATTACAATAATTGGAGATAGTCAATTTCACGGACAAATTGCTGCAACTTCAGGTCATTTTGAAAATCAGATGGGGTTAGGTTCAACATCTGTAAATAAAATTTTTGATTCTGGTTTTTCTGCTTCTACTTATTATTCTTACTTTACTTATAGTCCTTTAGAGGATGCTGATAAAATCTTTATTGGATATGAATTTTATTTAAAGGAAGCAGATAAAGATTATTATAGTAAATACACAATTTCAATGATTGAGCAAGATGGCACTCCTGAAGTTAAGTATTACTATCGAGAAGAAGGAGAAAATAAAGAAGTTTCCCGTAATGAAATGTTTAAAATTGTTGAAAATTTCAAAGATTTCCTTATTGATAATAATGAAATAGATAGAGATAAAAACTATGCAATTTGGGTTCGTAGATTAAACTTTGACGAGAATGGAACTGCAATTTCAGAGAGAACAAGCCCAAATTTCTATGTAACTCATAATGGACAGTTATATGCTTCTAATGCAATTATCACCGGTCAAATAAATGTTTCTTCTGGTAAAGTTACTGGATTATTAGAAGTTGGAGATAATATTCAGATAAATGGAGAAAATTCTTCCATCTCAGTTTTTTATACAGATAAAGAGACAGGAGAAGAAAGAAGATTTTCAGTAAACGCAGAAGCAGAAGTTGAAGCTGATTCTATTAAAATAGGTAGAGATGCATTTGTCAAAGATTATATTCTTCTTGGAGATAATTTTATATTAAGTAATCCAAATAGTAACGATTATCGTAAAGATGTTGTTATTATGGCTGGAGAATATGAGACTAAAGAATTAAAAGAAGCATTAAATAGTTTAGTATATAGCTATAGACTGGTAACTCCTGAAGATAATATTTCTGTTGGTACTGTTATTTGGATAAAAGAAGTTAATGAAGATAATGTAGAAGTTTGGAAAAGAAAAATAATTAGCAAAATTGATTCAAATGGCGACCAAAAAACTTATTATTATGATAAAGATGGCGTAAATACTAAGATTGATTTTAATCAAATATATTTCCAAGTAGTAACAGAGGATGGAACTCTCTTCCCTGACGCTATGAATAAAGCAAAGTTAATAATCACTTCTAAAGGTCAATTATCTGCTTCTAGCTTAGATATCCGAGGAAAAGAAAGTCGTATAAGCGGAGATTTAAAAATATATTCTGAGGATAGTTCTTCTGCTATAACTATTTCTTCTGAAAAAGGAATATTTACTTCTTCAAAGGATGGACAAGTAACATCAGGATGGAGAATTGATAAAGATGGCTCTGCTGAATTCCAGAATGTTAATGTTAGAGGAACAATAAGCTCTTCAGTTATGAAGTATAAGGAAATTCAAGTTTCTAGTGGTAATTTACTTATTAGACCTGCTTCAAAGATAGCTAGAATATTTGAAGGAATAGATATTGAACATGGTCAACAAGAAACATATAATTTTGTAACTGTTGAAAATGCAATAGAATTAAAAGATGGAGACAGGGTCATGATTCAGGTGAGTCGCTCTAATTCTAGAGAGTCTTACTCTATTATTGGAACCGCTTATTGGATTAGCACAGATTATCCGGATGTTTCTTCTCAAATTGTAGATACTCCTCAAACAATAGCCGAAGAAGAAACGAAAGAATTTACTGATGTTGTCACAAAAACATTAGTAAGAATTTATAAAAGCGATATTGATGAATCTTTAAGAGAAAAATTTGCTGAAACGCTTGATTTAATAGATAATAGAGGTTCTTTTGAGTTAGTAAAATCTTCTGGCGAATTAGTTGCAGGTAGAAGAATTTTCCTAAAGAATGGAGAAAATGGAGAATTTGTTGGATATTATTTAGCAAGTTCTAATATTGAAGAAAATAAATATACTTATTTTGCAGATTCTTCTGGAACTATCGCAGAAACAACTTTTGACCAAATTTATCTGAAATATAAACAAAATTATTCAGATTTAATTTTAATAAATCTTGGAGGAGTAAATGATGATGACCCATCTAAAAATGATGGTGGTATTGCTTTAAATGCAACTAAAAGTAATGACGGTTTTGGAAATGCGTTGACAATAAATATTTATCAATATGAAAGAAAAAATCCTAAAGATAAAAATTCAGAGATAATTAAACGAGATAAAGTTGTTTTAGGAGATTTAAATAATATTTCTGATGAGTCTTTTTCAGATACTTTTGGCACTCCTTTATTAAAGGGTTTTGGCCTATACACTGAAAATGCTTTTATTAAAGGAACTATATCCACTGGAAAAGCAGGTTTAACTACAGTTATGAGTAACGAAGTCTTATTATGGGCTGGTGGAGTAGGACCTTCTCATGGGCCGGTGATACCAAAAACGGCCTTGACCCCTAGTGGAGAGGAAATTATTTTATCAGAAGAAGAAAGAATTAAGTTGGAAATACAGGGTCTCAAAAGTGGTCAATATAATCCTCCTAATTTTTATATAAAAGAAAATGGATTTTTATTTGCAAAAGCCGGCTATTTCTCTGGAACTATTAGAAGTACAGATGCTGAAATTTCTGGTACAATAGGAACGCAAGGCTTAAGAATAAATAATAAGGATACTGGTATATTTGTTTCTTCTAATGAAGAAACAGAAGGAGAAGATGGACAAATCGTTCTTATTGAAAAGATTCACGCCGCAATAAACGAAGCTGGTGTCCAAATTTATTCTGGTGGAGACCTAGAAATCTATAAAGATAAAATATATTTTGATAAAGATAATACTAAACTTCCTCCAAATCAATTTAACCCATATATTTACTCTGATGATGATTTAGAAGGATTAGTTCTTCATAAATTAGTAGTTAGTGATATACCAGAAATAAATGATAATGAACCTACAACAGATAGAGGAATTGTATTCTCTCAAAATGAAATTGTATTTAAGAAAACTCAAAATACAGAGTTGGGTATAGATAAAAAGAGAAGAGTTTTAAATCTCGATAATATGGGAGCTTCAAATTTAAGACTTTCGTATAAAGAAGAAGAATCAACTACCAATAAAGCTTCTGGTAATCATTTTAATATAGAAGTTGATGGTAGTAATCCATTAAAAGTCTATAAAGAAGTTGTTAGTGTAAAGAATCTTGAAGTATCTGAAACTGTTTATTTTGATGAAATTGTTATGGGTAAAGCTATTCTTCGTAGAGCAAAGGAGACAAAGGCAGACGGAACAATAGTCGATAAAGGACTAAATATTTTTGTGGTATAAGGAGATGAAATAAATGGCAAAAAGTGGCAGTTTTGTAGGTTCAACTTCTCCATCTCAATCTAAATTTTTACCAGTTGTTTATTGGTCAACTAATTTAGCTGATACAGATGGAAATGGAGTTTATGATAGTTGGAAAGTTGATGTATACGTTAATTATAAATGTTATGACTTATATCTTGGCTCTATTGATTCACAAAATATTACAATTAGCGTCGATGGCGGCGGGAGTAAAAATCCCGCCTCTAAGGCGATTAGTGATAATAACGGTTCTATGCACGAAGGAAGATGGATAGATACACAAACTTTTTATATCCCTTTCTCAGGACGAGAAACTTGGACATCGGCAACTATCAATTTTAAAATGACTTATGTTAGAGGACTTGTATATTCTAATGTAAAAATAAATTCGTGCTCTGCATCTGGAACAGCTCAACTTGAAACAGCATATACTAAATGCTCTCCCCCTAGTTCTATTTCAATTAGTAATACTAGCCCAAAGAAGGGACAGCAAATTACTGTCTCTTGGAGTGGGGCGAAAGGTGGTACATCAAACTCTATTACAGGATATGATATTGAATATAAAATAGGTTCTGGTGGTTGGAATAGCTGGAAATCAATATCAACAAGTAACACATATTCTTCAACAACAGATTCTTGGTCACAACCTGTTGGACAAACTGGACAATATAGAGTTAGGACTAAGGGAAATAGAGGTTCTCAATATTATTCAGATTGGACTTATAGTGGAACTTTAACAATATCAAACTCAGCTCCTGTTATGGGAAGTGTTTCTAGAAACACTAGTTTAGTTGCTTATAATAATGGGAATGGAGGTAGCGCATCTTTTTCTTGGTCGGCCTCTGATGTTGATGGTGATAGTTTAAGATATAAATATAAACTTTCTAATTCTTCTTCTTGGAGTTCTTATACCACCAAGACAAGCAAAAATATTACAATAAAAGGTTCACAAGGAGCTTTAGTTAGTCTTTCTGTAATAGCGAATGACTATAAGGTAGATTCTGGTTCTAAAACTTCTTTAAATGTTCAAGTTAATACAATTCCAACAACGCCAACTATTCGTTTCACCAATTCTTCTGGAACAACTATAACTCCAAACGCAAAACCTGCAACTATATATTATGCTCTATCTTCAACAGTATCTCATCCTGGAAGTTTAAGTTTTGAAGTTTACTTAGAAATTGGAAATAACTCCTCAATGGCAAGTGTGACATCTCGTTACTATATGGGAATGTATTCTGGTTCTGTTTATTTGGATTTACAAGATAACTCTGGGCCAAGTAAATATATTAAAGAAAATGAATATTATAGAATTAGAGTTAGAGCATATGATGGATACGATTATAGCGATTATGCTTATAGTGAATCAAGACAAAAAAATTCGCCTCCAAATTATAACTCTCAATTAACAAATACTTATAGAGATTTAGGAATTACAAAGCTGGATAATGTATATTGGAAGCTATCAGATGGCCGATTAAGAAAAGGCAATATTATTGATAACGAAGCTGTATTAAGTTGGACAATGCCAGATACTAGTGGACGTTCTGCTTTAGCAAAGGTTATTCTATATAGAAATATGAGCAATGATTCTACTATGTCTAGTTGGACAAAAATATTAGAGAGACCTGTTTCTTCTACTATGTCTACAACTTATGTAGATACTGGTTTTAAATCACTATCTGGTACTAGAGCAAACTATAAGTTAATCTTTGAAGACGAATATGGATGGGTACAAGAAGATTCAAATGCTAAAATTTTAACTTTATTTAAAAATAATAATCCGACTTTTGCTGGAGGTAACTCTTTAAAAACTTTGAGAGTTTCTTCTACTGGTTCTCCAACTATTAAAATATATAATAATGAATCTCTTGATATTTCTTGGATTAAAACTAATGGAGATAGTGATGATGACGCAATTTTAATACCCCCACCTGGCGGCGAGGCCACGCCAAGTTATATGAGTACTCCAAATAAATTTAAAATCAGTTTAGTTTTTGAGGAAGACCCTTTTCTTTCCCTTGAAGGCGGTTTCCCTAAAGACACTTCTGGTAATGATATTAAAGAAATTGTTCTTATTGCTGAGGCAAAAGCAACTGAATATGATTCAACTTATAATAGACAGACTTTATATTTTTCACCAGATTTATTTAGCAATTTTAGCAATATTAGTAAAAGACAACAATATTCAAAAGTAACTATTCAAGTAGAAGCTGAGGATACTTTTGGTAAAAAGAGTACGAATAAACTATCTACTCCTATTGTTTTAGATTTTAGACAAAAACCTGTTTTTGATACTGATTCTACTTTATACACTATAAAGGATTATACAAATAATCAAGCAATTATTAAATTAGGAGAAACTGTTCCATCTGGCTCTCAGCCAGCTTATACTTCTGATGGATTTTATATGATAAATTCTGGAGAGCAGCTTCAGTTTAGATTTCCTAAAGCAACAAGTCCAAATGCTCCCAGCTCTGGAGAGGATGGAATTTATTCCTATTTAATATACTACGCAACATCAACTAGTACAGTTACTAATGAAAATTTCAGACTATTAAAGGAAATTCCAAAATCAAGTCTTATTCCTGACGGAAATTATTATATATATAATCATATAGTTAGTAATTACTCTGTCAATAATTTTGTAAAATTTGCAGTTTCAGCAAAAGATAGCGGATATGGTAAAACAGAAACCGAAAAAAGAGAAACGGCTCTAGAAAGCAAACAAGTTCCTTTTTCATATACAATGATGATTTGTAGAGCTACTAACCCCAGTATTTCTTTAAATTCACTTGATTTCGATACTGCGGCGACAGAAGAGAACGCAAGAGTTAAAGTTAATTTCACTATTTCGGACATAGGAGGAAGTAAAAGTCCAAACGGTAATGGAGAGGATATTAGCTCTTATTGGACTTATCGAAATTTTGAAAGATTTTCTACCGGAAAATTCTTTGAACTTTCTTTATTGCTATCTGAGACAGAAGATTTTACCAGTCCAACTTCTTATATATTAGATGTTCAAAGTGAAAATAGTTCCGCATATCCTCCAGAACCGGGACAGAAGTCTGATGATGAAAAGAATTTTGCATATCCTTGGTCTAATTATGAAGCAGAAACTTCTTCATCTCAACTAGTTGAAACAAAGAAATCTTATTATGCTAAACTTATATTAAAAGTTGGACATAATATCAATTCGACTTTAGATTTGGAAAACAGTTATTTATATGCAGAAACCCCAGTAACATTTTTAAGAAGTTTAAGAGCTACTTTATCAATTAGAGATAAGAAAATTGGGATAAATACAAAAGAGCCTGAATATACTCTCCATGTATCGGCAGGAAGTGGTTCTTCTAATACCGAAGACCAAAATACAGATAACTATGTTCAATTTGACTCTGGAATTGAAGGAGACCAAGTTATCCGTTTTGACTTGCTAACAGGACATATGGTTCTTGGTATTATAGACTGTGGAAGAATACTTTAAAACTTGACTTTATTATAAAAGTCTGGTATAATATAATTACAGAAAAGATTAAAAGGAGCGTTGACTATCTAATGAAAGTTAATATGAATACTGCATTACAGATTAAAGGAATCGGTGCTACCGTTGTGGATGCTAAAATGCCCACTAAAACAGCTTACAAATTTATGAAACTGCTTAAAGCCATTGAAACAGAAGAGGCTTTCTTCAATGAGAAAATGAGAGATATTATTTTTGAATTTGGAAAGAAAGACGAGAATGGCCAACCAATCTTCTTAGAGAATGGAAATGTTGAGATTATTGAGGGCAAAGAAGTTGAGTGTAATGAAAGAGTAAAAGAATTGGAAGATATTGAAGTAGATATTCCAGATACTAAATTTACTCTTGAAGAACTCGAAGTTTTAGAACTATCGCCTCGTGATATTTATGCACTAGACCCTGTAATCGAATAAGCTCTAGAAAAATAAGTACCCTAACCTAATGGTTAGGGTATTTTTTTATATAAAGTTGAAAATTGGAAATTTTTTTATAGTGATACCCAATTTTTTGTAAAATTTCTCCCAGTTTTTCACTAATATCTGGAAGGAAAAATAAAATTGAGGTGATTAAATGAACTATCCGTATTTTGGACAGACTGGACAGGGTGCAACTTCCGTTCCTCCCTCAAATCAGCCAACGAATGTCCAGCAGGTCACGCCGCAACAGAATCCACAGTTTTTAATGAATAACCAGCAATTTCAGGGAAATCAGATGAATCAGCCACTCTTCCCGCAACCAACAGGAAGTGTTTATAGCCTTAATACCGCGTAATATAAAGGGAAAGAGAGTCAATAGACTCTCTTTTTCTTTTACCATTCTATCATAGTATTATTATGAAAATTTTGTTCCGCTTCATATTTTCCGATACAAATGGCATCAGCTTCGTCTTGAGTAACACTAGTGTCATACCATTCTTTAATAAGAAGTTGAGCACTCCTTTTCTTATCTGTTCTTGTCCTTCCTTTTACTCCACAATATGCTCGCCAAGTAGCAGCATGGACAATATCGTTTTTAATATTGTTAATATAAAAGAAATTTAAAAGAACTCCTTGTAAATGAGCTAGAGCTTTATAAGTAGTTACTCCTTCAACATTATTACCATCTTTTGCTCCAAATTGTTGAAGTTGTATATCTTCGATAACTACTCTATCAGGTTGCCACATATCGACCATACTAACAACCCATTGTCTAACGGTTTCTATTTTTTCTATTAGAGTGGCTTGATTAGATTGAAAAGTTCCACATTGAACAAGCTCTTTATCATCAAATACAGCCCAGCCGCTAACATTTGTAGCTTGGTCAAGAGCCAATATTCTTGTTGTTCCGCTCTTTCTTGGAACAACTTTCATCTCAGAAGATTTTAGAGGATTTTTACTGCAAACTGGACACTCATGGTATACTCTCCATTTTCGATAAGTTAAGTATACTTTATGATTTTCTGGACAAATCATTTCTAACTCTGTATCCAAGTTGTGATATTGCTCCGATAATAATTTCCACTCTCTATCCTCCAACTCCTTTCTAATATCTTCTATTTTGAATTTCACCTAATCACTTCCCGCTATGGCCAAATCCGCCGCCCCTATTTTCTCCAATATCAGCCACGCTTTCTACTTTCTTAAATTTAATCATTGGAGCTGGCTCAATAACAAATTGAGCAATTCTATCTCCAGTACGAATACCATAAGGAGTATCGCTAGTATTATGCAGAATAATTCCGACTTCATTACGATAACCAGTATCAATAGTTCCAGGAGCATTTGCAACTCTAATACCTGTTTTAGCGCTCATTCCACTTCTAGGTCTTACGCTAATCATCCAACCTGCGGGAATAGCTACTTTAAGTCCAGTAGGAATAATTTTTGTTTCTCCTGGAGCAATTAAAGTATCTTCAACAGCATAGACATCGCATCCAGCATCGTCTGGATTTGCATAAGTAGGCTCTTTTGCATTCTCATGGCAAAATTCAACTGCTACAACAACAGAATCACGATAACCAATAGAATTTAGGATATTCTCCATAGATTCAATTAAGAGAGATAGAAAATCTAGTTTCTCTGCACTCAATTCATCTTTTATTTCTTCTCTTAAATCTTTAAAAGAATTGATTGCTTCTAGCTTTTCTTTTGCAGAAACTCCTTGCTGAAAAGCCTCTTTTTCAAATTCTCCATTTTTTACTGTTTTAATAAACTCCTCTTTCATTTGAGGATATACCATTTTAAACATTTCATCGGGCATATCAAAAATATAAGCCAAGCCTGCGGCAGTATTTTCCACATCTTTCTCTGAATTTAACTTATTTCCTTGCGTATCAAAAATATCAGCCATTCTCTTTACCTCTCTATTAAATATTATCCCAAACGGTTCCGTAAATTTTCACAACTTTTACAATCCATGCTTCATCAATTACTTCCCCTTTTGCTTTCTTTTCTTTATAAGTATATCCGCAAGAACCCACACTATATCCTTTCTCTGCGGCTTCACTACGAAATTTTTCCATAGCTTCCTTTGCTTCAATTTCACTATCTACACGATATTCTTCGGTTTTCTTTAGTAGTCTCATTTAATTTCTCCTTAACAGATAGTCTTATTAGAATCATAGGTCGGCGCGCCGCCAGTCCCGTTAGTAATATTAGGAGTAGTTACATATGGATAAGACCAGGCGTTTCTTCCCTCTTTATATCCTTCATTATACCCTTCTTTATGTCCTTCGTCATAAGTTTCATCTAAAAGCTTTTCTAGCTCTTCTTTTGTAAACTGAAAAACATATTTTCCTTCTTGAAAAATAGGAATAAATAACTTATGCTTCATTCTCATTTCCTCCAATATTATAACATATCAATTCTTTTCCATAAGGTAGTCCTTCAATCATATGACAAAAATCATGCCATTCATCTAATTTATGGTTACGGCGCGAAAAGTAAATATTACGCAAAACTTGATAATTAGCTTGCCAAGTAAACTTTTGATTATAGGAAGAGGGAAGAAGTTGAATCATTTGCCACCAGTATTTTTTATCTTTTGTTTTAAGGTAATGTTCTCTCGCACTATTCAATGCAGTTAATGTATGAGTAAGAACAGCTGAATAGTTATAACATTCCTTAAGAGTATCCTCAATATCATAGAATAAATGCTCACAACTAAAATCATCTAAAGTAAATTCCTTGCTATGAATCTTATGCATTGTAGAACAACTATTTCTTACAGTTCCTACTTTGTAGGTATCTAGTTCCTTGGTAAAATACATCGGAGCAGTAATATCCATAGTAACATTAATCATTCTCATAAATTTAGAATGGTCTGTTCCTGCTTTAACAAGGGACTGCATAAGTTTCAAATCATTTTCACCTAGAATTGTGCTATTCGAGCCAAAACCAGCATTGAATATACTATCGCTCTTATCCCAACTATTCATAGGATTACGCATACCTCTTAAAGCCCCTTCAAAATTAAACACATCAATATTATCTATTTTAATCAAGACTAGCCCTCCTAATTAAATTTTCCCAAAACTTGTTCCAACCTTTTACAATATCTATATTATTTATACTATCTTGATATCCTGCGGCATATATTTCAAATATAAGTGCTTTTAATGCTTCAATTTCATTATTCATCGTTATCACTCGTTTCTTGCATATAATGACATTTTTGTAACAAATGAAGACATAATGTCATATAGTCTTTAACTTGATTTTCAGTAGGAATATCATATCCATAATTTTGACTTTGAATAAATTGTAACGTATCACATCCGCTACAAGAGCCATAATATACGCTTGTATAAACATATTCTTTTACGATAGGTTGATAAGAATTTTTATGAAGAATAAAAATTTGAGTTCCTTGATAATTTCCATCATCAATAGTAATTATATTATCTGTATCAAAAACATCAAATTCCCGTTCTTCGTTCGCATTTATAATAATATTAAATAAAAGTTTAACCAAATCTTCATAACTATAATAATCGTCTTGCTTATGGGTTTTAATAAAATCTTCTAATTTATCTTTATTCTTATCCCACTTTTCTACAAATTCTTTAATCATATTTATTTTCTCCTTTCTTTATACTTATATTATACCACAAAAATAGGGATAAGTCAAATTTAGACTTACCCCTTCATATTCAATCCGTAAGAATCAGTTTCATAAAACTTTATCCAATACGATTCTCGTTCAAGGAGCTTATCTTTATTGACTTCTTCAAGCAACTCAAAAGTAAAATTTTCTGCTCCTTTTTCTTTCATTAAAGTATAAAGTTGATTTTTAGCTATTGTTCCTATTTCAAGAGAACTCTTAATATGCTCAGACCATCTATTAGCAACGTCAACAGATTTTCCAATATAAGTTTTATTGTTCTCTACACAAGTTATTTTATATATTCCAGAAACTTTCCTAGTTCCAAATATTCTTCCTATTAAATCTTTATAAGGAACTTGATAATAGGTTGACCATATTAGCTTATTTAATACTTCTTTATTATGAAGTTTAGGCTCAATTAGTCTTAATTGTTCAATATCCATCTTATCATATTGTCCTATTTGAAGCATATAGAAATTTCTATTTGTTTCCATTTCTTCTTGCCGCTTTTGGTCATCAATTATCGCTCGGCGGGCAGCTTTGAAAAGGTCTAATTCAGATTTAATTTCGTTAATTTCTTTACTATATTTTAATCTATTTTCTTGATAATTTGCGTTTAATTCAGAGTCTGCCTTGAGAAGCTTCCGTTTGATTTCCTCTAGTCCATTTTCGTAGCAAATTTTTAATTCTCTTTCTTGTGCTTCTTTCATACTCGCAGTCAAATTATTAAAGGCTAATGTTGCTTCTTCTGTTTGTTTCTTTAAATTTTCCCATTTTTCTTTAGCATTTTCTATCTTTTCATGATAGTTATTGAGAATATCCATTTCTGCTTTCGCTATATTATTATTTATTTGTTGATTTATTTTTCTTTTTACAAAATATCCTATAATAATTCCAGCTCCAAAGGCTAGAATAAAGGTTAGAATAATAAGTAGTTCCATTAGCTACTCCTTAGATGAATTCAGTTGCTATTTCATCTGCGATTCCCAATTCTATCGCTTCATCAGCAAATAGCCACCAATCATCTTTTATATGCTCGTTATACTGTTCTTCAGTAATTTTTGTATATTTTAAAGTAAATTCTTTTAGCTTTTGTCTTTGTTTTTTATAAAAATCTGCTTGATTTTGAAATTTATTTGCATCACCACTAACACTACCATTTCCTTCATGGTAAAGGAAAGATGAAGTAGGATAAGCAATTCTTTTATGCCCGCAGATAAAGATGAAGAATCCTCCGCTATAAGCACAACCTATATTTATAGTCCAAACAGGAGTTTTTGATAATTTGATTGAGTCCATAATAGTAAAAGTAGAAGTAAGATATCCACCTGGAGAATCAATATATACTTTAATTGGTTCTCTTTCTTCAATAGGGATTTCGTTTTCTTCATCATACCTGTTCCAAAAACGAATTAAACTTTCTGCAACTACTCCAGATTCTTCATCAATTTCTTCAATAATAATTGTTCTATTTAAAGTATCTGCAATTTCAAGAATCTTATTAAAATCTTTTACATCTTTTGTGTCTAAGAAATCTCTTACTGCTTTCTTAATAGGGCCGCAAGGCTTCTTCACAGGAGTCATATCTGGTATATCTTCGATTTCTGGAATATTCATACTTTCAAATCTAAAACTGTTAATTTTATCGGCTTTAATTACACTAGCTTTTCTCTTCATTTATTACTCCTCGGATTTATAGCAATATTCGCAAAACCCTTCATGATATTTATGATTACATTCATCTTGTAATTTTCCAATTTCTCTTTGTAGTTCTAAAACTATATTATTAAGAGTAAATTTACTCGGAGATAGAATTTCTTCTATTTGCTTATTAAGAAAATCAATTCTATCTTTTCTTTCAATATCAGTCATAATAACCATTTTCCTCCTTTGCTATAAATTTTTTGAGGAGCAATACTAATTAGCTCTCTCAAAGAAGCATCATTTTCAGCAAGACTATCTAAAAAGATTGTAGTTTTTTTCTGACCTTTCCCAAAAAGATATTCTCTAAAAGTAAATTTTCCGAATCTGCCATTACTCCATAATATCAGATTCTTATATAACATTTTAAAGTTTTTATCTTTTGGTTCTCTCTTACATTCAAATTTAATTTTGAAGTTCCCTGTCATTACATAAATTATTCTGTTTAGAGAGTTTCTAAAATCAGATTTTAGAAAATTATCAGTATAAGTCTCGCTTTTATCATTACACATTAGAATTACTGGTTTACACACAAATTCTGTAGATTTTCCACAAATTTCTTTTAATTCTTTATTCAAAATTATTTTATTGTATATAAAACGATTTTCACTATGGCTCCATTTCTTTTTGCACCATTTTTCAATTTCTGAAAAATCACTAGAATATTGAGGATAAATAAGTTTAGCTTTTTGTTTTTTCCCCAAAACAATATTATCTATTGCTTCGTCGGCGCCTTGAATAAGAAATATTCCAATATCATAAATATAAATAAGATTTTCAGTTCTCGCGCTGTCTCCAATAAAACCTTTTGATGGGTCTAAATTACAAGCCTGTCCATTTGAAGATAATCTAATAAAAGAACTTTTTAATAGTCTTCTCTGTAAATCTTCATATTTTTTCTTTCCTATAAGTATCTTTCTAAAGTAAGAATTATAAATAGAAATGTCTGGAACAGAATCTTCTATTTCTTCGGCTAAAGGAACATATATTCCATTAGTAAAGGCAAGGCCGCCGTATTCACATTTATCTTCTAAAAAAAGTTCTGAAAGATAATCTCCATCATTCATATCTTTTCTAAGAATAATTTTATTATATCTTTCTATTTTACTAGGGTCTAAAATAAAAGAAACATAATTTTTATTTTTTTTATAATAAGTTGAAAGTTTCATTATCTCTAAATTAGGAAGAAAAGAATTTGGAGAAGAAAGAGCATCTTGGTCTAATAATCCTATATCCATTACTCTTCCTCCGCTCTATGAGTTACTAATACTAATTCATTTCCATCTACTTCTTTTATTAAATCTATTGGTTCTTTATAAATGCTATTTTTATAGATTTTAGGAATAAAGTTATCTCCTCTTCTTATTCCAGTAATCATAAGTTTATTACCTCTTGAGAACCATGACCTTTCAATAATTTTCTTGCGGCCATCCGCCAGTTTCTGACTTATCTGTTTATCATACTTTGCAAATTGAGCTTGATAGATTTTAACATTTACAACTCCATAATTTGTCAATAGAGTAATAGAGTTTTTTGTTTTATTTTTATCTAAAACAGTTCCTGCTATCCTATGGAGCTTAAATAATGGGACATCTCTTCCGTTCATTACTATAACTCTATCTACTTCCGGCTCTTCTGGTAGTTCTGTAAAATCACAAATATTATAAGCACTTTCGTCAATGTCCGCTAGCTCATGCTCATGGTAATAAAAACTAATACTATCCATTTCCCACTTACTGATACTTCCGCCGCAATATTTAGACCAGTTTTCATCAAATAATTCTGAATTTAATTTATTTAATAGTTCAGTAGAATTGGTTTTTATATATTCTCTTACTACATCCATCTGTTTCTTATAAATTTTATCCCAATCTTTTTGAGCTATTAAACAAGTATCTTCTTCATACCATAGTAAATCTAAATCATAATTATCTTCATAGAATTTGTAAGCAATTTCATCAAGATAATAATTATCCCCTATTTTACATTTTTTAAGATACTTATTAAAATTAAATACCCGGCGCTCAAAATCAAGTTCTTCTGGAATTAACCTATGTTCTATTAACATTTTCATATTTTGAAGAGTTAGTCTTTGTTTTTTCTCTGTTATTAAATCAATATATTTATACATAACTTCTTCTCTTGATTTGCCAAATTTATCAAAAGCACCAGATTTAATTAGACTTACCATTTGAGGTTTATTTACTTTTACTTTTGACAAGAAATCGTTGATTGAACTATAAGGTCTTTTACTAATTATTTCGTTAACTAGTTCATTACCTATTCTGTTAATTCCTTTTATTCCATAAATTATAGTATCTGTATCGACGTCTGGTATGAAAGTAAATGATGATTTATTTATATCTGGCGGCGAAACTGAAATTCCTGCGTGTTGCATTGTTCCGATTGCTGTTGAGATTTTCCCGTAGTTTGTATTTCTTGCTTTTTTCTTTTTCTTTGTAGTATCTTCTTCGCCACTATCTTCATCATCTTCCTCTGCTTCCGATTCATCATCATTATCATCATTTCTATTTGATACTGATATAAGTTCGGATACACGGTTTTGATTGCTCTTGTTATCGTCATCTTCTTCATCCTCTGCATCTTCATTGCCACCACTATTGGTGATAAGACAAGCGCAATTCCAATAAATACTTGGATATTCAGTTGCAAGAATAAGAGTTTGAATTCCAACAAAACTATAAGCTAATGAGTGGGGTAGGGCACTTTACCGCACTTAGTTTCCTAAGCTATTTCTATTGCGGTCTGGACTATACCATCTTCTTAATTAGTTAAGAAGTCTCCATTATAGTCTCTGAACATCTTTCTAAATTTTTCATACTTTCGATTCATGCCATAAGGTTTATTATATACTAAAGCTAAAATCTTCAGCATGTTATCTTTTTTATAAGTTTCAACACTATAGATATTGGTTTTTCTTTGATGTATTGATATATCAATACAATATAATTTATCCTCTAAAGTTTCTTTTATCCATTGAGCGAATTCAAAGGACATAGTCGTAATTCTAATTCCAAAAGTTTCATTTGTTATATTTATTTCTCCATCTCCATCTATAATTCCTCTGATTATATATGGGATATATTTTTCTTCTTCGGGTAATAACCTAATTTTTGGAATTATATGAGTTTTATTTTCTACTACTCCAAATCTTGAAAGATTTGACTTTAATTCTTTACTATTTAGATAAAGTCGATGTCTTTTTTTCTTAGAAATAATTTCTTTATTATTATATTCATGAGAACGGTTATTATCATCATAAGTAGTATAGTTTTTTCCTATTATTTCAGATAAAAATTTAATACAATCTTCATCCGTTAAATCTATACCAACCGCATTTTCAGATTTAACAACATAACCGTCTGTAAGCATTAAACCTAAAAAATAAGCATCGAATTCACTAGATATTTTTTCTAATTTATAATCATATCCTTTTTGAACTACTCGTCTATGAGCTTTTATATCATCCCATTCTTCTGGATAATATTTCTTTACTTTATCTGTTATAGATTTTCGAGTAGAATAACCATATTTTTTTACAAGTTGTTCTATTGGAATTCCCTCAATATATTCTTTTGCGATTTGTTTTTCTTGTTCTACACTATATTTTTTGGCTCCCATTGATATCACCTCTAAATATAAGTGTAATCTTTAGTGTGAAACTTTACAATTTTGTATTCAAAAAGTTAGAAATTTTGCTGCGGATTATCCAATCCTTGACGATTTTACCATACCTTGGTCATTACCCTCGCCGCAATTATATTACTATAATTGTTTGGTTGTCAAGGCTCTAAGGAACTTCCCGCAATTTCGGAAATTTATCACTAAATATCACTATTTAGGTCGTCTGCTATTTTAAACGAATAACCCATCTGCGGCCCCATTGTTGTTTCCCAAACATATTCACCAAAATTATGATTAGGACAATTATTTAAAAATTGCTCTTTGAGTTCAGGTATCTGATCCATCTTCTTCTTTGCAACAACTTTTCTTGCGTTATTTGCTTCTTTTAAAGTAAAATGAGCAATATCCTTGTCCATACATACTAACATCAAATCTTCTTGAAGTGCTGGAACTCCTTTTCGAGGAAGATAATATCTTTCAAGAACTTTTATTTCATTCTCTGATAAACCTCTATTCCTAACCTCACTATACCATTCATTCATATTGTTTTTTAAACGAACATAACGGTCAAGAGGTCTTTCTTTATCTTTTTCTCCCATCAATCTCATAAGAGCATTTGCCATTGTCATTTCAATAGGATTTTCTGCTTTAATAAGTTTTGCTGCTTGAAGTCCAACGTCACTATTAAACTGAAAGACATCAAGAACTGTTCCAGCCGCGAGAGCTTCCCACACTTTTTTATCATTAAGATTGATAACTTCTGGATGAAGATATTTCTCATAGATTTCTCTTAAAGAATTACACTCTTTAAAATATCCATCTTGTTTTAAAAGATTCAAAGCGTTTGTAATTTTGTCACAAATTTCCGTTACTAGAAAGTCAAATTTGGTATCTCCTAATGCTTCACTCTCATGCAAAGCAAATTGAGTTGTTAAATCTCCATTTGGACTTCTCATTAAAGCATTAGTTTCAAAAGGAGAATTATTATAAAGAATAACACCACTTGCATGTTGACTTCTTTTATTAACAAGTCCTTCAATTGAAAGCATAATATCTAAAAGACCATCATACTTGTTTACTTCTTCTAAGAAAGCCTTAATAGGTTTTCTTTCTTTTTCTTCATTTCCGTTAATAACATCATCTAGCGGCCATAAGAATCCTCTTTCTTGAGGAATAAGTCCGGTCATATATTGAGCAATATCAACATCAATACCGTTAGGATATTCAAATTCTCCGTTTTCAAGAGTTTTTCCTCTATATCCTCGACAAGAAGTAAGAATTGCACTTCTAGTTCCTTCTGTCCCAAAAGTACAAACTTGAACTAAATTAAGTTCTCCTCTCTCTTCTCTAATTCTTTTAAAGATTAACTTTCTCTTACTTGGGCTTAAATCAGTATCAATATCAGGAAGTTCAACTCTTTCTTTATTTAAGAAACGCCATTCCATAAGTTCCCATTTAATAGGGTCTAACTGAGTAATACCAAGTAAGTAATTAGAAAGGAAACAGACTGAAGAACCACGACCAGGGCCACTTAAACTGCCACATTCCCAAAACAAATCAATATAGTGTTGAAAAGTATTAAAATAAGCAAATAAGCAGTTCCCTAATTTTTCACTAATAGTCTTAATGATATCTGCTTCTATCTCTATGCGGTCAATATATCCGTCTTTACCAAAGAGATCTTTAGTTATTAGCCCTTCAAGGCACTGGTTTATCCAATATCTCTCTTGAATATTATCAGATAATAGTAAATACTTAATTGTTTTCCAGTTTGAATCGAGTTCATCTCTATAACTATTATTAACCCCAAAATAAGAAAGAGTTTTTGGATAATCTTTTACATCCACCATAGGAATAATAGGGTTGTGAAAAATATCATATTTTTCTACTTTATCAAATATTTCCATGGTATTGCCGCACAGTTCACTAAACTCTTCTTCATTATAGAAAGGATAAAGATTGTCAAAAGCTTCTTGATTATCCATTAAGTGGGCCGCACCATAGAATCCATCGACTTCTCTTTCTCCATCTTTAGAGTTAAGATAAGCTTTATGCATTGGTCTGTCTTTTGCTGTTAAATAATGAGCGTCAGTTGCAAAAATCATTTTAATTCCGAGAGCTTTTGCTATATCTTTAACTCTATTATTAAAAGTTATTTGCTCTTTTGAATCTGCATTTGGAGCAATTTCAATATAAAAATCTTTTCCAAAAAGGTCAGTACAATACTTTAAAAAACTGACAATTTCTCCTTTGATAGAGTTAATTTCATCATTATTTTTATTTCTTGCACTTTCTGCTTTTGTTAAAGCTAAAACAAGATTGGGCAGCTCGCCGCCGAGGCAAGCAGTAGTTGCTACTATATGGCCTTTATTCTTTTCAATAATTTCTTTTAATTCCGATTTAAGAGTTGGAACTCTTTCCATGCCTCTATCATAATAAGAATTATACCATGCTTTAGAAGATAATTCTCTCAACTGCCTATGACCTTCTGTATCTTTCGCAATTAAAATAAAGTGGAAATATTTTTGAGATTTTCTCCTATCATCAGTCAAATAAATCTCATTTCCCAACATACATTTAAAGTCTTGGGGGATTTCCCCCTTTTCCTTTAAAGATTTCTCTAATTGAAGCCATTCAACATGACCAGCTAAAATTTCGTGGTCTGTTAAAGCAATACCTTTTAAACCTAACTTTGCTGCTGTTAAAATCAAATCTTTTGGCCTATTTATGCTATCAAGCAAACGGACGTTAGAGAAATGACTATGACTATGTGTTTCACATCTAGGAATCTCATTTATATTCATAAAACATCCTCCTTATAAGTCATTTCATACCAAATTTGCTCGAAAGTTGAATAAGCTATTAAATCTGAGTAATCTTGAAAAACTTCTTTTTTATCTTTACCATTCTTTTTCGCAATTCTAATTTCTAAAATTTGATTTTTATTTAACAAAGAGCATCCATTGTTTTCTCCGCAATTAGTTTTTCCGAAAGTAGAATGCCATTCTTTATTTTCTTTAGAAAAAACTTCTGGCATTATATCTTTCCAAGTAATTCCAGTCCAAACCTTACTAAAACCTCCAAAAGATATTTTATCTTTAAATTTTTCATAACTATCTTTTTTCTTTATATGATTATTATAATCTTGTCGGATTAAAATAACATCTTCTTTAGTTAATCTAGCTCTGCCGTTTTTCTCTCCTGAACAATGTCCTTTTAAACTACCACATTCTCCACCTAAAGTTTCGTTATAACCAGAAACAGAAGAATCAAAATATTTTATCCAATATTTCTCTCTTTCATAAATTTCTGATTTAGGCAACTCTTCTAAAATTTCAAAAACAAAATTTTCAATTCCATATTTACGAAAATCTTGATAGAGATATTTATTATATTCTTTGTTTGAGGAATTAAGATAATTTATTTTATGTTGTTTCCATCGTTTCTCAATATCTAATGATACTCCTATATAAACTTTATTATTTACTTTATTAGTGATTTTATAAATTCCTATCATTTTTCTCACCTTCTTTCTTATATTATAACATATTATTATAATAAAGTCAAGAATTGAAGGTTTATCAGTTTAAGTTTTATTCTGGCAATATTTCTGTTAGTTTCGCACCGTGTTGCATTGCGGAAATTACTCTAGCCATACAGTTAGGACATAAATCTATAGGATAATCATCATCTTCCATTTGTCCTGCGGCATCACATTTTCTTCTTTTAAAGACATAAATTCTCTTTATATTTTCTTTATCTTTCTTACAAAAATCACAGTAAGTTTTCTCTATAACCATAAAATTTCTCCTTAAAAATCAAAAACAGGATTTCTTAAATTATAATCTTCAATAAATATTTGTGGTTTTGTTGTACCTTGCCATTCGTTAAGATTTGCTCTACCAACAATAGTAAGTTCAATCTCTTTCATTTCGTCTAATTCTTCTTTAAAAGCATCAGCAGAAAATTTTAAATAATCAATCCCGGCATAAGTAAATTTTATTGTTGCTGGAGACTTAGTATCGTAAACTGTAATATCACTTCTTTTTAATCTAATATTTTCGACGGCTATTAAAGGTTCTTCGTTATCTTTCCCCCAAATATCAGGAAATTTAGTCAAATCCAAAACAGCTTCAGCTATTTTATCTCCTTCTTCCGCTTTGAAAACAAAATCAACCTCATAGACTCCTTCATTAAAATTAACATCAGCTAGCTCTTTATTAGCATAGTTGATAAATGGTTCTAATTTCTTTCTTTCAATAGAAACACCATGAGCAGCTGCGTGTCCTTCAGCATATTCAAAGTATCCACTATCAATAAAGAATTGTCTTAAATCTTTTAAAGCACTTTTAGTATCTCCACGAGCACTTCCTCTTAAGAACCCTTCATCATTTTCTCTTGCTACAATTACTGGCTTTTTATATTTAGCCATCAGTTGCATCGCAACAAGACCGGTAAGAGTAGAATCAATATCTTCATTATCTACTTCAACAAAAATAATCTTATTTTCATCAAGGCCATTTTTAACAATCTTCATTTCTAGTTGCTCAATCGCTTTATCTTTAGCTCTATTTTGTCGTCCTCTCGCATTTACGCAGTTACGAGCGTTCTGTTCACCAAGTGATTCGAATTGCCCCTCAACAACTTTATTTCTGCTAATTTTTGGAACCATTCTCTTTCCGTCAATGAGAGAGAGAAATAAAGTTTCTTTTTCTGATTCTCTTCCGACTCTAATAACTGCGTTAATTAGAGGGGCAATATAGAATGAAACTGTTATTGGAGTAATATGGTCTTTATCTTTAATTGAGAAAGATTGTTTATTTATAATCTCCTCAATACAATTATTTTTAATATTACTTAATCCTTTTGATACGATATATCTATTTTCAATGGTTGTCATGGTCATCATGTCGCCGACGATACCTACGGCGGCCAAATCCATATAATCGTCTGCTTTTTGAATACCTAATTTATCATCAAGAACTTCAAGAAATTTATATACTACGCCTGCGCCAGAAAGTCCTTTGTTTGAATAATTTTCTGATAACTGATTATTTACTACAATAGCATCTTCGCTATATCTATCAGTTTCATGGTGGTCAAGCACAATAATAGGAATACCCATATTTGCTAATCTTTTATGATATTCATAATCATTACTTCCTGCATCTGGAATAATCATAAGGTCTATTTTTTCTCTAGAATTTTCAATATTATCAATCATATCTTCAAGTCCATGCTGTTTACCTGAATGAATATGATAAGAAAGTTTTGCTTCTGGATACTGTTCTTTAATGTAATTCCAAAGCATTGCAGATGAAGTATATCCATCTTGGTCACAGTCTACAATAAAATGAATTTCGCTAGTTTTATCTTCTAGTTTTTCTAGTAGTAGGTCAGCCGCTTCGGAGATATTATCTAAATCATATGGATTGCATAAATCTTCTGGCTTTGGATTTAGATATTCTAAATAATTATCTATTCCTCTTAATCTCAAAAGAGATTCTAAGAAATTCTCTTTTATTATGTGGTTACAATTATATTTCATTAGTTCAACATACTCCTAAAATGAATTCTTTGGTCATATAATTGAAGAAAGATATTTTTTCCTCTATCTATTGGAGAATCTTTTAATTTTAATAAATTTTCTTTATCAAACAAAAATGAAAAATTGCAATAATTTTGATACTTTCTACAAATACTTTCTAATTTATTAAAATATTCTCTTCCCTTTTCATCATTATATCTTTCAAATTCTTTATCAAAGGCTATTATAATCTCATCTAATTCAAAATTTTTTAGAAGAATATTTAATTGATTTTTATTAAAGGCACTTCCACAAACAGCACAGCTAATATTATCTTCAAACATTCTATCATACTTTAAACAAGATTTTTCGCCCTCAAAAAGAATTATCTTTTTCTTCTTTTTTATTCCCTCTTTACTAACATTAAGCCCATAAAGATTTTGTGATAAAGGAAAAGAATACCATTTTCCTTCTACCTCAACAGGCATATATTTACCAAATTCTTCTATCTCTCTTTTATTAAGACTTCTTCCTCTTATTCCAATTAACTGTCCACTAATATTATAATGAGGAATAATAATTTTATTTCTGGATATTGAATATAAAATATTATATTTATCCATACTTTCTCTTGATATGCCTTCTGCTATCCATTCTACCGGATAATGTTTATCAAAAACTCCTAATACCTTATCATCAAATATTTCTAATTCTCTTTGTCTATTTTTCTTTTTATATTTATCAGATGTACTTTTATATCTCTTTTCCCCAAATTGATATAAAGAAGAATCAATACCGGTTTTTTCAAGAACAAGATTTACTATTTCGGAAAATCTGATTTCTCTATTTTGAAGAGCATAAACTTTTTCAATAAGAGTATAAATATTAAAAGATTCTCCGCAATCCGTATAGCAAGTAAATAACCCAGTATTCTTATAATAATATAATTTCATACTAGCATCTTCTGAATTTTCATTATGACAAATAGTAGGAAAAATAATATAATTTTCCTTATCATCGTATCTATCTGCTCCGAGACTAGTAACAAGAGTGATAATATTTTCAGTAGTTAAACTTTTTTGTAGCTCATATAAGTCTAACTTTTCCAAATCTTATCTCTCCTTTCTTAAAATAATAAACCTGCAAATACTGGCCTTTCTGAAATAATATCTTTAAGGTCAGAATTTCCTAATTCCTCAACATTTAATTCTTTTTCCTCTAAAACTTCTTCTAATGTTTCTGTGACTTCGCCAGTATTAAGAAGTTGTATAATAGAGTCATATTCACCAATTCTATCTTCATCAAATAAAATTCTGATTGTTTGAAATCCATCTATTTCTTTAAAGTTTGCGTCTGTTATAAATAGGTCTTGTTTTCTACAAGTTCCTAAATCCATATAACTCCAAATACGAACATCGTTATATCGTCCTCTTCTTACTTTATAAATATCAGTTACCTGATTAGGTTTAATACCTCTTTTTTTAATAAGAATATCTAAAGTCGTAAGTTCATCCTGTGTTACTTTCATTGTAATACATCCGACATCAACTTTATCTGCTATGCTTTTTGCTCCGCGCAAACAAGTCTGATTTTTTATTCCCTTTTTATCATCCAATTCTCCATTGACCTGAGTAGCTGACATAATAAATACATCTAGTTCGGCCGCAAGGTCTTTAAGTGTAGTTGATAGCATCATTAAAACTACCGTATTATCCAATATTTCTATTGGTACTGACTATCTTTTAATCACTATGTGACTATAGCTCTTTCCAATCTCGTATCAATAGAGATTGTACTTCCCTTTGAAAAGGAATAGTCGATACAGGCTTCAAAATATTAAAGTAATTGGTTTTATTTTGTAATATTCTGATTCATCTATTGAAATAAATTTAATTCCGTGTGCCTTCCAGTTTTTAGCAACAGCTTGTCTAACGCATCCAGAACCCCATCCGTATTCTTTATCAAAAGAAGATTGATTGTGATGAACTTTTATTATTTCTTCTTTTTCATTCAGCTGGGCTGTTGGTTTAAATTTTGTTCTTTTTGGCTTCCATTCTTTCTCAAAATTGAGTAACTGATTCTCTTCTATCCAATAATATCCAGAACCTTTAACTTTTTCTTTTATGCTTCTAGATATATTGGCTTGAGATAATCCAGTTAATTTTTGAGCTTCTTTTTGTGAATTAAATTTATTTATTACTTTAAAAACATTCTCCTCAATTTCTTCTAATTGATAAATATTAGGAACTGAATCTTGTTTTGTTTTTATCATTTTTTCTTTTATTTCTTTAGAATACATAGGATTTATTCGACCACCTGGAGCAATATTATATAAATTTTCACTATTTGAAATTAAATAATGCTCTCTTTCGTATCCTTCTTCTAAAGAATTATAATCACAAGATTCTATCAAACTAAAAACAAAATTTTCTTCTCCAAATAAATTCCAATCTTTTTGAAGATTATAATTAGGATGTTTATTTTTATTTAATAAATTTTTATGTTCTTTGAATCGAATATTGGCTTCTTTTTCTGTTATTCCAATATACTTTTTATCATTTTTAATGTTAATTATTTGATAATAATTAAATTTCATTTATCATCACCATCCTTACATATATATGTAGTTTTTGTGATGAATTACTTCAATATTTTGATTCCCACGGGATTACCATATCTTTCGACTTAGGCTTCCCCGTTAGCTACGGCGCGGGCGCCGTAACCCCGCTGATAAGCGGTAAAGCTATATAAGAGGACATAACGTTTGTCTATCCTCGCGTATTTTTAAATCTCTAAATTCACTTAGAAGTCCTGGACTAGAGAAAATATAATCATAAAAAACATTTTCAATTCCTTCAATTAAACAGAATTTTCTAATATGTGTTTTTACCTCATTTATACTTGGGTCTGGAATTTGAGAAATAATAAAATTGTCTTCATAAATATCCATTAACTTCATTGCTTTTTCTAAAAGTTCTTCTTCTTTTTCATTAAAATTACCATAAAGAATTTTCTCTTCATTTATTCCAGTAAGATAGGCTAAAATCATAGTTTGAATTTCATCTGGCTTCTGCTCTGTTCCAATGTAAAGAATTTTCTCACAACTTCCAGTATTCTCCCAAAGTTCTGTTCTTGAATTGTACCTAATAGGATAAGCTATATAACAAGCATCTCCTACCATACTTCTTGTCTTCCCAGTACCAGTGCCGCCGGAGCGAATATAAAATTTTCCTCGTCTTGCTCCTCTAACGACAGTATTAAATATTTCCCCTTGGCAATTTACTCCAATTTCAGGAGTTGTCTTGAGTTTCTTAATTAAGTCTCGAACTCCATCATTTGCTTTTAAAGTTTGTGTATTTGATTTCTTTGCGTATTTTGACTCTGTTTTTGCAACATCTGCTTTAACGCTACTAAAAATATCTTGAACAGACATTTTCTCGAACTCATTTAGTTTACTTTCTCTATCTTCATCAAGCATATTTTCTGGATAAATCTTATTAGTATTAAAACCCATAAGTTTTAAATCCCTGATAGCATTATGCTTTTTTAACTTATTATAGTAGTAGTTAAAATTCTCAAGAGTTGCTAAATCTTCTGCGTCATTTAAGTATTCAATACCATTATTTTCTGTAAATACTCCATATACAGTTTCATGACCAACTAAATAATTATCAATATCAACTACGCTGATTCTTTCTGCACCATTCTGATATAAATTATTTATTGCGGCAAAAATATATTTTTCAAAGTTAGTGGAGAAATCTTGTGGAGTTAATGAATACTTATCTACCTCTGCTAAAAGCATAGGATTTTTCATAAGAGAGCCAAATATTTGAAGAATCGTATTCTTATCTAAATTCACTCATGCGACCTCCAATACCTATAATTCTTCTAAATTATAAAGTGGTTTCTCCTTTTTCTCCATTTGCTTTTTCACCTTTATAACCACTGGCTCTTTTTCTAGCTGTTTAATAACTGTCTCCGCCACTTTTTCTTGTTTATAACTTAATTTTTGATAATAGTCCTGTGCTTCATCATATACAAAAGGAACAATTCCTATACCCTCATTTGCTTTCTTTTTAGAACCTTTCTTTACATCATAGAAATAGGTGAGAGCATTTAAAATTCCCTTATAAGTATAGTAAGGATATTTTTCTCTAAAGTTTTTTAGTTGAGAAATTATGACGGGGCCGGGTTTATTTTCGCTTTTAAACCCGAATAAATGAGCGACATATTTAAAGATTTGCTTTCTGTCTTGATATTCTTGACAGCACTTTTCATGGAAGTTCTTTTCATCAAATCTTACTGCTATGTCTTTATCAACCATTTGCTGACAATATTGGCATTTAACCAATCTACCCATTTTCTCACCCCTTTCTTTAATTATATCATAATTTCTAATTATTGTCAAATTGAATCATCTAAGTACGCAGATGCTTGTGCAGTTAAACTTCTTTCAATAGTAACTAATTTTACTGTTCCAAAAATTTTACAGAAGATTGGACTATCTTTTAATTTTTGTAATAGTTTTAATCCATTCTTATTTCTAAAAACATGACTATCAGCTTGTTTAATATCCCCATCAAAGAATATCCTTGTACCATCGCCGCAACGAGCAATTAGTAATTTAACATGGTCTTCTGTTAAGTTTTGTGCCTCATTTACAATAATAATACTATTTGTAAAGTTTCTTCCTCTCATAGTTGATACTGGGGCAACTTCTATTTTTTCTTCTTTTACCATTTCTTCAACAATTATTGGACCAACAATATCCATAAGAGTTCCCATATGGATAGCTTCTTTTTCAAATAAATCTCCAGGGAGGGCGCCAATCTCTCTTGTGTTTTCATTAAATGAATTGTTGGGCACATAGATAATCTTATTTATATTACCCTTTTCCAATTCTTGAAGAGCGTAATTTATAAGAAGATAACTTTTACCAACTCCAAAAGTTCCTGCGGCCAAAACAATACTAATATCTTTATCTTTTAGCAGTCTAATTAAACATTCTTGTTCTGCATTTCTTGGCTTTATAGTATTAACAAACTTATTTTTAATAAACTGATTATCTGCTATTTCTAACTTTCCATTTTTACAGATAAAAGACATTATTGTTTGCTTATGTTTTTGGCCATATGAATCAGTAACTTCTTTATTTTTGTCTTGAACAATAAGAAATTGATTTTCCGCCATAGGTTCTGGCGGAGTTTTTGTATTTAGTAACTTTTCTAAGTCTTCATTATAACCAGCTTCATCAAAATCTAAAGCTAAATAAATAACACCAGTATAATTATTTTTAACCTTAGAATATCCAGAGCATTTTACTTTTTTAAATCTACATTTGATTTGAAGATTAAGGTCATTACTAATCAATTCCCATTTATGCTTTTTACAAAGCCAAACAAGCTCATCATCAACGCTAAGTTTATCATTCCTTTCTTCGCAATAAGTTATTTTACTGTCATTAGAAAGAATCGCGTAGCTGGCCCGCCGCGCTTGATATGCAACTTCTGGATTTATGTTTTTCTTTAAGCCGTCAATTTCTTCAATTACCCTAATAGTAATAACAGCATCTTCTATTTCTTCTAAGATATTGGGATTATGAAGTAGAATATTTGTGTCTATTACTTTCATTTATACGCTCCTTCAATAAAAGAAGAAGGGCTTTAACTTATAAAGCCCTTCCTCAAAATTACATATCTCTCATTTCATTAACGACGAGTTCAAGTAAATCTTTCTGAGGTGCGGTTGCTTCTGATAATTTCATTCTCTTACCAAAAGTTCTCTCTACTACATCTAAGATTTTAATAGCATTACCCTCATTTCCGTCAGTTAATTTTACCCAAAGTTCTTTAGCTTCATTCATAACTTCTTCAAATGAACGACCTTCCTCTTCAGGCTTATAGAAAGAGTTATATTCATCTGTGCTTGTTGTACCATCTGCACTTGCCTGTTTATCAATCGCATCATAAATAGCATTAGCAAGATTTTCATAACTGAACTCTACTCTAGGTTCAATATATTTAAATCTGGAACCTGCTAAAAATCTATCGTCTCCACGGAAGAATAGAAAAGTTTTAGATTCACCAGTTTCGTAATTTTTAATATTGCGAATATATCCTATGATGTCTACCATTTTATTTATGGTATCATATGGACGGGTAGGTAGGGCTGGAACAATTCGAGTATAATCTTCGCCTTTCTCATTCTTAAATTGCTTTTCTGCGCTGTGAGAAACAAAACAGATACCATAGCCGAGCTGGGCCATTTCTCTAAAAGAATCAGAGAATTCCTTTTTACAAAGAGCATATCCTTTTCCGTAAGGAATATCTCCAATATTGTCTACTCCTGCTTGGATACAGATATATTTCTCACACATCTCATACGCAATATCGGCGGTGTCAATTCCAATAAAGTCATACTTTTCTTGTGCGGCGGGAGCTTTTAATTGCTTTAAAATTCCCTTAAAATCTGACCATTTTGTGATAGGAGCAACCATAATATTATTTAATGCGTTGGTACCAGGTTCAAAGGCTAAAATGAGTGATTTAGGAAGTTTACTAAGGAGAGTCGTTTTACCAGTTTTCGGCTCTCCATAAATTAACATAAACTTACCTTTAAGGTTTCTACTGATTTTTGTTGGCTGTAATTCAAGGATGTTAATCATTATTGATTACCTCCTTAAAATCCAAAATCAGTACTTTTCTTCTCCGCGGGCGCAGCCTCTTTCTTAGAAGCATTATCTTTCTGCTCATCAAGAGTAGCTTGGCGTCTCTTCAGAGCTTCTCTAATTTCATCAGCTTCATAAGCCAAATCTCCGTCAAGAGCACTTTGAGAACCAGAAGTAATAATAAGTTCTTTTACTGAAATAGTACGGTCTTCGATAATCGGGTCACCGAATCCAACCTCTTTTTCCTCGTGAATAACACGAGAAGAGAAATTCACTTTACCAGCAACACGAACTGTATCTCCCTCATTCCAGTAAGTCTGAATATGATTGATAGCGTCAGTAGAAGCTACGATAAAGTCAACAACATCAGCTCTCTCGCCATACTGAACAAGAATACCTTTTACGATAAGACGGCCAGTTGGCTCATCATTTCTGACTTCTTCTTTAATATTACCAATGACAATTACTGCCTCGAAATTAGCAGCCTCTTGACATTCATCTTTCTTGATTCTAGTAGAGAACGAAGCGCGAATACGAGGTCTGGAAACAAGAACCCCATTATTACCCCAAAACGCATTCTCTCCAATCTCGGCGCGGTCGATACGAATTCTACTAGCATCATCTTCGTTACCGCAGGAAGCAATACTTGTATACTCTTCCTTGATTTTCATAATATTCTCATAAGCGGGATTAAGACCGCCTTTCTTGGTTTCTTTAGTAGCAAACATATTAACAGGAATTTCCATATGCTCGGTTTTTCCGTTAATATCCTGAGTTACTTTAACCTTGATTTCGCCCATTACATAAGGCTTGCCGTCTTTCTTAGATTCACCAGTCTTAATATCAACTTCACTAAGAATACCCTCAATACGCACTTTATTATCTGCTTGTCTCAACATTTAAAATACCTCACAATTTTTATAAAATATACTGGTTTCTTCTAAATAATCTTAAATTTTTAAGAGGAGAGATTCTCTGTTTAAAAATCTCTCCTCTTATATTAAAGAAGATTATCTATTAGTCTTTCTTTGCTTCGGCATCAGGGTCAAAACTCATGCCAGCGTCGGTAAGAGAAATATACTTAACTTTAACATCCTTACCGCCTTCTTCTGTTGCGGGAATAGTAACTTCCTCACGGACGGCATAGCCTTTCTTTACAAGACCATTAACAGAACCTACAACAGTAGGACCAGTTAGGCCAAGAGAAGTAGCGATATCAGCGTTAGTCAGCTTCTCACCATAGTTTTCCTTCAAAAAATTAAATACTTTGCGTGAACCTTCAGTCATTAGATTTTCCTCCGTTTACTCTTTTATAAAATTATTTTATTACAAGGTGGTTTGCTTCCCAACCTTATATATTTATTATACAATAAAATTTAAGTAAAGTCAAATTTTATTGTTTTTGGGATTAAATTCCCAATTACGCCATAAATGCTTTTGCTAAGTTTTGCAGTTGTTTAGCTGAGTCTAAAAGTTTATGAGCATTTGAAGCAACACTATTGCTTGCACCAGTACAAGCAACTGCAAGTAATGAATAGTCAGCTTTTGATAGCTTTAAATCATTTTCAATTTTATTTTTTAAGGCTGAATAGCGGTCAATAGATTTCTCAAATCCTTTTACTTTTTCAGAAGTCATTTTTGTGCTACCGTTTTCTATAATAGCTTCGGCCAAATCCTTTTGACTTTTAATATTATCTAGTATAAGGTTAATAGCAGAAATCAAAGCACTTTTATATTCTGTTAAAACTTTTTGTCTTTTTATTTCTAAAGCAAACTCATTCTCCATTCTACCTCTCCTTTATTTTCAAAACTTCGGTAATCCTTTCTCCCGCTTCAAGTTTTTTTGCTTGGGTTCCTTGAGCGCCTTTACTTGAAAGCTGAGTTTCTTTAAGAGGTATCTTAATTATAGCTTTATTAGACACGACGGCGATTTCGTCGTCTTTTTCGTCAATAACATTAAAGCTAATCATAGTATCATTGTCTTTAAGTTTCTGAATAGCAGAGCCTTTTGTAGCTCTATTGCCGATTGAGAAACTTTCGTAATCAGTTCTCTTAATCATACCACTTGAAGAAATTGAAATTATTTCTTTTGTATTTGGTGGAATAATTTTTGCATCGACTACTTCATCATCTTTAGACAACTTAATCCCTATAACCCCTGATGTAGCTCGTCCGGTTGGATTTATTGTTTCTGTATCTATTATAAGATAATTTCCGGCTTTTGTCAAAATTCCAACAGGCGCGGAATCTACCAACATAACTCTTTTTAAGCAATCACCATCTTTTATCTTAACAGCAATAACTCCTTTAGACTTCTTAATTCGATATTCCTCTAAGGAGCTTTTTTTAACCATTCCATTCTTAGTTACAAAAATCATATAGTTACGATTATTTATTTTACTAAAAGGAATAATATTTGTTATTTGTTCTCCAGTCTCAAATTCAAAAATAGTATTAACATTTACTTTTTGATTGATAGGTAAATCATTCAAATTGATAGTATATACTTTTCCTTTGTTTGAGAAGATAAGACAATTACTTGCATTTGAATCACTAATAGTATCAATAATATACTCATTAGTATCCATTTTTACTTTAGTACCTTTACCGCCACGCTTTTGAGTCATAAGCGTAGTTGATTCAAAGGTATAAAGATTACCAAAGTTAGTAAGATGAACAATAAGAGTCTTCTTTTCTACCGGCTCTTCATCATCACCATCAAATTTCAAATTCATATTTACTGTGCGGCGGCTGTCCCCATATTCTTTTTTTATTCTTAAAATTTCTTTTTCGATTTCTTTTTTGAAAAGTTCTTCGCTACTAAGAATAGCCGTAATTTCTTCTGCCTTTTTACTAATATCTGCAAGCTCATTCTCTATCTTAATCTTCTCCATATTAGCTAATCTCTGAAGTTTAAGGTCGAGAATAGCCTTTGCTTGGGCCGCCGAAAATCCAAATTTTTGTTGAAGTCCTCTACTTGCATTTTCAACATCTGCGGCAGTTTTAATAACTTGGATTACTTCTTCGATATTTGCTAATGCTTTTAAGTATCCCTCTAATATATGGATTCTATTTTTAATTTTCCTTAAATCGAAAAGATACGCTTTTCTAATAACATCCTCTAAATGAGAAAGGTAACTCTCCATCATTTCTTTCCATGAAAAAAGACGAGGAGTAGTACCATTTTCCAACATCATCATATTTATAGAATAGTGATGTTGAAGAGAAGTTTCCTTATAAAGAAGTTTACATACTCTCTCAGGATTAGCTCCTTTAGTCAACTTAATACGAATGTTAATACCCTCAAATCCGGTTCCATCAAAGAAGCTCTCTACTCCGTAGAGTTTATTCTCGTCTATTGCTGCTTGAATCTGCTTTGATACGGTAGAAGTAAATACCTGATAAGGAAGTTCTCTCACTGAAAGTTCATTTTTATCAGAATCATATTCAATTTTTGCTCTTATACAAGCAGCTTTACCGTTGCCGATTTTAAGGCTTTCTTTTACTTCTTCTTCATTGATAATAATGCCACCTGTTGCGAAATCAATAGGACAATAGATTTCTTCAAAACTAATACTAGGATTATAAAGAAGTTTTATTAAAGCATCTGATACTTCACATAGATTAAATTGAGGAATAGAACTTGAACATCCAACACCAATACCAGTATTACCATTAACAAGGCTAAAAGGAAATCTTGTTGGTAATACCGTTGGATATTCTTGTTCTTGAGTATAGTTCAGCCGCCACTTATCAATAGTTTCTTTCGCAAGAAGATTAGTCATTTCATCTGCAATTTTATTACTTCTCATTTCAATATAACGAGCCGCAGAGAAGTCATCTCCTGCAAATAGAGAGCCATTATTACCTTTTACTTCAATAATAGGATAACGAAGTGAAAAAGGTTGTGATAGACGAACTGCCGTTCCGTAGACACTGGCGTCACCGTGAGGACTAAATTCCATACCAGCATTTACGGTAGCAACTGCTTTACGTCTATCTTTATTATAGACTAATTTATGCTTCATTTGCGCGAAGATAATAAATCTTGCGCCTTGCTTTAAACCATCCCTAGAGTCTGGAATAGCACGAGTTTGAAGAACATAGCCGGAAAACGGTAAGTAGAAATCCGGTAGAGCGTCCTTAATATCAAACTTATTATCTTTTATATGAAATGCCATTTAAACGCTCCTTTCCATTTTATATTTCTATTTTATCATAATATTAAGAGAAAGTCAATAATAAATAATATACCCTTGTTTTTTACTTGCTTTCCAATTTATAACTTTTGGTACTCCTATTAAATAATTAATTTTTTTAATTTTATCATTTCTATTCCATCGTTTTTTATAAAATTTTTTAAAAGAAACTGCTTCTCTAAAAGTATAAAAGTTATATCCACAGAAAGAATAAACTACAATCATATTTTACTCCTCCACAGCTTCAAAATCAATATTCTCGAAAATATATTCTCTTCTTCCTTTTACATTTTCACCGAGCAAGAGATTGAAATAATACGATGCGGCCGCAGCGTCTTCCATAGTGAATTGAACATAGCTATCTTCGCAAGAGAATAAAGTAGCTTTCATTTCAAGAGCTGATAGCTCGCCAAGACCTTTATTACGACTAACTTTTCCTTTTGGAAGTTTTGCTAATTCTTCCTCTGAATAGGCATAATAAGTCTTTCCTCCAGAAGTAACGGAAAACAGAGGAGTTCTAGCCCAATATACTTTTCCTTGTCTAATCAATTCTGGATAATACTTATAGAAGAAAGTAAGGACAAGACAAACAATAGAATAACCCACAAATTCTCATATTTCTATGAGTGTAGACTATATTTTACTCTCTAATAAGAGAGAATGCTCTTTCCAAAAACGTGCTAATAGTTTTTGTACTCCGCCTCTCACAGCGGATAGTCGTTACAGGCTTCATTTATTTATCCATTCTTTAATTTTTTTCTTATAAATAGGAAGGTTTTTATAAGTTCTTCCCATTAAAATAGCTTGAAAAGATTGGTAAGTTAACCTATCAGAAAATTCTGAATAGATATCTCTTGCTGTCCTAGTGACATATTGCTCTCTACAATATATTACTTCATCATTAGTTAAGCAAGATTTTTCACTATTTTCACCATTTGTTGCTTCTTTCATATAATACTTTTTATTTTCTTCAGTATAGACCTCTGGTTTAATATTTTTCCAAGTAGAACCATCCCAAATCGCCGCAAAAGACCTAAAACTAATTTTATCTTTAAATAGCTCATATACTTCTTTTCTTCGTTTGTGCAAATCATAACACTCTCGAATAAAAGCGACATCATTATTAGTTAATTTAGTTCTACTATTATTTTCGCCAGATTGGTTTTTACCTCCTGGATGGCAATTATATCCAAATCCATGATAAGTATTATAAAAAGCAATCCAATATTTTTCTCGGTCATCTAATTCTTCTAATTTGCACTCTTCTAATATTTCAAAATCGAAAGCAGATTCACCATATTTTTCAATCGCTAATTCTATTGCATTAGCTTTTTTATTTTTATGTTCTTGAAATCTTCTCTCTATATCATTAGATTGACCTATATAACTTTTACCATTATCTTTTTTAGTTATTTTATATATTCCTATCATAACTGACACCTCTTGTTTGTTATAATAAGAATGGATAAATTCTGATTCCCACGGTATTACCATATCCATTTCTGGACTTAGGCTCTCTTACCACCTTAATCTTACGATTTAGTTGACCGTTAGCTCACATATATGCAACCCATCCTTACAATTATATGTGAACCCTCCTAGCAAGGAGTAAAGCATTTTAGGACAGTTAAATTCTATCCATATCCATATCCGCAGCAATACACACTCTTCCATAACGCAGTTTCTTCATATTGAATTTATCGCCAATTCCACATCCAAGAGCAATTTGAAGTTCTTTTACTTCTTGGTTATTAAAAATATCTTCTTCTGTATTCTTCAAAACATTGATAATCTTACCCCTTAATGGAAAACAAGCGGTATATACCCCATCTCTTGCATTTACAATAGAGCCAAGAGCAGATTTACCCTCCACTATTAAAAGTTGAGATTCTTCATTATGCTTTTCGCAATCAACGAGTTTGCCAGCAAGAACGGATTTCTTTTTCAATTCTTTTTCTACTGTTTTCTGAGCATCCATGACAGCAGTTCTCGCTCTGGCCGCGGCAGCTTCGGCTTTCTCAACTTTAGTCAAAAGCTCAATAACTTTATTAAAACTTTGGTTATTTCTTTGAAAAAATTCTTTAAGAGCGATGCTAATTGCTGTTGAAGTTGCTGTTCTCGCTTCTGGATTTGCTAAAGCGGTTTTTGCTTGATTGGAAAATTGTCCCATTTTTACTTTTACAGAAACAAATCCGTCAAGGACTCCTCTAATTTGTTCTCCAGAAAAGTTCTTATTTGCTAAGTTATTAAAAGTTCTGGTTAAAGAAGATTTAAAACCAGTTATAAAAGCGCCACCATCAGGCATATAAAGACCATTGGCATATCCTTTTATATTTCCATTAGAAGAAACCCATTGTAGAGCAAGTTCTACTTTACAATCTTCTGTCTCATAAAAGTAAGAAAAAGGTTCGCTCAATGCTTTCTCATTCTTTAGCCCATCTATTAGCCCATTTTCAGAGTAAAAAGTTTCTTCTTTCCCGTCTATGATAAGTTGAATTTTCAATCCTTTTGTGAAATAGGATAATTCAGTAAGCATCTTCTTTAACTTTAGAATATCAATAAATATTTCTCCATAAACTTTTTCGTCAGGAGAGTATTTTATAATAGTGCCAGTCTCCCAATTTTTAGGAATCTCGCCCATATCTTTTACTTCTGTTACTGGCGCAGCACCTTCGTCAGTTGATTCAAATCTTTGGAACCAAATATGTCCATCTCTCCTAACAGTAACTTCAAGCCACTTCGCAGTATGACAAACAACTTTATTTCCTTCTCCATTGATACCTACGGCGCTTGAATATGCTCCTTCAGTATGCTTGCCTCCGGAATGAGGAATTAAAAATGCGGCAGTAAGAGAGTTGATTCCATCATCTCTCTTACCAACAGGAATTCCTCTCATATTATCACATACTTCTATTTCTCTTTTATTTGAGTCTAAAACAATTTTTAGCAATGGATTTTTCGGTTTAAAAACTTCATATTCGTCTTGAACATTTACAATCAATTCTCTAAGCCCAAGATTTATTGCTTCTTGTCTGTCAGCAGAGAGATACATACCTATTTTTTCTCTAAACGCGCGCCCAGCGGATAAAGAAACAATATCATTAGCTCCATAATTCATCAATATACTCCTCCAGTTGCAAATCTTCATACTTTAAATTATAATTTCTTTTGTACTGAATTATTATTAAAGGAATTTTCTTAGATATACAGTACTCATATTTTTGCTTATCATGTCTAATAATATCTTCATTATAGTATCCATTATTTTTATTATAATGTTGTTCTCCTTGATATTCAATTAAACATTTTAATTTATCGTTTTCAAATATTGCAAAATCGAAACGAAGATAGTCTTTATCTTTTAAGTCTTCAAAATGAAACTCTCTCTTATATTCAATATTTTTTTCTTTCAAGATTTGCTCTATTTGAAATTCTCCTTTTGAACGGATACATCCGCAAGAAGTTGTATCTCCATATTCTAAATATTGATGTTGTATTTGGCAATAATTTCCACAATCGCATAAGCAATTATAAATACGACTTCTTTTACCAGAAGAATGTTCTATAAATCCACATTCAGAAAGCACAAGCAATTTTCCAAATTTTGTCCAACTAAATTGTTTGCTCTATTCATATTAGATTTAATAGCTTGTTCTTTTTGATAACACCCACAAGATTTTGTATTTCCACTTCTAAGATGCTTCCCCAATACAATTACTTCATTTCCGCATTTACATCGACATAACCACCTAGCTCTTCCGCTAGAATCATTATCGGCTCTTTTAATTACTGTTAAATACCCATAAGTGTTTCCAGTCTCATTTATCAATTTAGCCATTTATTTCACCTCTGATTATAAGTGAGTAATGGACTAAATGACTTTAATATTTTAGTCCGGTATTTTATATTTATATTATAACATAAAAAAGGAAAAGTGTCAAGTTATCCCTGACACTTAAATTCTCCAAAACAAATTTCGTCAATTCTTGTTTTAAATTTTGCTCTAAATTCTTCTTCAGATTCTTTAGCTTTCCTTTTTAATTCTTCATCAATCATTTTTTTTATTTGATAAAGAACTTTTTCATCTACATCTTGAAGAATAGTAATATCTTTTGGTATAGCAATAGCAGTATGTCCCTCTTTTTCACTTGCTTCTTTAAAAATAGAAAATAATTTTAATAACTCTTCACAATCTAAATTCTCTAAATCATATTCCATAATATTCATTTTCTTAACCCCAGTTCGTCATTTTATAGTTTGGCTTTTTCTTCGGCATTTCAGTCATCCATACTAATTTTTCTTTCGCTCTTGTCGCCGCTACGTAGCAAATACGCTTTTCTTCTTGCTTAAATATTTTTGTACCTATAACAATAACATTTTTACTCTCTAATCCTTTTGCACTATGAACAGTAAGGAGTTTAACCATATTAGAATTGACTTTCTCATTTAACTCTTCAAGAGACATTTCTGATTTTTTAAAATTAGTATAAGGGATTTTGTTCTTATCTAAAAAATATCCAATTTCTTCTATTTCAGAATTTTTTCTACAAAGAATAAACCAATCTCGATAATCTCCTTCTCTTAAATACTCTAAAATAGCATCCGTACTAAAAGGAGACCTTTCTACCTCACCAACTATTCCACTTTTACAATAGACAGAGGTATCATAAATATCGTACATATTGTTCAAAAATACATCAGCAAAATCAATTATTTCTTCCCCACAACGATAATTATTATTAAGCTCATATACTTGGACAAAAGGATTATTGATTAAATCCATAAAATATTTATAGTTTGCTCCTTTAAAAGAATAAATAGCTTGACGACTATCTCCAACTACGAAAAAATTTCTTGGCTTAAGAGTTTCCATAGTAAATTCATATTCATTCTCACAAATATCTTGAAATTCATCTATGAGCAAATGGTCTACTTCTGGAAGCTCAATATTACTATCTTTTATTACTTCAAAAAGTTTATCAAATTCTTCTTCATTAAGAAAAGGAGTTGTATCTATACCATTAAGAAGAAGAATACGATTGGCTAAGCTATGAATAGTTCCAATAAATACTTCTGAATTACCTATTCTTTCTCTCATTTCTTGAGCTGCTGCATTAGTATAAGTAATAGCAAAAATTTTAGAAGGGTCTACACCTTCGTTAAGAAGAAACTTCAATCGTTCAGTTATTACTCTAGTATTGTGAGTTACAATAAAATCATTCATAAGAAATAAATGCTCATCATTGTCAACTAAAAAACAAGTCATTTTAGTCTTTTGTCCTGTCTTTTCTATTTTGATTATAGATATATTATTTTTAAGATAAATTGAATCTTTTAAATTATTTAATCTTTCAACTTTTCTTGATAATCTGAATAATTTCTTTTTATTTTCTATTGTTCCTTGGATATGTAAGGTATAACAAATACCCAAAGTATACTTATTCCTTTTATCTTCTTCTATTGTTGTTATAAATCCAAGACTTCTAAGAATAAATTCAACATCTTTGATTAAATTTATGCTTGTAGAAGTAAAAGAACATCTGCCTTTTGAATCGACATATCCATCTGTATCCATCAACCCTTGAATAAGCTCATAACGCTGCTCTATACTAGAGAATTTATAGTCTTCGGGTATAAATTTTTCATATGAAATTGAGTTAATGAGTTCTGGATAGTCTTTTAAAAAATCAAATGTGGAGATTGGAGTAAGATAATCATTATTTCTTTTAAATTGATATCTGTATTTGTGTTTGTCGTCTTTGTAACGATAAGACTCCCATTTAGTGATAGACTCAATATTCTCTATCAATTCATAATCATCTGTATAGAAATGAAGAGCAGTTTCTCTAAAACTACCATCTCCTAAAAATAAACCCAAGACATAAGGATTTATCCTTAAATCTTTTTTAAAATATTTAACAGGGTCATTTATTTGAATTTTTAAAGTATATCCGTCTTTCTTCTTTTTGTACCCTTTTTTCTTAACAATATCTAGCATCTCTTTCACAGAAATAGTTTTATATTTATATCCTCTATGAGAATCATATCTAATATTCCAGAGATGCTCTTCACAACATTCTGCCACTCGCCCATCTTCAAAATAAATTCTTATAATTTCCTTTTCTTCTTCTTGAGGAAAAACTCCTATAACTCTTGTAGGATTTCCTTGTCTATCAATTAGTAAATCTCCAAGTTTTATTTTACCAACTTTTTTTAAACCATTATTATAAGTTGGTATTTCACAATAATCTGGAATACACTTTCCTGAGCCTGCGGCCGCGGCAACAAGGACATTTCTTTTTTTAGTTTCTACTGCTGCTTTTTGTTCTTTATCTAATTCCATTTTATATCTCCTTCATAAATATAGTTATGTTGTTTATTATAATTCTCCTTTTTAATATCGTTTATTCTCTCCTATAAATATTATATTAAATTATTTCTATTAAGTCAAGTTTTAAATAGTAAAAGAGAGTATAGTCCGAAGGACTATACTCTCTTTTCACGCCGGATTATCGAACAATGACTGCTTGCTGGCCCGTTGAGGTATACGCTCTTTCGAGTCGTGTCTTCTCAAGTTTTGAAAAAGTGCCGAGCGGGTCATTTATATAGTAGTAATCTTCATCATAACCAACAAGTACAACGCAATGGAAGTTTCTGTAAGTTGTTACATCTTCTTTTGTCTCAGAATCTTTAAAAAGAACTCTTGGAGATGCTGGATTCATATCTATTGAAGCACTAATTAGAATTGGAGCAGATTGAAGTTCATCTTCTAACTCTTTTAAACTTTTTCCACTTATATCTTCTGCATAATGCTCGCTTTTGTTTTCCTTAAAGACTTTATTAAGAGAATTAACCCAAGTCCCAGAGAAACATTGTAATCCATATCCACTAGTGCTTCTAGGATTTCCTAAGAAAAACTTTTGTGGATTAGGGCCAAATAATTGACCGTCTTTATGATAAAAATTATCAGATTTATCTAAATACTTATCTGTCATAGTAATTTTATCATAATCATATCCATAGAAATTAACAACCATAGTTATGCTAGTAATCTCACACCCAGTAGGCAATTCTGGATTCTGCATAATTAGTGGAACTTTCCATTTTATCCCAACTTCTTTTTGGGGTTTTGTTTCTATTGATATTATACTAGTTGAAGTAGTTTGTTGACTTTCAGTAGAAGTGGTTGATTCTACTGTGATTGATGTGGTTTCTGTACTAGATAAGCTAGTTGAGCCAGAGGATTTAATCGAATCTTTGCTCTGGCCGCAACCGCACAATAGGACTAAAATGCTAATTAAAACAGAAATTATTTTCTTCATCAATTAGCTTTTAATTTCGCTCTAGTATCTTTACCTACCCAACCATCAACTTTTAAACCACTTTTCTTCTGGAAGTCCCTTACCGCATTATCAGTAGCAGGTCCAAAACTTCCGTCAACTTCAATATTATATCCAGCCTCTACTAATTCCCACTGAATCCATTTTACTCCTTCTCCCTTTCCGCCTTTGCGAATATCAGAAGTAGGTTCTTTATAAGGATTAGTTTTTTTAGCTTGAGGATTTTTAAGTCTTGCTTTAGTATCATTTCCTACCCAGCCGTCAACTTTAATACCTTGGTCGCCTTGAAATTGACGAACCTTTTTATCACTATCAGAACCGAATTTTCCGTCAATAGCTACATTATATCCATCTTCACATAAATACCATTGTACCCATTTAACGTCTTCACCACTGTCTCCTTTATGAAGTTGACGAGTTGGCTCTGGATAAGGACATCCAACTGGAGCAGGTCCAGGAGTAGGAGTAGAACCATTTTTGCTAATCTTATCACTATCTACCCATCCATATACACTGGACTGAGAATCAGTATGAATAATGTGATAAGGATGTTTAGCATCCTCACTCTTAGCACTTACCTTAGCGGGACCAGCTTTTGGAGTTCCTGCGGCTTCGCTAGCATTTGCATTTGAGTAGTGAGGTCCACCTTTAAACTGAACTACATCTCCAACTTCTATAGGAGTATTTGGTTTAGGAGCAGGAGTACCTTCTTTGCTTACTTTATCAGCATCAACCCAACCATAAATTCTTTTTCCGTCTGCCGAATTTAGAGAATATGGATGTTTTGATTTTCCCAACTGGTAAATTTGTGTTACAAGATATTTACCTGGGTCAATATTATAAGAAGCGGTACTAGCATTTGCACTACTATAAACTCCTCCACCAGCGAAATCAACAATATCTCCTACTTCAATTTCTCCAGACGGAATAGGAGTTGGTTGTGGGGTTGAGCCGTCTTTTAGTTGTAATCCAAAATAGCTTGCTAAAATACTAGCTTCTCCTTTTGCTAATTCTCTAATATGACTATCATCCATTAGCCAAGTGCATTCAGTTGGATTAGTATGAAAGCCATGCTCAATAATATAGCTATATTTAACTACATCGCTCCTAACCGAAGCACGAATAACTCCATAATAATCAGTATTTGTTGTGTCAGGATAAAGACGAGTGCTATTACCATTATCACGAAGATAAGTAATACCAGTATCTTTTCTCATAATATCAACATCTTTTTGACCAAGTAATTGTCCCAATTTTACACTATCTGGTCTTTTTACAGAACGGAATACACTTACTCCACAGGCCGCCGCAGAAGCAGCGTTGCTATGAATAGAGTAGAATACTTCACAATTGTTTTGAATAGCATAGCGACCTCTACTTTCTAAGTCAGGATTGCTATCTAATCTACTTTTAGTTATAAATACTTCTGTATTTTTATATTTTAATAATTCTTCTTTTAGGTAATTTGCTAGATTCCAGTTCATATTACTCTCAAAATAACCAGGGATTACTCCTCTGTTATAGTTAATAGAATGTCCTGGGTCTAAACAAATTCTTAATGAACCGTTAGCCATAATTACTCCTCCTTGTCTTCTTCAGTTAATTCACCCATTTGGTCTGGTTCGTTAATGAAGCCATCTTCACTGTTGATGATATCAATTTCTTCGCACATAATAATTCCTCCTTTAATCACAAGTAATTGGATTTTATTCTCCAATTACTTGTGAATTTTTTAATATTATGTTATAATTATTAGAGACTAGAAGATAATTTTAATTTTAGCTCTTCAATCTCCTCTTGCTGTTCTTGAACTGCTTTTGCTAATAAATTTATATATTGATATAGATTTATTCCTTTTCTATCTTCTGATACGATTTCAATAGGAGCTTCTTGTGCCATAATACCTATTGGAACATGCTGCATAATTGGAGAATCTTCCTCAATCATAGTTTGTAATTTTTGAGAGACAGTATCTACTTTTTCGCTCATAGACTGCTCAAGAATATTTTGAGTTTTTACCTTTTTACTACTTGATGTACTAACATCCACATCATAAGAATAGAATTTTAAGCTTTTTATCTTTTCTATTCCTTTAGCTTTATATAACTCTATTGAGGATTTCTTATTAACATCCGAAGTATTAATAAAATTACCATATACTCCACTAAAACCGCCAAAAGTAAATTTATTTCCAGCCCAAGTATAAGCAGTCATACCATCACTATCTTGCCACATTGAGCATTTTAAAGTCCCTGGAGAACTTTTATTACTTCCACTCCAAAATTGTAATGTTTTAGTATCTCCATAAAGATGAACACCAGTATCCGTCATTATTAAATTAGAACACCAAAGTTCTCCAGCTACTTCAACTTCATCATCAAAATAGTATAATTGAGAATATCCTGCTATACAATTTCTTGAAACTCCATCAGCAGAAAATGTTCTATTTGAGCCATAGAAATATGAAATATATGAATCATATGGGAAGTATAAATAGCTTTCCGCAGTTATATTTTTAAAAGTAAGACTTCCGGAACTATTTGAATAATCTCCACTCATGGAAACTCCACTTCCAGACGCCCACATATTTCCTACGCTAGTTCCTCCCTCTGATGTTTTGAAGTAAATACCAGAAAATCCATTTACATTCAAAGATGAATTAAAATCAGCAGTGTCTGAACATTTTATTGTTGAATTAAAGGTTACTGGACTAGAAAATGTGACTGAATTAGTATATAATGTTGTTGAATTATATGTTACAGAATTATTAAAATATGCTGGTAAGTTATTGTAAATTCCATTTTTAGTAATATAAAAAGCATTACTTCTAGCAGATGTGCTTGTGCCATTTCCTACAACAAAAAAGGAATCTGTTACTGTTGTATTATACTTACCAATAGTAAGTCCATGAGTGGTTCCCCCACCAATTAAGGAATACCCAATCAAATTATAACTACCATTAGCAGTATTATTATAACCCGATACAAGTATATATGACCCATCACTTCCAATAGTATTATTATAGCCACTTATTAAAGAATGACCAAAAGAAGTTAGCTTATTATTGGAACCAAAAATAGCACTATTATATATATATCCACTAACGGTATTATTTGCCCCAACAATAATATTGTTATAAGATGAACTAGAAGTAGATTTGGGGATACTATTTGAATCTCCAGATATAAGGTTTCTTACTCCCATATTAGAGTTATTTGAACCAATTAGTAGTCCGGAATATATATCAATAATAATATCTCCTTTTGAAGCATCTGATTCTACCCACAATGCTCCGTGAGACATTGTATGAGAACCGTAATCATAATAACTTACGTTTGAATTAGTTACTATTGTTGAATTAGAAGAATTTACACTTGTTATTACGACTGAATAAGTAAAGCCAGTATACGAATATTTAACTGTCATACCAGCACTCAATCCATCAACAGTTGACAGTGTAACAGTAGTGCCACCAGTTACTCCGAGAATTGCGTATCCTCTTCTTTCTTCACAAATATTACCGATACCGACCGCGGCAGAATTTATTGCTGTAATTTTATTATCAGTTCCAATTTCTAATAAGCCAAACATATTAGAAAGTTCGTCAAATTTTTTCGGAGTATTATCTGTATAATTTCCTATTTTTAAAACTCTTTTCTCTGTGTCATAAGCAAGTTCACCATCAAAAATTCTTATACCTTCAGAGTCAGAACTTTCTCTCGTCCATGTATCTGTGTGTGCTCTTTTAATTTGAACTCTTGGATGAAGTTCGTTTTCCCTTTTAAATCTTTTAATTGGTATTCTATAATCATAAAGTTTATCATCAGACGGAAAATATTCGCTATATTCTCCAGCAATATTCTTTGATTTAGCTCTAAATTCAATATAGTCTCCATTTATTAAGTTCTTTGAAATAGTAATTGGACTAGTATATTTATTTAAAGACATATCATTTGCTATTACTCTCCAAGCAGTAGCAGTTCCATTCTCTTTTACTTCTCTATATTCAACTGTATAATAATTTGCATTAGAAGCTCCAATAGGCATAGCTTCGATTCTTAATCTGGGTATTGCATAATTTTTTCCTCTATATTTGATATATCCGCTGCCTCTATATAGTATATCAGTTGGAGGAGTAGAAGCGTTAGTTTCCTTTAATACAGCCGTGCTTTCTGCATATGAAGATTCTCCATAGTATTGACCTTTAGCTTTTACATAGAATTTATAATAATAATTCCAGTTACCGTCAGTCCAAGTATAGCTAGTAGTAGAAGCTCCTAAGCTTGTACTTATAGCAGTCATATTAGTGCTAAAATCACTATCATCAATAGTTTTTGATGACTTATAATATAAAGAGTACCCACTTATTGGATTATAAGTATTTCCAGTAAAATTAGCCCAACTAATGCTAAATGCCTTATTACCACTATCACCATAATCTACTAACTCTGCTGTTACCGTTCCTGCTGTTGGAGGATTAGCTTGTTTTATAGTAATAGTTTGATAATCAGAAGAATAATTATATCCAGAATAATAAGAAACTCCAGCAGAACCTTTTGTTCTTATTCTAAACCGAATTTCTCCAGGAGTTCTTGGTACGGTATAAGTATAAGATGTAGTATCAGCATCTATTGATGAACTTATTAAAGTGTAAGTAGAACCTTGATTTGTTGAATAATAAAGTTCGTATCCAGTTACTGAATTATTTATTCCCCCTGAGCCAGTAGTCCAACTCAGAGTAATAGATTGCCCAATAGTCGGATTGGTATTATCTGATTTTAAGCTACTTGGTGCTCCGCAAGCAGTATAAGAATAATGTTTTTGATAGCCTGCACTCCAAGTATTCGTTGTTGCTGAATAAGAATAATTAGTTCCAAGAGCAACAACTGAAAACCGATAATAATTTCCAACAGTTCCTCCTGACCAAGTATAACTACGAGAAGAAGAACTCACATTAGCTATGTGCGTACGAGTGCTCCAAGAGCCGGAACTACTAGTTTTATATGAATACCAAATTTCATATGCACTAACAGAATTATTAGTTCCTGCGGTCGCAGCAGACCACGTTATTGTATATGTCCCAAAACTTTGAGAGGCAGAACAAGCTCCCATAGTTGGTCTTGAATAAAGAGTACACATATTATAAGCTGTTGTATATCCAGAATAATATCCACTTCCAGCAGCACCTTCTGTTCTTACTCTAAAACCTAATGTTGCTCCTTCTATACTTGGAAGCGTTATTTCTAAATTGCTAGAACCACTAGATGTATAGGCATGATATGGACTAGTCGCTGCCCAACTAGAGCCACCGTTAGTTGTATATTCTGTATAATATCTTTGAATACTATTGACTGTACCGCCACTAGCTCCACTCCAAGATAATACGGCTTTTTCTGACGGAGCTGCTCTTGATTTATTTATAGATAAACTAGTAGGTGCTCTACAACTAGTAACAATTCCGGGGACATAAACTGTAAAACTAAAAGTTCTTCCACCGCCTGGTACGGGTCCCGCACCGCCTGCAGCAGCATCCATTTTAGCTGTAACTGTAAATGTTTTTGCTGTTGTTATTGATTTAGTAGCAATAAGGAAATCTTTATTACTATTTTTACTTACTTCAAAAGTTCCGGTAGTTCTATTTGTTGTTGTTCCATCAATAGTAATATATCCAGCACCTTGATTTGTATTAAAATCGTAACTTGTTACGGAAACATTACATCTAATAGTAACAGTACCAGAAGAATTATATGAGCAATAAAAGTGAATTACTTGATTTGTGTGTGTTCCACTATAACTCTTATCAACATTACTACTGCCAACAGACAGATTCACATCAGCCATCCTATCGACCTCCTTTTCTCTAAAATAAAAACACTTATCCTAATGAATAAGTGTTTTTTAAGTGTTTACTATCTAAGTTTTAGAATAGTTTACTTCTCTTCCATCCGCCATTCTCATAGATATTTATATATTTAGCAGGTATCCATTTAGAACCATTATATATCCATACTGCGGCATTTCTCCAAGAACTACCATCAAATACTTTTATACAGCCTGAACGTGTAAATCCCCAAGACGGCCCTACCCAGCTGCTATACTGTCCGCTTCTTACTGCTCTAACATTTAACCAGCAATCATTTACTCTACTTCCCGGATATAAGCTCCTTTGTGGTAACTGAACATCTAAATAGGTATTTGAAGTAGTAAAATAAGACGACGAATACTCTTCCCATCCAGTATTTCCAATTTTCAAAGTAGATGTTGGTCCTGATAGAACAGAAATATTATTAAAAAATACTCCATTATCTCTATATAAATCTATACTAGGAAAAGCCCACCCCAAATCGCCCCAGGTATTAGTGTTATTTCCTATCTTTATTCGCTTATTAGTTAAATCGTATGCAATTTCTCCGTCCTTAAGTACGGGATTATGGGAACTCCAATCGGCCGCACTATCTCGGCGGAGAAGGATAGTCGTGTTGAGAGAAATCTCTGCCACGGCGCCCCCCCCCCTTTTTTTTTTAGACTTGATATTTTTCAATTATTAAGATAAGAGTTTTCTGATTTCTTCTCTAACTCTTTCCCTTTCTTCTAAAATATTTTTATATTTTTCTTCAATAGGCTTATTTAAATAAGTATACTCAGCTATCTTAGAGACTATATAATCTGTTTGAAGTAGATAAGTTTTATAGTAAGCTAATCTAATTTCATCAGTATCTCCAAAATCATTAAGATAGACTTCAAGAGGTGCCATATTAAATTCCATTTATATCACTCCTTATTTCCAAAGTCCGAAACAAGCCCAGCCAACTACAACTGATTTTGTTGTAGAGATAGGAGAATTAAATAGCCAACGTCCTGTATACGAGCTTGCAGTTAATCCGCTCTGGTCCATTACAGTGCCACTTATAGCATCATTATCTTGTATAGTAACTATCATTGTTGGTTTTGTAGTAAATTTAGTTGAAAAAGTAAGATCATTACTTGCAGTTCCATAGTAAATATTTCCGAAAGCTATATCCATTTTTACTGATTTAGTAAAATAACCATAGCATATTTGCGAACCATCTGCAAATTTGAAAGTAATACCGCTACTTCCGGTTATGCTACCTGACTTTGATAGTAATTGTTGACCATTTACATAAGGCATATATTTAAGATAGAGATACGAAAATGGATATGTAGATGTTCCAAGTTTTGGGGAAATATATGAAGCACCACTAGTAGGTTTTACATACCATTCATTTAAATTAAAAATCATATCTCCTTGGGCCTGAGCAGAATCAGAGCTATTGTATCCTGTGCTTATTTGCAGTTGTCCAGCTAGGTTATAATATTTTGTTGGAATATCTATATATACACCTGGTTGTCTAGTTGATAATGACGATGGTGAAGTATAAGTAGAAGACTCTGGTAATTTTATATCCATTGAATAAATTTTATGAGTAGAAGAACTAGAATCTTCTCTATAAAAAGATGGTACTTCATTCGTAATAACTTTAACATCTAAAGTATCATTTATTTTTGTATTTTGTAGTTCAGCCATGAAATTGTCCTCCTTTTAATCCAAATTTATACCCATTGCGGATACGCTCTATCAGTAATAGGAACTGGCATTAACGAATCTAGTGAATTATATTTAGCAAAGAAAGCAGAGCTACCTTCTACTTCATTGCAGGTTAATCTATAAATTTCTCCTTTCGGATTTGTCATTTCAAAATAATCTCCAATAGTTACCGTTTGACTTGGAGAGTTAAAAATAATACGATCTATCAGATTTTTCTTATCTAATGAATAGTCTGAATGGTCTACTGAAACAGAAGAATTTTCATTATTACCTGATAAATAAATAATCTCTAAATATTCAGAACAAAGTGAAAAACTAAAATATGAAGTAAAATTTTTAATTACTCCACTACTGTTTTTTAATCTGAATTTATATCCGTTAGGAAGTGAAATAGTTCCGTCTGTTTCAAGTGTACCATTATCCCACGATATATAAGACCAAGAGTTTGCTTCTTGTACTTCAGCACATTTAATTGTACCGTCTTTGAATACTCGTACTGTTGAAGGTAATGTTCTATCTTTTTGAGAAATATATGCAGAAGAGTCATTACTAGTTACAAACATAATCTGAGTGGAATTAGCTGAACTGGTTGTGTAGGTAAATGTTTTTCCGCTATAATTAACGACGAGTCGATCACCAGTTGTATAATGACCTCCTACTATAGTTATACTCCACATTTTAAGATTTCCTGTACTAGTGTATAAGTCTTGATCAACTATTACAGAGTTAATTTTTCCAGAAGAAGAAATAGGACTCCGAAGTAAAGACGTAGGAGACGTAGTCTGTCCCTCAGGAGTAACCCTAATATGAACTGTTTCATCTTCGTATATATCTTTATGAACTCCTGAAGAAGAAACGACCTCCATAGTAATTCCATTATCGTAAACGACTTTTCCATTAACGAGACTTCCACTAAATCTGGATACGTTATAGTTGATTGATACTTCCTCTACTAACTCTCCACACTTCAATGTACCATCTTTACACATACGAACTGTAGGAATATTCATTCTTACAGAGGATCTAAGTATAAAAGAAGTTGTATGTTCTGATAACCCAAAATTTGTTCCTACCAAAGGACCTGTGGCGGTGTACGTATATTTATAAGAATTATTACCGTCAATGATTTCGCAACTAACATTTCCACTACTTGTCTGAATATTGGAAGAAAATACTATTCCAATAACATCAATTTCATAGTTATTATTAGACTCCCATTGATTAGTATTTCCGCCATTTGAAGCTATAAAGGTTCCTGGCCCATTATCCAATACTAATAATGTATATGAAGATTTTGTCACAAGAGAAATACGAGAAACAGTTGAATTAGCAGTAGACCCATTTATGGTAACACGAAATATAAGTCCATTTACGCATCTCCACTGTGATGAAGTAGGAGTACCATTAAAACTAGTTAAAAGATTTATTTTTGGTTCTTCAACTAATTTTACGCATTGTACAGTACCATCTTTTTTAAATGCACCAACTTTAGTAGCCATTTGAATCCCTCCATTTTAAGCTAAGAATTCAATAGCTTCTTCTTCTGAATTATATTGTATTATCATTCCGTCACTTGATTCCCCAACATAATATTTTAAACCATAAAATCCACTCCATAATCTACTAGAGCTACCAATTGTAGGAGTTCCAGTTGGAACAGGCAATAGGCTGGTAGATTGAGAGGATGATAGAGTTAAACATTGTAAAGTTGAAGCAACATTGACGGTTGGGGCAGATATATAAATTTGGGATGGTTGCCACTGAATACTAAACGAACCACTTTTTATTGTTAATAATCCGCTAGGGTTATTTATTTCTGTTGCAATATAAAGATTATACCAAGGGCTACTACTTGTACCAAGATTATTTACTGTTGCACTTGGAACAATAGCTGCTGGACTACGATCAACAGAAAAAGCAGTAGTTCCATCAGCAAATCCAAAAGTCATTGCTGTGTTAGACTTTGATAAATATTTTTCTACATACGAGGTATACCAGCCTTGTGTTGAAGTACCTAAACTGCAATTTGCTAATTGAGGATAAAACGCAGTAGTGCTTAAATTAAACAGATTCATATTTCCATAAAAACCAAATTTAATAGTATCATCAGAATTGTCTGGTATTGTAATACCTGTCCCAGTATAAATAGCAGGATCAGGGAAAGCTTCTTTTAAATCGCTCCAAGCGTTAATTCCGTTCCCAATTTTCAATCTTTTATTACTAGAATCCCATCCAGGCTCTCCTTCTTTTAAGATTGGGTTTGAAGTTGACCAGCCCGCGGCAGAGTCTTTCCGAAATATTATGCGTGATTTTAGAGTTAATTCTGCCATTAACTAACCTCCTTTTACGCTATTACTCTATAAAATAAGTGATATTAAGTTAATTATTCTTTATTTTTTTAGTAAATAAGGCTTACCTTAATAGGTAAGCCTTACTTCTTATTATTTTTAATTAAGCAGCGGTTCCGCCATCGAGAATAAAGATATCAGTAGTGCTTATTGAAACTGTTTGAGTAGTGCCAGATTTTGCACTTACGGTAATACCAGTACCAGCAGTAATACTAGTTAATGCTCCGAGAGAAGCAGCAGTTGGCAAAGTTACTGTTGCTTTTTTAGCAGTTGCTACGTGACCGTAAGCATCAAGAGAAATTTCTGTTAAGAAAGTTAATCCAGAACCGGCACCTGCCTCAAGAGCAGTACCACTAGCAGGTTTAGTTGCGTGGCTAATTGTACCAGAAGTAGTAATTGGGCCACCGGTTAATCCTCCACCAGTACTAACAGAAGTAACAGTACCAGTATTAGAGGTTTTACTATTAGCTAAATTATAAAGTTTATTCAATGCTTTAGTAATAGTATCTGTCGCGGCTAGAGCACCAGTATCAGCAGTTGAAGCAGCAAACCCAGTTAAGACTAAAGCACCTACGTTAGTAGTAGCTAAAGTAGTATTACTAGTTAATCCAGTTACTACTTTTCCTGCGTTAGAGGTTAAGTTTGATACTTTTGTATCTGTTGCTGAAATAGTTAATCCAGTAGAAGCAAGAGTAAGAGTAACATTACTGCCAGCAGTAAAAGTAAACTCTTTCGCAGTTAAAGGACTATAAACAGCAGTAGCATCTCCTGATTTAAAAGTAAGTGATTTTAAATCAGTTTTTAAAGCATAACCAGTTAAATCAATGGTTCCGCCTAGAGCTTCCCAAGAAGGACTTAAAGCTCCGTCAACAGTTGCCCATACATATTCGATATGGTCTGCTTCAACATGCCATACATCGCCTTCAACATTTCCAGTCTTAGGTAAGTCTTCAAAAGTAGGTTTTGTTCCTTTAAACTTAAAAACACTAGCTACTTTTGAAGCAATAGTATCATCAACATATTTTTTATTAGCTAAGTGGCCATCAGCAGTAGGAACTGTTGCCCAAATTGGCGCGCCGGTGAAAGTACCACCTGCTTTTGGCATTGCGTTAGTAGCAAGAGTACCTTGAGCCGCAGTAGCATAAGCCGATGATTCCGTATAGGCAGCAGATTTTAAGCCATGAATTTTTACTGATTGAGATGAACTGCCTGATGGAGTTACAGTAAAAGCTCCATTAGTGCTTCCTTCTCCAAAGGTATAAGTTGTATTAGTATCAGTTGAAGAAATTGTTATTTTTCCTTCTACAAAAGATACTGTTGTTGCTCCGGAACCAAGAATACCAATATTATTAGCATCACCAGTGCTTGGAGTTAAAGTAAGATTTGCCCCGCCAGAGATAGCGCCTCCAGAGAAAGTATAGGTAGTATCAGTATCTTGAGTAGGAATTCCTAAGATAGTGATGTCTGATTTTGTTACAGGTGTACTAGAAATAACTTGTCCTTGAGCGTTATAAGCAAACTTATAAAAGCCGCTCTCTTTAGCAGTCGTGTTAATTTTATCAACTTTACCACTAATATCTTGGTGAGAAGTTAAAAAGTTTCCTTTCGTAATTGTTAATATACCGCCAGAATAAGTTGCATTCGTTAATCCATTACCAGTACCAGTGATAGTAACATTTTTAACCCAACCGAGCTTACCAATTTCTGTTGTAATTAAACTTTGTGCATCAGAACTATTGATAAATGCCCAAGGTAAATCTGCAACTGTTTGAGTACCGTCACCAATTTTTATTTTAGGAGTAGTCCCATCCCAAACGATAATTGGCTCGCCTTTTAAAAGAACTTTAGTACCATCAGTTCCCCAGTTGGCAGAAGTATCATTTCTTAATACTAATCTTGTATTAAGTGTAATTCCAGCCATTTGCGTTCCCTCCATTTATAAGACTAATATCATTGTAGTCTTGACTATCTTTGTAATATTTCAAATCAGTACTATCCCAGCGGTAAATTACTTGGTTAGTAGTATCAATATATAGGTTACTTGAGTTCCCAATAGTTGGGAACTCAAGATAACTACTTTTACGAATAACAACCGCACCAGTGGGTAAGTCGAATGAGCCTAAAGCCATTTAACCCCCCCCCCATTATTCATTTATTTCAGTTAAATACATATCAACCGTAATATCATCAGTTGGGATTGATTGGGCGTATATTGTTACAGTACCAACATCAGACTGAACTGTAGGAAGAATACCAGCAGCTAGAATAGTCTCGATAGATGAAGTAGCAGGGACAATATCAACTTTAGTGTTTGTTTTTATCGCAGCATTACCAAAGACATATTCATAGTAACCAGAGGTTCCTTTATCTTCTCCCCAGCTTGCAGAAGCGAGAGTTTGTGCTTGGAGAAGAATAACTTTATTTTGTTTTGCTCCAAATAAAGTTGCGTGAGCTGTCGGGTCATTATTATGAGCGGTAATTGCGTCACTTACATTGGTTTTAGTAGCAATATTTTCTGTACCAGTTAGATTACCAAAAGCAATCTTGGGAGAATCAGTACCATTATGAGTATGTCCTTGAATTCTACTGGTTACATAAGCTTTAATGGCTGCTACGCTCGCATATTTAGTTCCAGTAGTATCATCTCCAATAGTATCTGTTCTATTTGAGATAACTTCATAATTAGCAACATCAAAATCAACTGGAATTTTCGCAAGTTTAGCAAGTTCGCTCGCAGCCACAGTAGAAGATACTAACTTCCCATCTGCATCAGTAATTACAATTTTGTCAGCAGTAAGTGTTGCGCCAATCTTATTTAATTCTGTTCTTAATCCTGCGATATCGTCAATCCCAATAACGACAACTCCTGTCTTTCCATTAACAGAAAGAACATCGCAAGGAATTACCATTCTTACCCAATTATCAATAGTACTATATGGTTCATCTTTAAGAACATAAATATCAGTAGTCTCACTACTTGTAGCTTGAACGAGAGCGAAATCTCCCTTCTTTGCATTTGATAGAGTAATTAAATCGGATTTATTTACAACAGTAAATACATCAGTAATAAACAAATCTCCAATATACTCAGAAGGAATTTTTGCTGTATCATCAAGAGCAACTAGTTTACCCGCAGTAGAGCCAATATCAGTTTTCTTTAAATATTGGTCTGCATTTGCAAGTTTAATATCAATACTTCCAGTAGAAGTAGTGATTGTTAAAGTATTATCAGAAGAATTGATAGTTGGACTAAATGAACTTAAATCACAAGTAATTGAGCTACCATCAACTTTATTCAGTTTTAAAGTATTTCCATCTAAAGTAACAGTAGAAATTAACTGTTGTCTTGCTTCTGAGTCGGTTGCTGTCGCTGCACCACCAGCGATAAGTACTTTTACAGCAACTTTTTCTTGAGAGCTAAGAGTAATATCACCATTTTCGTTAATAGTCCAAGTAATATCTTTGTTAATTTCAAGATTAGTTGCGCTATCATAAACAGCAACAATTAAATCTGAACGAGAAAGCTGATGTTGTGAATAAAGAATTGTATGTGTATAAGGAGCATTATCTCCTGACCATCCTTCTACGGCAATATCAACAGAAGCAATAGCAGCATCGGAGCTTCCGCTGCCAGTTCCAGTTTGGTCTATAAATCCAAAAGTTCCATCTTCTTTCTTACCAAAAACCTGTCCAGTAAGGGCGTCAGAAGAGCCTTTAAGAGTTAAACCGCTATCTCCCTCAACTATAACTATTCCGTCAACTGTTACAGCTTGAACATCAAGTCTGCGAAGAGTTCTATCTGTATCAATAACATATACAGCAACAGAGTCAGCAGTAACAACAGAAATCTTTTGACCTACATAAGAAGTAGGAGCAAGTTTTCTTTTGTCTTTTTCGGCATCCACAAGAGTTCCAGTAGCGTATTTAACAGCATCTTCATAGCTATCAAAAATTTCAGAACGGTCAAGTGCGAATCCAAGGTCTCTCTGGAATCCCATAGGGAAGCCTAAGAAATTAAAATTACTATCAACATAAGTAGCCATTTATCTTCCCTCCTTAACCGTTTACTTTATAAGTTCTAGCAGTAAGACCGCCAGGAACTTCTACTCTATATACATTATAGTTTTTAGCTGTGAAGCCATTCGCTCCCTCAACAGGAACTTTTGTCATAGTGAAAGTTGAAAGAACATCTGTATTCATACCTTCAACATAGAGAATATTCCTTAAAGTCTTTCCGTCTTCAACAGCAATAGTAATTTCTTTTGTCCCTTCTGGAACATTGATATTCCAGCTATTGTTATTGTAAGCTCCGCTACTTCCAGTTAATCCTCTAATATATGCACTATCAACTGTTTCAGTAATAGTTGTTTTGCAACCATAGAAATATTTTCTAAATCCACTAAATGCCTGCTGGTTAGAAACGGATTTTGTTCCAGCTTGAATACCTTGAACAGTGGCGGGCGCGCCGCTATTATCAAGAGGTTGAGCGCCTGCGGTGTGGGTACAGCTTGCATTAAACTGAATTGTAACACCATCTTCAATAGTAATATTTTGGACAGTATGAGGTTCTGCGGTGGAGGCTGCGTCAACGATAGTAGTTGTTGAGCCTTTTAAGTTTTGTTGGAGAGTGTAAGTTTGAAGAGTAACTCCAGTAGCAGGACCATATGTGTATTTGCCAGGATTAAATGTTGGTGTTACAGTAATATTAACTTGAGTTCCGGCTTCTACACTCTTTGTTCCACTCGCGGAAATTGAAATTGAAGGTTGAGTAATAGTTGGTTGAATAATTTTAACAAACATCTGATTTAAGATTGTTTTTAAAGTCGTGTTGGGTTGGAATGTAGTATTTTCTGGAATACCACCAATTTTACCGTTACCCATTGTTTTTAAAGTGTATCCAAGAACAACATTTTCAGTAGTAACTTTTCCGCAAAGAGCAACCCAGTTGGCCGCAGTGGTTGGCCCATTCTCTTTCAGAATATAAGAAATAACAGGATTGCCAATATCTGTTCTAACAAGAACAGCAATATCTCCCTTTTTAGCGTCTGTTAATTCAACAAGTTTAGAAGCGTCAGTTGCTTCTCCAGTTACATCAACTTGCCATACAGTATTCGCGCCAGTTAGTTCGCTCTTTAAAGCGTACTGATTTGCAGCAACTCCACCTAATTGGTCTGCATTGGTAGCATGGAGAACTGTCATTTCGCCGCCGTTAATTGAAACATCTGTTCCACCTTTTACAATACCAAACTCAGTATTAGTAGCAGTTCCAATATAGCTAGTTCCAAGGTCTACCCACTGAGTTCCATTGTAATTCCACTCATTACCGTCGCCATCAATAATAGTATGACCCGCAATAAGTTGTTTTCCTTCTCCTAGTAATTCTTGAGCTTTTTGAGTTAATTGCCCTTGGTTAGGATTAACTTCATCAATTTTTCCAAGGTAAATAGTCGCGCCAGTTAGTCCATCTAATTTATTTTGGATATTACCGATATTACTATCAATATTATCAAATTTAGTTTTAATAGTACCAGTGGTATCATAATCTTGAGCTTTCTTCGCAGTTTCTTGGACTAAGCTATTTTCATCCAAAGAAGCAATACCACTTGCTTTGCCTTTCTCTGTTGCAATAACTGCTTCTGAATTAACAGTAATAGTAATTACATTAGATTCAGGGTCAATAGAAACAGTACCGGTACTAGAGGTTCCACCAGTATAATTCTTTCCTGCGGCAGAAAGGTCTACACTAAACAAATCTTCTCCAGTTTCATTTTTGAAGATAATAGAATTTGTTAGTTCATCATAAACGCCGCTTTTTGAGATTGACTCAATAATAGTGTTTAATTGAGTAGAACTTAATCCGCCAGGAAGACTAAATGTACCTAAGACTTTTGTTGCCATTTAATCACTCCTCTCCTATTTTAGTTGCCAATATGGAAATTTTAATATCAACTGTCGGTCGAACCTTACAGTAAATATTATAGACTGTTTTAGATACATCAGAGTCCATATAAATGTTTTGCATAACACCAGCTTTGGCAATTTCTACGCTGTCTTGCTCTGATACATCAGGGGTTACTTGGATAAAGTAATTACTGTTTAGTTTTGGATTTGAATATTGATAAACTAATTTATCTTCTTCAGTAATCTTTACCCATTTTGATTTAAGAAGTGTGTCTTCAATAATAAAAGAAGTAGCTTCTCCTGTCCCGCCTTTGTTGATTACACTATTATTTAGAATACCAACCAACCGAGGCTCTTTATTTAGAATTCCAGGACAATTCATTGCCATTAGTAAGTCACCTCTGGTAATATTCTAAATACATTTGGGCCTATTACTGTGTTTATTCTTCCGTCAGAAAAAGTTATTTGAACATCATAACTATAATTCCCGAAATCCATAAACTCAGTATCTTCTGAACGGATATGGAATCTTCCATTCTCAAGAGGGATTTGGAGAAGAATAGGGTTATTATCATCAACGTCAGCATCTCTTGATTTTCTAACTGATAAAACAGCAACATCGCCACTTTCAAACTCATAAATATCATAAGGGAAAGTCTGTTGTCTTAATTCTAAATTAAGATATGCGTCATCTCCCCTAGTTATCCAGAGGTCTTTATTTCCTCTAATATCTAACATATACTCCCCTCCCAAATAAAAAAATACACATATCTTCAAAAGATATGTGTATTTAGAAAGTCTTTTGTCTAAATTTTTAGTTAGGTGGGCGCAATAAGTCATTATGGAATTTAGAAGAAACATAATAAGAAGGAGTATTAAATAAAGAATTGTAAGTTAATTTCTCTAAATCCCAGTAGGGAACTCGTATTAAAGGAATATTATTTCTTATACAATATGCGTTTTTTCTTCTATCATTCTCTTGCATATGCTTAAAATCTGAGTAAGTTCCAAACTTAGAAATATATTTAAAATGCTGCTCGCCGTCATATTCAATTAGTTTTATGGGTCGGCCGCAGGATATTATTGCGAAATCGAATCTGAGAAGAGCATTTTTATATCTTAAGTCAGAAAAAGTATACTCTTTAAGATAAGAAATTTTAGCAGATTTTAAGAGAGAAGAAATTTTTTCTTCTCCCTTACTCATTTTCATCTTCCTCTTTTTTATTTCTTATCTCGTCAAGAAAACCAATAACCTTATCGTACTCTTCAAGAGTAACACTTTCAAGCATGATAGTGTTCTTATCGTATTTTGGATAACCAAGCAAACCCATAAACTTGTTGATTAGAGAACCAAATTCTCCTTGAAAAGTACATTCCCAGCCTAAATCGGGATAAAGTTGTATAGTTTTATCAACAGAAGTGCTTGTATTATAATCTAAGTCAGTTACTTTAATTTCAATTCTACATTTATTTTCCATTTATTTCTCCTCCAATTCATCTATCTTTTCTAAAAGAGTTTGAAGTATAAAAGCTGATGTAAGAAAGCTAGTGCAATTTTTATTCAAAAGTTCCGGCAATTTTCCATTTACAAATTCTTTGACTTCTTTTAAGTCAATATTTACTTCCATTATTACTTTTCCTCTCCAAATACTTTTTCAAAAGAGCAATCTTTCCAGTTCATATCTTCTGGATTTCTCCATTCCATAATTTTTGCATGACGGAAGTTATGAGTATCACTTTCCATCATCATCGCGCTAATTTTAATTACTCTGCGCGCCCAGCTATTATTATTCTCAACTATGCCTCTTTTAACTTCCTCAGTGACATTGGAAATCCAACCAATAGGGATAATTTCTTCCCCTTTTGCTACTCCAATTTCAATAGAACCAGCCCAACCAAAGAACGCTCCTTTTGAAATAGGTTCGATTGGTGCGCCATTTTGGAAATCTTCGTAGTAAATACCTTCCATTTTACTATTATCTTTGATATTAAACCAATATTTCCAATTTTCAACTTCTTTACCAGTATATTCCCAAGTAGCATCTTTATAGTTTCCGGTTAAGAAACAATCAACCTCTCTATCAAGTTCTTTCTTAACTTTAATAGATTTACGAGCAGGACGCTTTCCAGGTTCATAGTTTCCATCTTTCCTTTGTAGAACTACACCTTCCCATCCTTGCTCGCGGCAGTAAGCAATATAATCTAACAAATCCTCTCCATCATAATAAGTCGCATATTTGATATAAGGATTTTTAAACCATTCAGAAAGAGCTTTAAGTTCAATAATTCTGCTTTCAAGAGTCCAAAATCCTACAAGATTTTTATTATAAGCCAATATGTCAAAAATATAAAAAGAAAGTTTATCTCCTTTCTCTTGTCTTTGAATAGCTTTTTCTTTTAAACATCCCATAATGGTAGTTACTTTCCTTGAACCCTCATTACCATCAAAGTAAATTTCTCCAAGCAAAACAGTTCCTTTAGGCAGTCTATTAAACTGCTCTTTTAAATGAGGAACCCAATCAATTTTATTGGGATAGCCGCCGTTGACAGATTCGCTTCTTGGACGAATATAAAGATTTCCCTCTTCATCTTTAATCATCATCGCCCACTGACCATCTACCTTACGAGAACCCACATATTCACCAGAAAAGATAGCGTTATTTACCAATTCTTCTAAATTGGTATTTTTAGTAGGCGCCCAATATTTCTCTGCTTCCATATTCCAAAAATCAAATCCATTTATAATAACTTCCATAATTATTCTCCTTTCATTTCTATAATAATTATACCACAAAAAGGGAGTTTTGTCAATTACAAAACTCCCGCGTCTTTTAAGAAATCGACTGCTTTTCTTGTAAGCTCTAAAATGCCACCATTATTTTCAATAGTAAAATCATAGAAGTATGACTCAACACATCTATCTGCATGATTAGATTCGATTGGTTTTACTCTGTTATTTTTGATTAGTAAAGTAACTGCATCAAACTCCTCTGCTAATCTTCCTAGCTCTTCTGGTTCTCTACAATGAACGAAAATAGCATCTACATTGCCTTCCTGTTCGGCTTCTGATTTCTTTTGTCTAATATAATTGGCGGACAAATCAGAATATTGAGTGGCTAAATCTTTTAAATCAGAAAGAAACTTTCTTGCTCTTTCATCTTTCTCTCCATTCCACCCCATAATTTGTGCAGCTTCTTTTATTAAATCAACAGTAGAAATGTTCCAAATATGTCCTTTTAGATGTTCTCTTTGGCAGATTTGAACAAAAGTATCTTTGCCTACTCCGCCCGCGCCGTTAATCAGAATTATCTTCATTAAGGTCAACTCCATATTTTTTAAGCCATTGCTCAAAAGTAACTTTTTCAAAATATTTATAATTAAAAGTATTTTTTTTATCACAAAGAGTTTCAATTATACTTTTTATGAAATCTTGATTTTGAAAACATCCTAGTTCTTTTATCTTTAAAAGAAAATCTTTTAATTCTTTTTCTATTTTATCAGATAAAGGAAATTTATTATAATCTATTACTTGACAATAGTTGTAAATATAAACTAGTCCAAGTGGAAGATTTTTAACTATCCCTTTGTTCTCAAGCAAGAAATTAAATGCGTATATTTGTCCCTCAACATAGCTTGGAATACAATTTACTGCAAAGTTTTTATCTTTTCTTGTTAAAGAACTTTTATTATCTACCCATAAAGTAGTAATTACTGATGTTCTGTAAATATTTTCTGTCATATTAAGAGCCATTGTATTAAAAGCTCCATCTTCGTTAATTCTTAAGCCCTCTGGAAAACGAATATTATTTTCTTTTAAAAAAGAACAATTATAAACTTTTCCGTGTACCCAAGTAGCTGTTTCAGTAGAATGAACTATCCTATCAATCCCATACTTATTTTGTTGAATAAAAGCACTAACAAGAATATCAGGTTTATTTCTATTAACTTCCCTATTTAAAACTTCTATGGCTTGCGGCATAAGCATATCATCAGCGTCTAAGAACATTACATATTCGCAAATAGTATTATCTAATCCAGCTTGACGAGCTACGCCAGGGCCGCCGTTCTCTGTAAGTCTAATATAGTTAATATTAAGTTTATCTTCATAATCACTAACAATACTTAATATATTTTCCTCTGAACAATCGTCAATAACTGTAACAAAAAATCTTGGCTGTGTCTGAGCAACCAAAGAATCTAATGTTTTTGGAAGAGTTTCTGTTGAATTATAACAAGGAATTATTATATTTATCATTAAATACCTCCTTGAGCATATTCCCATATATATCCATACATTTCTTTGCGTAAACCTTCACAACACTCTTTTATATATTTTGTTTGCTTTTTATTCATAGCTCTTCCAGCCGCAGCTAAAGAAGGAAAAATCTCAATAATATCTCCGTTTGTATCTTTTTGAATTATTTTATATTTTTTCCAAGTAGACAAAATTGATTTTTGAAAGGTATCTTTTGGAGAGAAACTCCAGAAATATCCTTTGCAGCTTTGTTTTGCTTTATTGCAACATTTATTTATCATGCTAGGGTCTACATTTACCGCTCTCGCGGCTGCGGATATAGAAAGATATTCTTTTAATAATACTCCTTCTTGGTTATATTGATAAACTTTTTTTCCTATATTTCGAGTAAAATTTATTTTTTCATTATAAGAAGAATAGTTTTGTAGTATTCTCTTAATAGTGCTATTATTAGTAGAAAGTTTTTTAGAAATTTCAATACTCCCAAATCCTTCATCCCATAATTTAATTATTTCATTATAGTCTAATTTAATAGCCCCTTCTCCGCCAAAAGTCATGTTATATCCATTGCTATCTGGAGACAATATACAAGAGTTATATATTTTTATCCAATATTGTTCTTGTTTTTGAGCCTCTTCTGCTTTTACTTCTTCTATTTTTTCAATAACAAAATTTTCTTGTCCATATTTTCTAAGAGCTTTGTGAAGTAAATAATTATATTCTTGACTATTTTCATTTTTAAAAGAAGAATATAAATGTTGTTGCCAACGATGTTCAATAGAATAATTAGTTTTTCCAATATATATTTTATTATTGATTAGATTTGTTATTTTATAAATAAAAGCCATTTAATCACCTCTAAATATAAGTAATTTTTATGACCCTTTACTTTTTGATTTTGATGCCGTTACCGCTAGATGGTCAGCTCTTTCGTTCCAGACATTTTCCCCGCTATGCCCTTTAACTTTTACAAAAGTAACTTTATGCTCTTTTTCAAGTTCTCCAAGTCCTTCAAAGAGATTTTCCCATAAATCCTTATTAGCAACAGGTTCTTTCTTAGAATTTATCCATCCATTCTCAAACCATTTTTTATACCATTGTTGATTTATACAGTTACATACATAAGCAGAATCGCTATATATTTCAATATTCTTTTCTGTGTGGGGAACTTTTAGAATTTCAGAAATAGCAATAATAACAGCTTTAATCTCCATTCTTTGATTTGTGCTTTGTTCTTCATGAAAGGTGATTTCTCTTATCGTATTATCTGAATATCGAATTACTGCGGCCGCGCCGCCCTTTCCTGGATTTCCACTACATGCTCCATCAGTCCATACCTGAACAGGAAATTGACTTTCTTCAAAAAGCCCATCGAAAAATCCCATAATAATTCTCCTTTTCATATTTATAACACTATTATATAATAAAAAAGGAAGAAAGTCAAACTTTCTTCCTTTCGACGCTTATTCATCTAGCTCAAATAGAATTTTCTTCTTCATAGTTGCATTATCAATATTAGAGAAAGAACAAATTTCTCAGTATCTTCCTTAATAATTGCACGAAGTTTATTAAATTCTTCATCAAACTCTTCTGGAGAATTAGTGTCCAAATCAATGCCGAACTCGTAGTCGATACAAACTTTAACCATAGCCATTGTTACCTCTCCTACGGGCGTTCATAACTTTACTCTAATATTATATCGTAATTTTGGAAAAAGTCAAATATCAAACTGGAGAAACTTGACTTTTTCCCAGAATTATTGTATAATTAGTATAGAATTTCAAAAGAAAATACAATATCTAGTAGGAGGCCGCGACATGATTACTTTGTATAGCACAAACTGTCCTAAGTGTATGGTTTTAAAAGAGAAACTATACGCAAAACATATAGAGTTTACTGAATGTAATGACACTGAAATTATGAAAGAATTAGGTATGACAGTAGTTCCTGTTTTAAAGGTTAATGATGAATACCTTGATTTTAAAGCCGCAAATACTTATATTAACCAACAATAATAGGAGCGATTTAATGCAAGTAAATATCAGATTAAATAAAAATTTTACGACCGCCTTTAATCGGATGCAGGAGAAATATGGAGAAGAGTTTTCTGAATTAAATGGTTTTGCAGATGAGCAATTAAGTTATACTGATTTTATTGATAATTTTATTGACTCTGAAACTGTTGCTGACGCAAGTGTAGATGGAAATGCTAATGTTGGCAATAAGGACATGAGAACTCTTATGAATGAAATGCCAAAACCACATAGAAAACTTCTCGCGTATAATAAAATATATTATGAATTAAATAAAAAATATGGTTTTAAGACAGCAAATGAGTGGCTCGAAAAAGAATGGACAAAGGCATTATATATGCACGATGCAGACACTTCTACTTTTATCCCTTATTGTTTTGCATATGATTTAAAAGATTTAGCAGAAAAGGGACTTTTCTTCCTTAATAATTTTAATGCGGAGCCGCCGAAACACTTATCTACTTTTATTGATTTTGTTAAAGAGTTTATTAGTTTTAACTCTAATAGAACTTCTGGTGCTTGCGGATTACCTAATCTTATTCCTTATATCTATTATTTTTGGAAGAAAGATTGTGAAGAGGGATATGCTACAAAAAGCCCAGATTACTATGCCCGACAGCAGATTCAGCGTTTTGTTTATGCTATAAACCAGCCATATGTAAGAGATGGTATGCAAAGTGCTTTCACTAATGTTTCTGTCTTTGATGGCCCTTATCTTGAAGCTCTTTTTGGCGGCGCAAAGTTCCCAGATGGAAGTTATATGATTGATGAGCTTGATGAAATTAAAGAGTTCCAGAAACTCTTTATGGAAGAGACATCAGAAATTCGCTCTCATAATATGATGACTTTCCCAGTTTTAACTATTTCTCTTTTAAGAGAGAATGGTAAATTTGCAGATGAAGAGTTTGCGCAATGGGGAATTAAACATAATATGAAATGGGCAGACTCAAATCTATTTATTGATAAGAGTGTTACTTCTCTTTCTAACTGTTGCCGCCTCAAGTCAAATATTGATGATTTAGGATACTTTAATAGTATTGGTGGAACAGCTCTTAAAGTAGGTTCAGTAAAAGTTTCTACTGTTAATCTTGCAAGATTGGCTCTTGAAAATAATACAGAACAAGATTACTTAATTGCTTTAAAAGAGCTTGTTGAACTTGATTGTAAAGTTCTTGATGTTGTCCGTTATATTATTGAAAGAAATGTAGAGAAAGGATTACTACCTAATTTCTCAAAAGGCTTGATTGATTTTGAACATCTTTATTCTACTGTTGGAGTAATTGGTGTTTATGAAACAATGAAAAGTTTTGGTTATGTTACAGAAGATGAATTTGGCAATACTTACTATACAGATGATGCTATGAAGTTTGGAGAAAAAATCTTTAAAGTTATTCATCAAACCAAAGACCAGTTTGCTCTTGACAAAAATTATAAAATTAACCTTGAGCAAGTGCCTGGGGAAACAGCAGCAAATAAAATGTTGCAAGCAGATGTTCTTCTTTATCCAGAAACAGTAATAGATGATTTACCTCTTTACGGAAATCAATTTATTCCTCTTGGCATTAAAACAACCATTCAAGAAAGAGTAAGAATTGCATCCACCTTTGATTCTTACTGCAACGGCGGCTCAATCGCCCATATCAATATTGAATCTCCATTCGATACTTTTGAAAAGGCTTGGAAATTAACGGAGTGGATTGCAGACCAAGGACTTACTTATTTTGCATTTAATATTAAAATTCAAGCCTGTAAGTATAATCATGCTTTCTTCGGAGATATTTGTCCAGAGTGTGGTGGTCCGGTAGAAACAGAATATACTAGAGTGGTTGGTTTCTATGTTCCAATTAGCACATGGTCAAAGCAAAGAAAAGATGAATTTAAAATGAGACAATGGGAAAGAGTAAATGATTAAGAGCATATATATAATTAAAAATAATATAAATGATAAGGTCTATATTGGGCAATCTAAAAATCCTCACAGGAGATTTATTCAACATCTCTGCAATGGGAATCGTCTATTAGATTCTCTTCCAATTCATCTTGCCATAAATAAATATGGAAAAGAAAATTTTTATTATGAAATATTAGAAAAAGATATTGAAAATTACAACGAAAGAGAGCAATATTGGATTTCTTTTTATAACTCTCAAAGTCCGAATGGATATAATATCTCTGAAGGAGGACAAACAAATAACTTCTTAAAAGGAGAAAAACATCCTAGAAGTAAAATCTCTGATGAAATGGTTGATAAAATTATAAACGATTTAATTTACACCAATAAAACACAAAGAGAAATTGCAAAAGAAAATTCTTGCTCAGAAAGAATCGTTAATTCAATAAACAGTGGAGAAACGAGAAATAGAAGCGAGTTAGAATATCCAATAAGAAATAAATTTTGTCACTTTTCTAATATTACTTTAGAAGAAGTAAAATGGTTGTTAATAAATACTGATTGTTCATTTCAATCTATTGCTGATTATTATGGTCTAACAAAAGGAACTATTGCTCAAATAAATAATGGAAAAATTCACTGTGATAGTAGTGAAAAATATCCTCTTCGAGAAAATAAGAATGGAATAAAAATATCTGTAGAAGATATTATAAAAATTTTATTTTTAAAGGAGGAGAAAGTAAATGAGTAAAATTAGACTAAAAGGTTTAATAGAAGAAGATTTCCTCAATTATCGACTTCCTTCTATGTTTTTAGCTACTTGCTTTTGTGATTTTAAGTGCGAAAAAGAGGATTCTACAGGAGCTACTTTCTGTCAGAATTCTCCTCTAGCACAATCTCGTATTATAGAAGTGGAGATAAGCACCTTAATTAAGAAATATTTTAGTAATCCTATTTCTGAAGCTATTGTTGTTGGTGGAATGGAACCTTTTGCTCAGCTTGAAGAATTGACAAATTTAATAAAAGAGTTTAGAATATACACTAAAGACCCCTTCGTTATTTATACTGGATATGATAGTAATGAAATATCTGAACAAGTTGAGAGCCTTATTCCTTTCGGAAATATAATTATAAAGTACGGAAGATACAAATGTAACAATCCGGGTCGGTATGATGAAGTTCTAGGAGTAAAACTAGCTTCTGATAATCAGTATGCGTGCCATTATGGGAGGTTCTTTGATGGAAATGCAAATTAAAGTAAATCCAGACGCGATAAAAGCAAGAGAGATTAGACAGAAAGTAAAGGAAAATGATGGATATTGTCCTTGTTCTTTATTTAAGAATGAAGATACAAAATGTCCATGTAAAGAATTTTTAAATAGTCAAGAACTTGGAGAATGCCATTGCGGACTCTACATTAAAGTAGAAAAATAAAGGGAGCTAAGGCTCCCTTGACTTTTCTCAAATAGAGTGATATAATATAATAAGAAAGGGTGATAGAAATGGATAAAAGAATGTTTAAGAAAACTCCCGAAGAATTGCAGATGTATATGCACTTCAAGAAAAGGCATGGAGTTAGTAAAATTAAGAAAGGAAAAGGTTCTTATAAGCGAAAGCAAAAGCATCGTGAAAAATTTGACTTTCCTGCTTGTGCGTAGTATAATAGATTTATACGATAAATGCTCGCGTATATCAACTGGTTAGATGGCTTCCCTTACAAGGAAGAGGTTGGCGGTTCGAGTCCGTCCGCGAGTACCAAAGGAGTTTCTATGATAAAATTTTTTATAAATCGAGAATCGGTAATTTCTCATAAATATCGGTTGAGTGGTATTTCTATTGATTATAGAAAATATGTGAATCTTAGTCATAAAGAACAAATAATTTTTGAAAGTCGAATAATGGAAATGTCTCCAGCACAATATCTTCGCTATTTAAAAGACAAAGGAGCAAAGTTGGCAATAGTAGTTAATTCATATATTACTTACTATTTTGAAGACTCAAAGCTCCTTGATGAACATCTCTCGAATTTGAATAAGCGATTTCTTAAAATTTTGACAAAAGCTGAATAAAATGGTATAATAAATATGTTAAAGAAAAACGATTAAAGGAGAAATGTGAAATGGCTACTATGACTATCCACCGCGCCCTCGGAGAGATTAAGCTGTACGACAAGAAAATTGTTGACCTGCTTGACAAGGATTTTGTTCTTGCCAGTAAAAAGAGACTGGCTAAGATTCATGGCGTTGATGTTGAGAAGTATAAAGAGGAGATGAAAGCTAATCTCCAATCTCTGCGCGCTCTTATGCGTAATCGTCAGACTTTGAAGTCTGCTATTGCTAAGTCTAACGAAACTACTGAAGTAACTATCGGCGGCGAAACTATGACTGTCCTTGACGCTATTGAGCGTAAGAACTTTATGAATATGCGTATGTCTGTTGTAAATACACTGAAGTCTCAGTTTAATCGTGCTGACCGTGAGGTTCGTATGTACGAGGATAATCTTCAGGCTAATCTTGAGAACTATATCAAGAATACCACAAAAGAGCTTAATAACAAAGACCTTATTGACTCTCTCACTGAGTCTTATAAGAATCTGAATGAAGTTGTTATGATTGACCCTAGCAACTTGCGCCTTGTTATTGAGGAAATGACAAAGGAGAATGACCAGTTCAATACAGAAGTTGACTATGTTCTTTCTGAGTCTAACTCAAACACCACTATCGAGGTTGACCTCGTAGGCTAATTTGACCGCAATGGTATTCAGTCGAAAACCTAGAACCTAGTTCCGTCCTCATTATACGATAATAATGAAATTACGCTACTTTGGTAGCTCCAGACCGCTAATCTGGTTAAAAGATGATATTGGGGTAATTCCCAATAATACTTAATAGATAAGTATTTTAAATTGTCTTAAAGATTAAAGGTTAAAGCTCAAAGGTTAAACTTTAAAGTTTATTAAAGTGTATAAAGCGTAAAGATATAAAGAGAAGGGCGAATTTTATATTCAAATTATTTTATTGTATAATTCTATAAAATTACGCCTAAAGAGCAAAGACAATGAAATCCTTGATTTAAGGTTTTTCGGATTGAATTAGTGGCCGATAGGTTGTCCTCAAGGCTGACTGGATACCATTCCTATAGGGGAGGGCTTCTTCGGAAGTCCTCCTTTCGTTATTTTTAAAGGAGAGTAAATATGGAAATAATTGATAATAGCTGGAAAGAGTTCCTTGAAGAACAAAGAAATAAAGCATATTTCTCTAAATTAGAGGAATTTGTGAATAAGGAATATGATAATCAAATTGTCTATCCCGCAAAAGAAAAATATCTTTAATGCGTTTAAATATACTCCATTAGATAAAGTAAAAGTAGTAATCTTGGGGCAAGACCCATATATTAACGAAAATCAAGCAATAGGAATTGCTTTTGCCACAGGAGATAATAAAGTTGCTCCATCTCTGAGAAATATTTATAAAGAAATAGGTGAAGATACTGGTATTGATACCTCTAAATATACTTGCAACCATCCAATAGAATGGGCGAAGCAGGGAGTTTTTCTATTAAATACTACTCTTACTGTTCGTGCCGGTGAGTCGAATTCTCATCAGGGTAAGGGATGGAGTAAGTTTACTGATGCCGCAATTCAAGAGATTGATAAGCAAGATATGCCAGTGTGTTATCTATTATGGGGCAATTATGCTAAGAAAGCTGCTTCTGGTATTCATAATCCAAAAAGTCTTATCTTAACCGCCGCGCATCCAAGTCCTCTTTCTGCTAATAGAGGATTCTTTGGTTGCAAACATTTCTCTCAAACTAATCAGTTTTTAAAAGATAATAACATTGAACCTATTAACTGGTAATTATCTTGACAAAATCGCTATTGTATGATATAATTATTATAGAAAGTGAGGGAAAGAAATGGCTAAATTAAGTGAGGAAAAAATCGCTGAAATTAGGCGAGTATATAGTGAGCTTGGGACTTATTCTGGAACTGCAAAAGCTGTCGGTTGCTCTCCTGCTACTGTAAAGAAATATACACAAGAAGAATATGTGCCAGACCCAACTATGAGAGTAACTTTTAATGGAGTTCTTCCTCCGGTTGAGGAATTGCGCTGGCCGTCGGAAGAAGAAATCAGTAAAATGGCCAGATTAACAGAAGCTGAAATTGAAGAAATTCACGAACTTTGGAAGGAGCTTTAATATGAAATATTTTAAAGTCATTGATGCTCCATACGATAACGGACACTATATCATTTCTGGAACTGACTCTTATTATTCATATTTCAAGTGGACAGATGGTTCTTATAATGTGTATCATGCAAGAATTATGGGTCTTACTTACGCTTCTTATCTTAGAATGGCAAGAGATAATTTCAATGCAGAATTAAGAGGAAAAGGTCATAAATATCCAACTGCTTATTTTAATAATAAGAAAGACGCAGAAAAATTAGCCAGAGTTCTTGATGAAAGACTTTCTTATTTAATACGGAATAGCAAATAAGAGGGAGTTATCCCTCTTATTTTTTTGTATTCTTAGATACGATTTTCCACTTTGAATTGATGGAGGGGATATAAATGACCGAGATACCAAAATTTATAGAAACCTTCCTTGGGGCACCATTACAGCTTGTTATAATTTTATTATTCTTTGGAGTGTTTTTGTACTGGTTTATTAAAGAAAGACCTAAGTCAGTGCAAAGTCAGAGTAATTTAATTAACACTATCCTAGAGGAAAGTCGTCAAGCTAAAAAAGATAGTGCTGCTGAGAAGGAGAGCTTCTTTAAAATTATGGATGACTATCGGGCACAGAATGAAAGAGTGTCAGCTTTATATGATAAAGCATTAGAGAATAGTACAAGAGCAATAGAAAATAATACCGAAGTAATAAAAAATCAAAATACTCACGCGCAATTAACAAATCACGCATTAGAAACTTTAAATGATTCTGTTTTAAGAGCAGAAGATAAGCTAGAAAAAATTGACGAATCTCAACAAAGATTAGTCAATAAAGTTAATGAAGCTATTATAATTCATCATGGAAAAATTAGTGATTAAAGGAGGTTTTTGAATGACAGAAGTTATTAGCGTACTTATGGTGTTGGCTGGATTAGCTTTCCTTCTTCAAGTAGTTCTTGAAAGAGTAAAGACTATTATTCCTGTTCTTGGTGGTACATATTCTTTCTCAGTAAAAGGTGTAAAATTTGATATTTCGCCAATGCAGTTTATTTCCCTAGCCTGCGGAATTGGTCTTATGTTTGCTATTGCACAACCTATTTCTTTATTTGGTGCCCTTGGTTATGAAGTTCCAACAGCAGTAAATCATATTGTTAATGGTATCTTGGTAAGCGGTGGAGCAGGTTATATCTATGACGTAATTCATAAGATTGAAAAGAAAGATGCTAATAAAGAAGAGCTGGCTTAACCAGCTCTTTTTTTATTGACTTTTTTCAAATATAGTGATATAATTATTATAGAGTTCGGAAAGGAGAATGAGTATGGAGACGAAGATTTTTCATGGCGACCCAAAAATGGTTCAGACAGAAATGAATGATTTTCTTAAACAGGGCGGAATAAATCTTATTGATGTTCAAATGTCTACCTGTTCTATCGGACAGGCGGTTTCTCGTTCTCTAACAACTGTTCTTATTTTGTTTGAAAGGAGAAAATAAAGTGGAGTATAAAGGATATCAGCATATCGAAAGACTTGGCACTCCTGAGGTAGGGGGTATTCTCGACGGAGAGTGCTTTGTTTATCCTAAAATTGACGGAACTAATGGTCAAGCTTATTGCTTAGACGGTAAAATTTATGTAGGGAGCCGCAAGAGGTTTATTACTCCAGAAGACGATAATGCTGGATGCGCGAAAGCGATTCTTGCAAACGAAAATATTTGCAACTATTTAAAAGACCATGTAGGTCATCATCTTTTCTTTGAGTGGCTCGTTCCACATACCATTAAGAATTATGAAGTAGATGCTTGGAGAAAACCTTATGTTTTCGATGTAGCAGTTGAAACAGATGGAAGTTTTGTTTACCTTCCATATGAGATTTATGCAGCGTTTTGCTGAGTTGAATAGAGGCACTATGCTTCAAGTAATTCAAAGCTGGATGGGTTTATCTATTTCACAAGTAATCACCTCTACTCATAACTATATTTCTGAGGATAATATCTTAAGAAAGGGAGCTATTTCAGCAAGACGAGGGAGCTTCTTGTTATTCCTATGAACATGAGAGACGGACTTCTTGTTTGTCGTGGTTTAGGGAATGAGGATTGGAATAATTCTGCTCCTCATGGCGCCGGCCGTCTTTACTCCCGTTCTAAAGCAAAAGAACTCTTTTCTGTCGATGATTATAGAATGTCTATGGAGGGAATTTATACTACTTGTGTAAATGAATCTACTCTTGATGAAGCTCCTTTTGTATATAAAGACCAAAAAGAAATTGAAGAAGCAATTCAACCGACCGTAATAGTTGAAGACCATTTAATTCCTATATATAACTTTAAAGCCAATTAAGGAGGATTATTTATGTATGAGATATATTTTCGTCGCTCAAATGGGGAAGATAAATTCTTAGCTAACTGTTCTGATTTTTATACTGTAAATGAGGTTATCAAGCATTTTCTTGAAGAGCATAATTATAAATCTGGTTATTCTCGTATGTGGAAATCTGCTCCAGGTGTCTTAAAGATTGATGTTGGAAGTCATAGCGAATTTTTCTTTGTTAAAGGCCCTATTGACAATGTTCTAAATAGTTTAATTATGGAGGAAAACTAATGGGAAGATATAGAATTGAACTCGTAACTATGGGTGATTGTAATGATTTTGTAAAAGCGGTTTCATCGTATCAAGGGAAAATTACTCTTGAAGATGATAATGGGTTTAGAGTAAGCGCAAAAAGCTTTCTTGGTGCTATGGCCGCGACAGAATGGGATACTCTGTATTGTGTTTCTGACGCTGATATTTATACGGCAATAAGAAAGTGGGTAAAAGACGAATAATTAAAATCTTGACTTTTCTTGAAAATTTTGATATAATTTTTTTAAAAGGGATATTATTATCCCTTTTGTTATTTTGGAGGTTTTAGTAATGCTAATACAAATAATTGCAGCAATTCTTCTTACTTGTATAGCAGCACTACTATTTTTTGGAACCTCTCGGTCGCCGCAGCAATCCACAAATTGCACATACTGTAAGTATTTCGATGTTAAGACTCAAAAATGCACTAATAAAAATTCATATTTTTATGGATGTGAAAGAAAAGGGTCTGATAACTCGTGCGAAAAATGGAGGTATTTTTATGATGGACGAACCACAAATTTTTACTCTTAACTTTCTCAAAACTTCTCTAATGGAAGTTAATGAAAGTTAAGAAGTTAAAAAAAATAATTGCATTTCTTTGTATTGGAATTACCCTAATTGCTCTTATTTATGTAGATAGATTAGAGCGATATCCGCAGATAAAGGAAATTACTACGGAAAAAGAAGTTATAGTAGAAGTTGAGAAAGAAGTCGTATCAGAAGTCTATATTGAAGTGGAGCCAAAAAACCACTACAATATCACAAGCGTTGAGAGAGAAATGATAGCACGACTATTATACCGAGAAGCCGGAGCGGCGAGTTTAGAGTGTCAGAAAATGGTAGTATCTGTTATATTTAATAGATACGATGCCGCAGGAGAAGGAACTTCCTTGTCCGATATTGTTTATGCAAAAGGACAATTTACTCCAGCATCCCTTTTGTATAGAACTACACCGACAGAACAAAACTACGAAGCGGTGGATTATGTGGTAAAAAACGGAAGCGTTTTGCCGCCATATGTTCGGTTTTTTAGAGCCGATTATCATTTTAATTGGAGTGGTTATGTGGGTTACACTTCATTAGATGGTACTTATTTTGGTTATTTAACCAGAGATAAAAATGATTGACTTTTTTATAATTGTATGATATAATATAATTATAGAAAATGAGAAAAGGAGATATTTTATGAACGAGAATTTTTTATCTAGTTTTGGGATAAGTGCAGAAGAGGACAGAATTGATTTCAATAGAGAGACTGGTGAATTCAAACTTTATGGAAAAGCTGAAATAGGCAGTCAGGCATATCGAATGCTTGAAGAAGTATATAGTATGCAAACTCTTGAAGAACAGTTCGATAAAGGCGAGGTTGGAAAAGAAGACATCCAGGAAGTTTTGGGACTTTTGGAGAAGATTCTCAACAACGATATTCCTGCGGTAAAGAACTCTCTTCACGATATTGAATCTCTTTTCCCTCCTGCGTATGTTAGCGGCGAAGAGGCTTTCTTTACAGAAGACACTAAAGAAATTGATGACCATCCTTGGGTAGTTGAGTCTAAAAAGAATCATCAGAAAGTCCATGTTTTTGCTGACTTTGTAGATTACGACACTTATGATAAGGAGAAAGTCCTTAATCTGTTTTTATCTAAGGGAAATTCTCTTGAAGAGCTTAGTGTAAAAGACCAGTTTATGGCTTACTGTGTTATCTATCGTAGTATGTTTGAGGAAATGGAAGATACTGGAATCTTTTCAAGTGCAGCAAGAGCAATTAACCATGAAATAAAGATTTCTCTTCCTACAAATAGGGAGTACTGCACTTTTCGGATTATGCTTAAAAATAAAGAAACTGGTGAAGTTTCAGTTATTTACTTTAAATAAAATATTAACTTTTCAGGCTTAGTATGATATAATAATTATAGTGGTTAAGAGATAAATCTTTTAACCACTCTCTATGGGGCGGTAATCCAGAGGCAGAGATAGCGGACTTAGGCAGATTTCTGTTCCAAAATTTTGTAGCGTCTGCCTAAAATTTTCACTTCTATATGGGTGATAAAATGAAGAAGTATGAAAATTTTAGTAAAGAAGAGCTTTCAAAGTTTTGTGCTGAAAGTGAGTCATATCGTGAGTTAGCTCAAAAGATTGGGTATAATCCCGATGGAGGAAGTGGGATTAAAGCAGTTAAAGAAATGATAAATCTTTATCAATTTAACTGTTCTCATTTCCTAGGTCAAGGTCATCAAAAGAATATTGGTAGATACAAAACTCCAACTGAAGATTATTTAAGTGGTAAGGTAAAAATAACAGCACACAAGCTAAGGATAAGACTTATTGAGGAAGGCATTTTTGAAGCTAAATGTTGCTGTTGCGGCCTAACTGAATGGTTAGGCCGGCCAATTCCACTTGAGCTACATCATAAAGATGGAGATAAAGAAAATAATTCTATTGATAATCTTGAGTTAAGATGCCCAAATTGTCACTATTTCACTGATACTTACAAATCAAAGAACAGAAAAATTGAGCACTAGGATAGGAAACTTCCTATGTGAATCTCGTCAAATTCGGGGGAACTCCTATTTATAGGACAATCACCGAGCTAACCGAGAAATCGGGAATGTGTAGAGACTAGACGGCGAGCACCTAAGTTGAAAAATAAGGTGAAGGTATAGTCCAGACTACAACACTTTGTGTGGCCATAGTAATATGGAGTAGTAAGAAAATCCGTACAGGGTGGGTTCGAATCCCACGCGCCCTACCAGAGAGTTCGTAGGCATCTCAAAAAAAAGCCTATAATCCTTCGCTTCGTCGCCGTATGAGAAGGTATGAATGGCGGATTGCGACGGCCGCCAGACGTGGGGAATTAGCTCATTTAGAAGAGCATCCGCCTTGCACGCGGAAGGTGAGCGGAGCATAGCCGCTATTCTCCACCAGAGAGTTTTTAGATAGTTGTTCTCGGATAAAAACAACTACCGGATACTAGTCACTCCGGCGTTTCATTGGAAGTTCCCTTTCTCGTTAAAATGGAAACTTTCGGCTCTCGCATGGCTTATCGCGCGATAAGCTAAACCCTTGCCAAAGTAGGGGAGCAGGATTCGCTTGTTGCCTGCTCATATCTATGCCGCGGTAGCCCAATGGCAGTAGGCGCTAGTCTTAGGAACTAGTTAGTGTGGGTTCGAATCCCACTCGCGGTACCAATCCCGATAGTTTAATTGATAAAAATATCGGTCTCCAAAACCGAGGTTCTTCGTTTAAGTCGAAGTCGGGGTGCCAAATTTTTAGAGAGATAAGTATAAATAATACTTATCTGTATCTAAATGGTCAAGTAGCTCAGTTGCCTAGAGCAATCGCCTTGTAAGCGATAGGTCGTGAGTTGGAACCTCACCTTGACCTCCATTTGCACTCGTAGCTCAACAGGCAGAGCAACGCACTAGTAATGCGTAGGTTGCAGATTCAACTTCTGTCGAGTGCTCCATTAGAGGATAACGGTTATCCCGCAGGTAAGCCCAGTTCGACTCTGGCGACGAGAAGTTCGACTCTTTGAGCCACGGTTAAAACCTGCTTAGATATTGGGGTATCGCCAAGTGGTAAGGCACAGGACTTTGACTCCTGCATTCCGATGGTTCGAATCCATCTACCCCAGCCAGGCTCTTTGCTTTTTTCGAGACCGAGGTAGGAAAAAAGCTGTGATAGTTCCGCATGAAAGAAAACTATCGAGAGGTCTATGCGGGTATTTTCGAGGATTGACCACCCTCGTAGATATTGGGATATAGCTCAGTAGGTAGAGCACGGTGCTGATAACGCCGGCGTCAACAGTTCGATTCTGTTTATCCCAACCATTAGCTCGGAAAAGGGAATATATGCCCGAATCCCTATATGGTTAAGACATATATTCTATCGTCTGTGGAAACAAATTCCGTAAGGTTAGGCACGGAGTAAGAGATTTGAGCTTACTTGATGGATGCCTGTAAAATTTCTCGTGAGTGTGAAGTACCGCTACCAAACCAGCAAGCAGGGTGGAAAGCCTTGCACCGAGCACAGTTTAATAAATTATGGAGTTGAGAAAATGCCGTTAAAGAAAGGATATAGTCCAAAAACAATCGAAGAAAATATTAAAGAGCTTATTGCGGCAGGTTATCCTCCGAAACAGGCTCAAGCCATTGCACTTGAGGAAGCGAGAAAAGCTAAGAAAAGGGCAGGCAAATAGGTCTGTCTTTTATTATATGCCCTCGTAGTTAAATGGAGATAACAGGACTCTTCTAAAGTTCTATTCGTGGTTCGATTCCACGCGAGGGTGCCAGTAACCGCACGGATGGCCATACTCCCAGAACGACGGTTCCGTCTATCTCTGATAGAAACGACGAGGTGCGGTATATAAATGAATATGGGCCTCATGCCAGTGGTAGGAGTTTCATATGGCATATTATGGGTCGGTAGCTGAGATAGATTAGCGGCGGTCTGAAGAGCCGCAGAGACAGGTGCGTTACCTTGTCCGACCCACCATTTGCTTATCTTGACTTTTCTTTCTTAGTATTCTATAATAAATATAGAAAGTTAAGGAGGAAAGGAGAATGTTTTGGTTTGGATTTTTAGTAGGAATTTTAATGGGTGCTCCAGTATTAACATTTGTACTTGCGTTATTAACATCCAGTAAGAAAGCTGATGAACAGATAGAAAGGATGATAGAAGATGTATCAAATCAATGAATTTGTAGATTTGAGTGCGAAAATTGATGATAAAATTGCTCAAGTTGAGCAGAGACATCGTCGTCTTTTTACTCCAAAAGAAAGGAAAATCGCATACGAAATGTTCTTGAGTGGTTTTCTGTTCAGCCAGCAATGGAATGGTGATGAGTTTGTTATTTAAGAAGTGTAATCATCATTGGGTTCTAACATTGGAGAAAAAGCTATATCCTTCTTTTGATGAATTAGTCCATGATATAGGAGGACAGAGCGAATATTATATTTATTGTCCTAAATGCGGACGAAGAAAAAAGCGACTTTCAGAAACAAAATATAGGATTCTTATGAATGAGCAGTATGAAAGAGAAAGCTATTCTAAATAGTTTTCTATATGAGCGTGTAGCTCAGTTGGTAGAGCACTTGACTTTTAAAATTAGAAGCCTTATAGAGAAATTTATAAGTGAAAACGTCGCTAATTCGGGGAAAGCTAAGTCTTTGATATGCCAATCCCGAGCAAGGAGTTTAATGAATAGTAAAGATAAAGGTAACATTGGAGAAGCTATTGTTTTAGGTGAGTTTGTAAAACGTAATATTCAAGTGTCAATTCCGTTTGGAGATAATGCTAGATATGATTTGGTTGCTGATTTTAATGGAAAGTTAAACAAGATTCAGGTAAAATACTGTAATCAAAAAATTACAGAAAATAACTCTATTTCTTGTCCATGCTCAAGCAGTAAAAATCATACCACTAATAAGTGCTTATCTTCTTATGAAAATGATGTTGATTATATTGCATTTTATTTAGTAGAATGGAATTATCCTCTTTTAGTTCCAATTTCTGTAATAGGGACTAGAAAAACAATGGTATTTAGAAAAACAAAACCGTTAAATAACCAATCCAATGTTAATTTAATTGAGGACTATTCATTTGATAAAACTCTATGTGTAGAGACTTTACACGATGAACCTAAATCAAATGATTGATATGGTTAAGAGAAAGTCCAGACTACGATGCGAAAGCAATGTAGTAAAGTAATCAAGTGGTCGAGAGTTCGAGCCTCTCCACGCTCACCACTATGCACGATTGGCGGGCGGCCGCAACCCGTCTATTCACTAGTTCGAATCTAGTATCGTGCTCCATCCGAGTAAGCGGATATTATTATATAGACATAGGCAAATTAGAGATACGATAGTTTGGTTGATAATCCTTCTTACTGAGGAGACGGAGCCTATGGCGGCAGAGAAATCTGTATTGACTAGACTATTCAGTAGACGCCACCGTCGGATAAGAAAGGTGAGGACTGAAGGTGTGGATATTGTTGAGCAACGGACGGTCGCCTCAAGCAATAGGTATCTTCTTCGGTTGGTGGCAAATACTGGGCATTAGCTCAATGGTTCAAAATTTTAGAACCTGAACGAGTAAATTTCACATATAATTAGAGGTGAGAATAATGTGTGGAATTTATAAAATCACTAATAATATAAATGGAAAAGTATATATTGGACAATCAATAGCAATTCAAAAAAGATTTAATCGGCATAAAACTACTGCATACAATATAAATGATGAAGCATATAATTATCCTTTATATCAAGCAATAAGAAAATATGGAGAAAACAATTTTTCTTTTGAAGTTATTGAAGAATGTGATTTAGATTTATTAGATAGTAGAGAGAAATATTGGATTCAGTTTTTCAAATCAGATAATCGAAATTTTGGATACAATCAAACTCCTGGTGGAGATTCATCTTTTAAAAATTTGAAAATAACTTGGGATATTGCTGATAAAATAGTTTATCTATTAAGAGATACAGAACTTTCGCAAGAAGAAATTGCAGAGAAATTTAATGTAAGTCAAAGTATGGTTAGCTATATTTGTAGCGGAATTTCTTGGAGAAAAGAAGGAATTAAATATCCAATTAGAGAAAAAAGTTCTCAAAGGGGCAATATTGTAAAAAAATATTGTTTAAATTGTGGAAAAGAAATGGATTCAAAATCAATAGCAAAATATTGTATGTCTTGTAAACAAGAGGAGTTTGAAAAGACTCATCCTTCGAGAGAGGAACTTAAGTTTTTAATAAGAAATAAAACATTTGTTGAAATTGGTAAAATGTATAATGTTTCTGATAATTCTGTTAAAAAGTGGTGTGATAAATATAATTTACCTAGATTAAAGAAAGAGATAAAAAGTTATTCTGATGAAAAATGGTTATCTTTATAATTGGGCCTTTAGCTCAGTTGATTAGAGCCACCGGCTCATAACCGGTTGGTCGTAAGTTTAAGTCTTACAAGGCCCACCAAAGTCATCCCGTTAGACTTTAAATAGCGGGATATTTCGCAGGAAGCACTGGCGTGCAGTTACCCCTCATAAGGGTAATTTGGTAGGGTCGGAACCTACTTCTGCGACCAACCCTTGGTCTTGAAAGCTGAGGTACTTATGCACCTGCGTCATCGGGTAATACTAAGTCATAAGGCATATACTGGGTATGACGGCCTAGTTTATATGTGGAGAGTGAACCGGACAAGCGCGCCGGAACGGTCTTGAAAACCGATTGTGCCGAAAGGCATGGGATGCAAGTTCTCCGCTCTCCGCCAGAGTCGAATTTGTTAGTTATCCGCGACTTTAACCCTAAACTGACCTCTGCACCGGGTGGCCGCCGTAGGGTGCATAGCAAAATACAAAATCGAGGGACGCCGTAAGTGAGGGCACATTCGCAATACTCACTTATTTCTTTTTAAGAAGGTATTTTATGAGCATAGTTTTTACTCTTTTTGGGGCGTTTGTTTTTCATAATCAAGAAGAGGCTTTAAAGTTTTGTGAATCTAATGGCGTAACTTGGATTGATTATGGAGGTTGGGAATAAGGAGATGTAAGCCTAATTGGTAAGGCAGCGGTTTGCTAAACCGCCAGTAGTCGAGAAATTGGCGTGCTAGTTCGAGTCTAGTCATCTCCGCCATCACCCTGATAGACGGCGAAATTGAAAAGTCTATCTTAGGGAGTAAAGTAGCCGTGCCCCTATGTTCTTATCTGTACAATAAGAACTAAAGCGTCCGGACGCACACGGTGAATTCTATTTGTTGTCTGTGGTCTAACGGTAAGACGCCAGATTGTGGCTCTGGAAATAAGGGTTCAACTCCCTTCGTTCAACCCATTTTATCTAAGGGTGAGTTAATGAAGAAAAATTTTCTTAAAAGATATGGACTTTATTTAATAAGATGGCAATTATCTACGCCTATTTTAGCAGTAGCTTTAGTCTATCTAGCTTCTCTAGGAGAATTTTGGGCTACTGTTATTGCAAATTTAATAGGTGGATTGATTTTCTTCTGGATTGATAAACTTATCTTTAGAAAGAAGTCTAAGCTCCCAAAGTGGGAAATTCAACAAGGTATTTGTATAGACTGCGGCCGCAAGGACTTGGTTTATCGGATTGTTGAATGGGGCAAGTATGATAGAAGTGATGCTGAACCACAGTGGAGATGTCGAGAATGCTCTTTGAAGAAAATGGAAAATATTAGTCATTGAATATCTTGACTTTCTATGGAAAGTATGATATAATATTTATAGAAAGTTAAGAGAGGAGAATTTCTATGAAGGAAATAGGAATCAGTCTTACAATTCTGAGAACCATTTATGTTCCTGACAATTCTACCGTAGAAGAAATTGAAAAAGCTGTCGATAACGATATGGCCGAACTTTCTCTCGATAGGAATATTGTCAACGATGTTGAATGGGAAGTTATCGAGTAATATGCGTCGATATACCGTATGTGGAAGCGGTCCTGACTGTAAATTAGGTGCCTAACGGCTCACTTGGTTCGACTCCAAGACGGCGCACCAGTCATATTGTAGGTATAATGACAATAACTCAACCTTCATTCGGGTTGGCGGACGCCGAATTAAAATAAGCTCCAACCGCCACATGGCTCTATAGTTCAGTTGGCTAGAACGCTTGCCTGTCACGCAAGAGGTCGCGAGTTCAAACCTCGCTAGAGTCGCCAATCTTTAATAGATATAAAATATTGGTTCCGCTAAGCTCCATAGGGATTGTGGCGTAGATTAAAGCGAATGTAGTTAAGGGGATTCCGCCAATATTTTATGTTATATTTTGAAAGGAGTTTACTATGAATAAGTTTTCTTTTGAGCCTCAACCTACTCCATGCCCTAAATGCGGTGAAGCAAATCTTGTTGTTCATCCTCTTGGAGACGGAAAAGTTGGAATTTGGTGTGATAGCTGTCTTAGTGGTATTCCTAATATAAAAATTCCTGCTGGAGCTACTGTTGAGGAAGCAATTCATAACTTTGAATTGTATGAAAACTCCTTGAAATCTGGAAAAGATAGATAAATTTTTTCCAATTCTCACTTTACTTAGGGTGAGAATAATGAGAATTTCCAGAGATGAAACTGGTTTATGCAAACTTCTTGAGTTTAATATTTCGGAAGAGGCAAAGGCAAGAATGTTCTATTATGAACTAATAGAACATTATGCTAATCTATTGTCTAAAACTGAAATGAAAGAATTTGAGGAGATTATTGCAGAAGAACTGAAACATACTGAACTTCTCAATCGTATGATAAGAAGAAGAACTGGTATAGTTGCAGAGAATGATTGAAGAATGAGTAGGTATTACTTTAACATAGAGTTGCTATTTTTTTTTGAAATAGCGGTAAACATTCAACTTTTTTATAGTCTTTTTATTTCTTGCTAACAAGGCAAACCCCAGATAAGTCCGAGGTTACTAGTAATAATCGGCTATTTAGTAATACCTACTTCATATAAATGCGAATGTAGGATAAAGGTAGTCCACCTGACTTCCAATCAGGCAGAAGTTACACTTCGTGTGCGAGTTCGATTCTCGTCATTCGCTCCATTAAGAATAAGGCGGTGAAACTAATGAGGAAGTGGACTGATTACTAAATACTTTAAAGGAGGTATTTAGTAATGTATAAAACTTTTGATAAGTCAACCGAATATTTTTGTCTTGATATTTGTACTAACAAATATTGGAAAATTGGAGATAGGAGCAAGCTTATCGAATATTGTGCTACTCGTATCAATCCTAAATTTTACCAAATTAGTATGAATAAGAATGATAGGTATAGAACAGAGATTTGGGATTCCACTAACAACTCTGTATCTGTTGAATATTTTACTCGTCAATATATGTTCTTTGATGGTCTTTTCCATATTATTGATATTCGAGAGTTCAAAGATGAAATTTTGAACTTTAAATATCCTAAAAGAACTTACGGTTGGCGTTGGTGGAGAAAACCTTGTAATCTTCCCGAATTTAGAAAAGGGCCTGTTCCAGGGACTGGAAAACTTCGAGGTTATCATTGCCTTAGAGCTATGAGAACTACTCAAGAAAGAAAGCTGAACTCTGACCCCGAAGTATATGAATATGTACGACCAGCGCGCCGCAGTAACAATCTTCCCAATCTTTATGATGATGTTTGGAGAAACTATTATAAAGGATGGAAAGATTGTACTAAAAAGAGGAAACAATGGATGTGAGAAATAAAGTCAGGTTTAAATAACTTGACTTTTCTCTCTTAGTATGGTATAATATAATTAAAGAAAGAAACAAAGGAGATTTTTATGTCAAAGAAATTTAATTCCAGCGAATATTGTATGAGGCTTCTGAGCAAAGAACTGGATAGGCGTTCTGAGGATGTCCAGACTAAGAGCAAAATCCGCTACTACATCGACGAGGAGAAGCGGACAGTTGTGGCTGTCATGGACGATTGCGAATATGATGCTATTGATGTTTTGGAAAAGATGGGTATTAGCAATATCAATCACGACGGATATAATATGGATAAGTTCATGATGAATCCTATTTATCGTGGAAAGGCCAAATGTTCTCCTGATGATGAATGGGATGAAGAGTATGGAATGGCACTTGCTCGTAATCGGATGCTGGAAAATTATTACCGTGGCCGCGCGATGGCTTTGATGAAAGCAGAGACTATTATTCAGAATATTCTTGAGGAAATCGGCTCTCGCATTGATTACGCAGATTATCGTTGCAACAAGGCATTTTCTGGCGAACTTTAAGTATTGACTTTCTTAAAATAGTGTGCTATAATAATTATAGAAAGTTAAGAAAGGGCTAGAAAAACTCGAATAGGTTTGGAAGTTAAAAATATTGACTTTCAAGAAAAAGTGTGGTATAATAAATATAGTGAAAGAGAGGAAAATCCTCTTTCAAAATAAAAAACATTTTATGAGTGAAAGGATTAGGTGTTAATTATGGCTGAGAAAATGAGCGTGAAAGACCAGGCTATCGTTCGTTCCCATTTGTATGAGGTTGCTCTGAACGCTATTGTTCAGGATGGCAAGGAGACTGAGGTTATTGCAGACGGCGCTTTGATTCATCTTGGTGATGGTCAGTTTGCGAAGCTGAAGATTTCTGTTTGTGACGCAACCAAGTTCAGTCTCGATGCCGCTCGTGCTGATTATCGGGAGAAGCTCGCTAAGCAGGCTGAGCTGGCCAGAAAACGTGCGGAGGCTGCCGCTATCAAGGCTGAGAAAGCTGCGGCCAAGGAAGCTGCTAAGGCCGCAAAGGAATCTGAGTAAGTATATCGGAGCCGTGAGTGAGGGCTTTATACTCACTTCTATATCGCGGGTTGGACTAGAGGTCGAGGTCAGGAGAGTCATTATCTCCCACATAAGAAACGCGGTGGTTCGAATCCACCACCCGCAAGGAACTCAAGTGCGAAGCCTCCACGTTGGCGAGTTCTGGACTTTTGACAAATTCGCACCCAAAATTTTGTATTCTCGCAACCAAAATTCTACTTATAATTAGAGGTGAGTAGAATGAATGGATTTATTTACAAGATTACAAATAACATCAATGGAAAGTGTTATATAGGCAAAACGACAAAAACGATAGAAGAAAGATTTAAAGAACATCTGAAAGAAAGTTCTTTGGAAAGGGCAAAAGATAGGCCACTTTATCGAGCAATTCAGAAGTATGGAAAAGAAAATTTTTCTATCGAAATGATTGAGATTGTCCCATTAGATTTTTTATCTGAAAAAGAGTGTTACTGGATAGGATATTATCACTCTTATGGAGATGGGTATAATGCCACTTTAGGTGGAGATGGAAAAGTTCTTTATGACTATGATTTAATAGCCGATATGATTAAAGAGAAGCAATCGGCTAAAGAAATTATGGAAAAAATTGGCTGTTGTAGAGATTTAATTCGCGACATAGCCAAGAAATTGGACTTAGAAGTATTCGTTCCAGAAACTAAGCTACAGATAGAAATGAAGAATAGTTCAAAAAAAATTAAACAGTTTGATTTAAGTCGTAATTATTTAAGAAGTTTTAATTCTGCTGCGGAGGCAGGCAAATGGTTGGTTTCTAATGGATACGCGAAAAATTATACAGGTGGAGTAAGAAGTCACATTCTAGATGTATGTAATGGAAAAAGAAAAACAGCATATAAGTTTCTTTGGGAGTTTGAATAACTCCTTTATATTGCGGTCATGGAGAAAAAGTGTCTCGCCTCTCTCATTAAGAGGAAAACAATAGTGGCAGTAACTATAACCGCAACCAAGAGGAAAGCAAATGAACTCTATAACTTAGATGTGCGGTTAGCTGACCTTAAAGCTATTTTATAATAAAGAAAGAAAGAGGTACTAATTATGGCAACTGTAAATTCTTTTGAAGCTCTCGGTGCAGCTCTGAAAATTCGGAAGCGTACTCCTCAGAAAGAGTGGGCGGCTCCTCGGCAGGAGAAGTTCCTCAAATGCCCGAAATGCGGTGGCCAAATGATTCGCCATGCTGGAACGAATGTATTGACCTGTAATAATATGGTTGAGACTAAGGGCTTCAATGAGGACGGTGCAGAATACGCTAAGAAAGAAGAGTGCGGTTTTGTCCGATTGCTCGATTCGGGTAGCGTAGGATACGCTGAGTATCTCTTTTCCTAAGCTAGCGTTGCCCTATGGGCTTGCTATAAAATCTAGTTAATGGAGGAGATTTCAAATGTTTTGTAAATCGTATTCCAATGGTTCGGAGGATAATCCACCTAACTAGAACTGTCAAGAAAGATTCGCCCACGCTTATTTAGTGTTGACATAAAACTACAATAAGGTCAGAGAGTTTGACTCCGCTCCGGTGGAAGAAAGGGGTCTCTTATACAGGATGTGGTGTAATGGTAGCATCCGACATTTGGGATGTCGGGGAGTGGTTCGAGTCCAACATCTTGTACCATAAGGGGTTTCGTCTAAAGGGCAAGGACGGCTGCCTTTATAAAGCAGAGAACGGTGGTTCGAGTCCACTAACCTCAAATTTAAAGTAAATAAAGTGTCAGTTCTTGGGATATTTCTTGTCTGGCCGCGACTTAATATTTATTAGATATAGATATTAAAAAGTTAATTAAAAATATTAAGTCGTATAAAGAAAATATCTGGCTACTTACTAAGCCGTGTAGTAAGTCCTGTCTTCGGGGTTAGAGAGACGCAATGCGGGTGCGATAATAATGGTCGTTTAGCTAGCGATTCTCCCGCATATATCTACACTTCGTTTAATGGTAAGACTTTTAATACTGGTTCAATTCCAGTAGTGTAGAATTTGGTTTCAAAAATTTATAACCGATTGGTTCGATTTTCACTTATAATTGTAAGGAGAGTGATAAATATGAGTAAACCGATTGATGTTATAAATTTTAGAAAAAGAATTAAGATTGCTTTAGTAAAAGCATTTGGTGGAAGATGCCAGCATTGTGAAAAAGAGTTTCCAGTAGTTGTATTTGATTTCCATCATCTAAATCCTGAAGAAAAAAGTTTTGGCCTAAGTAATTGTTCAACAACAAGAGCAAAAACTGCTTATGCTCAAGAAGCTAAAAAATGTTGTATGTTGTGCGCTAACTGTCATCGACTGGTAGAAAACGGTGAATTTGATGGTTCTGTTTTAAATTGCAATTTTGATGAGAGTATTTATTATGCAACTCTTGAAGAATTAGCAAATAAACAAAAGAAAAATTCTTCTTATGAAGAAAAACAACAAGCTCATTTGAGAAAACCCGATAGAGATACTTTAAAATCTTTAATTAGAACAACTCCATTTACACATATTGGAAATATGTTTGAGGTTTCTGATAATGCAATTAGAAAATGGTGCAGGAGCTATAATTTACCAGATAAGGTATCTTTAATAAAAACAATTTCAGATAATGAATGGGATTTAATTTAATCTCATTTATATATTGGCTAGTAGCTCAGTCGGTAGTATGCGTTGGTCTGTTAATGCGTATATCGGGGTTTCGACTACCTCCCTTGGAGCCATGCCACACTCCGTGGTTAAATAGTTACTATCATACGGCTGGCCGGAGCCGTAATCCGGCCTCTCCTTATCGCCCCATCGTCTAGTCTGGTCTTAGGACACGAGGTTTTCATCCTCGGAACATCGGTTCAAATCCGGTTGGGGTGACCACTATTAAATTCTCTCCTATTAGACAGCCCGTTAGTCTTTAAATGGCGGGACACTTATGGGAGCTTCGTCTAAATGGCTAGTGATAGTGCCCTCTCAAGGCACAGATAGGAGTTCGACTCTCCTAGCTCCTACCATAGCGAAGAAACGCTATTTTCTATTCAAGTTGATGTTGTTAGCCTGTGCACGAGGAGCTTCGTCTGAGTTAATAAAAAATAGCGGTGACGCGGGTTGATTTCCGGGGCACACCTGTCAAGTAGCGAAACCGGCGTGAGGAGTTATGACAACTACGAAGTGGATATGTCTAGGGTTGGTACCGGCCCCAATGGGTTCGACTGGTGAGGGACGCCAAGAGCCAGCACCTATTGTTTAAATCAGATTCTTCCTGCTAAGCAGGCGATTAAGAATCTGTTTAATATATATTAAAGGAAAGGAGTAACATTTAACTATGTTACTCTTTTTCCTTTATTGACAAACTTACAATAGTGTGATATAATAATTATAGAAAATAAAGAAAGGAGTAAAAATTTTGGACGAACTTCTTTTTGAAATTCCTGTATCAGTTGCGAGAGAAAGAATAAATCTTTCGCAGTCAAGAAAATTCTCTTATCTCCACGGTGGGATAATGTATGAAATTTCTATTTCTGATACTTCAAAGATTGTTGCGAGAGACCCAAAGTGTTGCTTCTGTGGAGCGGAAGCAACAAAGGCTTTTATAGTTAAACAGCAGAACTCTTGCGGAATTAGATTTTTTACAGAAAAGAATGGCGAGCTTATTCTTTTCACAAAAGACCATAAAAAGCCAAAATCTAAGGGCGGCCGCGACAAGTTTAATAATTATCAAACTTGTTGCGAAGTGTGCAATAGATTAAAGGGAAATATTTCTCAAGACAACGAACTGTCTAAATATGTAATTGAGCTAAAGAAAAAGATTGCCAATCAAAGATACCAGATTTCAAGAATGGAACAACAGAATAAAATTCTTAAAAAAAGTTTGGCAGAATTAAAAGCGATTAAGATAGTTAAACTTTATCTTTCTTTGAGGGAATTCTTTTCTAGTTTTGTTGACAAAGTTCATAAAATATGATATAATATTTATAGAAAGGGGATAAGAAATATACCTAAATTTATTATAATTGCAGATATGGGAGACCGTTTCGATAGGAAAAAAGAAATTCTTGAAAATGCGACCGAAGAAGAAGCAGCCAATATGGCTTGGGAATTAGCTAATGAGGTTTATTCTGATTATGAAGGTTCAGGCGGTATTTATAGCTTTGATGATTTCTTGGAAGAATATGAGGGAGACCGAGAGGCTGCGAGAGAAAGCTACGAGGATTCTATCGATAGCTGGGTAAGCTACTATGTGGCAGTAGTAACGGAAGATACTCCTTGCTGTCCCTCTTGTGGTGAACCTCTTTGCGAGGAAGAATCAAAAGGCTACTGTTTCAATTGCGATGAATATTGTGGAGAATAACTTAATATTTTTCTCTCGAAAAGCTCACTAATTAAAATCTTGACTTTTTATTCTTAGTGTGATATAATAAATATAGAAAGTGAGGAGAAGATATGTCACCAGAGGTATTTGCAGAGAAGATGAAGAATATCTTTAAGAATTATGACACTGAAATGGCCCATGTCGAAGCAGACGAGTTGATGGCAGAGGTTCTTTCTTCTCTTGGGTATGAGGAAGGAGTAAAAATCTTTCTCTCAAAGGAAAAATGGTATGCGTAATATTTTGGGTAAGTAAAGTCTGGTAAAACCCTCCTGAACAGGAAAATTCCCAGACCGGTGCAAGTTAGAGGGTGAGTCATCGTTAGACCCTCCTCCAAGTGGCGGTGAACTTGGTCATGGTTGGAACGAAAACCTACGCTGGTAGCCAAATAAAAGGCAGTAAGATAATAGCGAGAGGTAAGGGGAAAATAAGTCAAGAATAAGTCTAGATTCTTGCAACCCATAACTCTATGTGCGAGAGTGAAAGAATCTCGTCCAGCAAACCGCCCATAGAGGCGGGATAGAAAGTATCGTAAATTAGGTGCAAACCGACACCATAAACGGTTGGGCGGGTTGGGAAGGTTGACAGCAGTTAATTCCAGTAGCTGGCACTACTGGTGGCGCCGTGCCAGAGGCGTAACAGAGTAGGCGTCGGAAACCTATTCTTTTAAAGAGAACCTCTTTTGAGAGTGGTCGAGCGGTAAAACTCTCCGTAGATTGAGCATACGATTGGAAGTGCCCCGTCTGCTATTGCCCGATAGCAATAGCTAAGTTACTGGTCTGATAGACCTATAAACCAGAAAGGTAGAGTAGAGGGTCGAGTCCTCGCAGGCTTCCATAAGAGGAAGCAGGTGGCTGGTGGGTAGGTCTGCTCTATCTCAAAAGAAACCGGTATTATGAGTTGCAAACCCTTTAACCGGTATATAAAAGATAAAGGGTTAGTAATGCGGCCGTCGTAAGGCGAGAGTCACAAGCCTCTATAAACGCAGAGTGGAGTTTCATTTCATTTCTTTCCTTCCCCTATTCATCAGTCAAGAGGAATTCGCCAATTTCTCTTGACTTTTTCTTTTATTAGAGTTATATAATTAAAAATTTACATATTTTTAGACCAATAAATAAAGGAGGTTATCTAATGGAAGATTTATATAATTATCTATTAAAAACATCAACTATAAATCCCAATGTCGCTGTTTCTCTTGCTCAAGCAGATGCAAGTGATGATACTGCTGATGCTACTGCTGTTGCTGCTGATATTAAAGAAGGTAAAACTGCTTATATTGCTAGCGGAAAAGTAATTGGAACTCTTAAAGAGCTTGATACTTCTGACGGAACCGCTGCTGCAAGTGATATTCTTAATGGAAAGACGGCTTATGTAAATGGAGCAAAAATAACAGGAACTATTTCTTCTAAAGCTGCTCAAACTTATACTCCTGCAACTTCTGCTCAGACTATCGCTGCTGGTCAATATCTAGCTGGGGCGCAAACTATTGCAGCAGTTCCAACAGAAGAAAAAACCGTTACTCCAAGTTCTGAGATTCAAGAAGTTTTTCCTTCTGTTGGTAAGTTCTTATCAAAAGTAACTGTTAATGCTGCGCAAGCCGGAATTACTCCTGATGAAACTATTTCTTCTGGCGAGTACGGTCTTGAAAATGCAGAGAGTGGAGAAGGAAATAACGATATTGGATATAAAATTTTTGGAGTTGCTAATGCTAGTTCTAAATTCTATGAGGCTGGTTCTATTGTGGAAATGAATATTACTAATGAGTTACTCGCTCAAGTAATCGGGTTAACACCTGATAAAATTAAAGCAGGAGAAATTATTTGCGGAATAGAAGGAACTTATACTGGTCCGGCCGCTGAATAATCAAGAGAGGCTTAATAGCCTCTCTTTTCTTATTGACAAATTTCAAAAAGTATGGTATAATTATTATAGAAAGTAAGAAAGGGGACAAAAATATGTGCCTAAACTTTAAAGAGAAAAAATTCATACTCGAAACTCCTAATAAAATTTTTATTATTGGGAGAGTTTTTGCTGACGGAGGATATGGCTCTGTTCTTGCTTATAAGACTACGATGAAGAAATCTATCGTTCATCGTCTTGGAAAGGGGAAATAAAAATGGGAGCAAGGTATACTGCTGGAAAGTACTCTAAACAAAAGGAAAGCGAGATTCGTTATAATATCTTAGCTGCGCTTCAAGAGTTGGCTACTTTCAATGGAGTAGATATCAATACTATTAAAGAAACTGCTCCTTATAGTTTGGCTCTTAATGGAGTTACTACTCAGAAAATGGCGGCTGAACTAAAGAAGTTGATTGATAATGGGATGGTTGTTAAGGGAACTGTTCGGGGACGGACAGTAAAATATATGCTTCGTCAAACTTATAAAGACCTTATTGCCGATGGACAGCTAAGTGCTAAAGAATTTGGGTATGGCGATTATAGGGATAATCAGCCTAAAGCAGAATATGAAGAATCTGATGAAGAAATTAGCGAAAAGACTTGTGAAAGAATTCGGTTGAGTATGAGCAGAAACAAATACGAGGAGATGTGGTGATATGGCATTTAACTTTATCTTCAATGCTGTTGTGGCTGTGCTGCTTGGCATTATTGGTATTTTGTATATTGTTCATGGATATGAACAGCATAAACGGGAAGAGATGGAACAAGCAGCTCAGAATAGGTTTGATAGAGAAGGTTTCTTCCAGTCTTATCTGTCTATTATCTTTGGCTCCTTTTCTCTTGTGATGTCTTTATTTACTTTGATAAAAGTTATGCTTTTGAGGTGATTATTTGAGACTATGGATTGCACCTGGCCTTAATCCAACAGATATAAAATCTTTTCTTGATGCGAGTATCCATAAGATTCTTCAATTCGCAGACAATCATGTTATTATAATTGAGGATTGTGGAGCTTATATAAGAAAAGATAAGTATGCTGTTTGCTTTTGTGCCCAAAGAAGAAAAGAGCTACAACTCTTTGTAGTTCCTTTAAGTGGCAAGATAGGAGATGGAGAGACTTTCGATAAATTGATTTCTTCAGTTAGCCCGCCGCCACTTGAATATGAGTGGAAGGATATAGAAGATACTGAGCTTCCGCCGCAGTAAATCCTCAAGTTTTCTTTTAATGGTTTTGTGGGAGAGGAGGTAGTTCAATGAGTGAGACAGAGAAGAATCAGGAGTTATGTAAGAAATATCCGTTTTTGATTCCGAGAAATAGATTTTCTGGAGAAGTAGTAGAAGATTATGATTACTCTTATACTGAGCTTGATGCTATGCCAGACGGATGGAGAAAAGCATTTGGAGAACAGATATGTGAAGAGATTCAAAGAGAATTGAATAAACTTCCAGACAAAGATAGACTTAGTTATCGTATCTTACAAATAAAAGAAAAGTTTGGCTATCTTCGCTGGTATTGCAATTGGTATACGGATGAAATGGATAAAATTATTAGAAAATATGAGCACCTTAGTGAAAGAACTTGCATAGATTGTGGTGCGGCCGCAACCAAGGTCTCGGTCGGTTGGATTTCTCCTTATTGTGATAACTGCATAGGAGATAGAAAGTTTATTCTACTAGATGATTTCTTAAAAGGTGAGGTAGCTAGTAATGAAGAAGATATTTAGAATTATTTTTAAAATAAAAAGTTGGTTCGGCCGCAGTAAGCCTATGGTAATTAAATTGTAAAGGAGAAAGATTATGAATTGTCCATTGACAAAAGAAGAGTTTTGTACTGCAATCGACACTATTAAGAATTACTGGGATAATATGAGAAAAGTTGAGGATGCTATTGGCGTGGTATTCTCTGAGGGTGTTCTGATGGATATTATGGACAGCTATACTAATACCCTTTCTCTTGTTATGAAAGACGAATTGGCTGAAAATGCTCCTTTCGATGATGTTCCTTGGATTGTATACTTTTGCTGGGAGAATGACTTTGGTAGAGGATATGGAGAGGGAGATATTACTGTTGACGGAGTTGAGTTTCCTATTACTAACTCCGAGGAGCTTTATAATTTACTAATTAAACTGTATTGGACGGAGGAAAATTAACTATGAGGATCCCTTATAAAAGTAATGATTACGGCTGCGGCACCGCTATCGCAATTCTTCTTTTTGCTATTGGACTTTTATTCTTTGTGAACTGGATTGGTTGGTTGCTTTGGGGTGCTATTGCAGTAGCTATTTTCTCTTTGCCCGCGCTTTCCTATTGGCAGTTCTGGGGCTTATCAATTCTTTGTCATATTCTTTTTGTTGGTTCAAAAGTCAGCTCAAATAGCAAAGATTAAACTTTATGACCTGGCCGCACCAAAATTTTTTACGAGTTAATTAGGCTCATCACTTCTAATCGTATTTGAGAGAGAAATACTACTTAAATATTACTTAAAATACTAATTATACTAATTAAATAGTATAGTTAGTATTTTCTTTTATAATAATATATAGTATAATAAATAATAAGGAATAGTATAAGGAAAATAATAAGAAAATACTACTTAAAATATTAAGAGTAGTATAAGGAATAGTATAAGGAAGATAATAAGAAAATACTACTTAAAATATTAAGAGTAGTATAAGGAAATAGTATAAGGAAGATAATAAGAAAATACTACTTAA